GTGCCACCGCCAGTGCCGCCAGTGCCGCCAGGGACGCCTGGGACGTCGCCAGTGCCGCCTGGGACGCCGCCAGTGCCGCTATTACAAAAAAACTTGAACGCAAGATCAAACAACTGGCAGGGATAACATGACCACCACGCAAGCGGTCTGCGAGAGCATGGGGTGGGAGATCAGAACGGAGAACAACGGCATATCTAAACTTGTTTTTATGACCGACGAAACATATTTATTTAGACTCGAAATGTTTAAACCGGAGTCAAATATCGTTCATGCCAAAATGCTCCAGGCGCGGCTGGTGGAGGAGGGGTGGAGCATCCACATAATTCAATATACTAAAAATAATTTTGAAGCATATGGCGTTGCTATTCGTCATCCGGGAGTTATAGAAACTGGTTCTGAATATCAATCAGAGCCGGAAGCCATCGTTACGCTGTACTGCAAGGTAAAAGGTATTGAGGTGGGGAATGAGTGAAATTAAATTGAAACCGTGCCCGTTTTGTGGTGCTCCCGCCTTTTTATGGAGAACCGTAAATGGCTATAAGGTCTCTTGCGAAAAAGATTGCGTAACCATACCGCCTCGTTTTGATGTTTCATTTACAAGTCCAGATGAAGCAGTAAAACATTGGAATCGCCGTACCGATTACAACCTCGCCCTGGACGATGCGAAGGGGGCGGTGGACTTATTGGATGACAGGTTATTCACTTGGCCGCAAACTGGTGGAAAGAATCAAGTAAAAGCCGCCATCGAGAGGCTGAGGAAGAAGGGATGATTAAAAAAATTGAAAGGAATGGTGGAAGCACTGTTGAATATATCCTTGAAATACTCGACAAAATAAATGAAATCATAGAGGTAATAAACAACTCCGAACTGAAAACTAAAAAGATGAAACCAGGAAGCGCCTATGATTTAAGCGCCATCGACCATAAAATGCGCGGGCGCTTAAAATGACCCCCCCCATCGCTTCGATCCTTCCCGCCCTCAGCATGTCCATGGGGGAGTCGGGGGCAGAAAGATGCTAAGTCATCAACAAATCAGTCACATAGAAAATTCTGGTATATTGCAGAATACAAGTGTGGTTGTACCGAAGATTCTTTTAAACGTAGAGAATTGCTAACATATTGTGCTAAACACGGACAAGATAGAAAAAGAATTACTAAATTACCATGGCCGACACCATCAAAAGACTAAGGAGAAAATATGGCTGATATACTTGGAATAGTAATAATTTTGATTTTAGTTGTTATTTTTCTTTATCTAAATACTCATCATCATTCTTGTAAATGGGAAGAATTTACAAAGAGAACAACTTATTATGTACCGCCACTTTCTTCAAATAATTGGTACGCAAAAACAATTACTTATTACGAAACATGGCAAAGAAAAGTATGTACAAAATGTCATAAGGTTATTAAGGAGGGAAAAATATGAGTATCAGTGTAGATGTAGATGTAGATATTTTTTGTGCTTGTTGTGCGGAATCAATAAATGATGAGGATGAAATTGTATGCAAAGAATGCTATGAAAAAAGAGAGAAAAATATAAAAAATGATATTGAGATTTTAATGCATAAACTTGAAAATCTCTTTAATGAGGCTGTTATTAACAAACCAATTACAGTTTCAGGCAAAGATGCACTTTTTATAAAAGATGCAGTTCGTTGTTTTTATACAAAATGAAAAAAACATTTTTTATTGGTTGTACTCATTTCAATCATACAAATATCATAAAATACTGTAATCGTCCATTTTCTTCAGTAGAAGAAATGAATCAAACGCTCATATATAATTGGAATATTAAAGTTCGAGAAGATGATGATATTTATGTTTTAGGAGATTTTGCTCTTTGTTGCACTCCTGATTGGGCTGGTGATTTGTTAAAAAATCTACATGGAACAAAATTTCTCATTCTTGGTAATCACGATAGTAGATTGAAAAGATATTCAGTATTCAAAGATCAATTTATTTTTATCAAGCAACGTTACATAATACCTGATTTTTTAGGGTCGAATATCCTACTAACACACAGTAAAACTTTTTGCAGTTCTGATTCTAATTGGCATGTTAATCTGTATTGTCATAATCACGCTAAAACAAATGAATTTACTAAATCCAATGGTAAAATATTTTATAATATTGGCGTAGATGGTAACAATTTTAGTCCTGTAAATATTGATGATATATGGGGGTAAAAATGAAAAGTTATAAACAGAGAACAATTGATGGTTGTAAAGAATTAATAAAGAGATATACAGAAAACAATCCATCTTATCGTTGCCCCTTTTGTAATATTTACAGGGTGGGAAATGATCGTAAAGGATGCGTTGGTTGTTTCATGCATAAGATTAAGATTTTTAACAATGGTCACTATGGATGCACTACTTTTTCTTCTTCTATAACTGCTGCTTTTATGTATAATAAAACACAAAAACAGAGATTGAGACGAGCAGGATTTCATAAAAAATGTATTCCTATTTTACAGAAGATTGATGCAAAATATTTTACGCCTACAGGTTGGAAAGAAGCTGCATTTAAAAAAATAAAAAGAAAATGGTAAAATACTTAGTTTTTACAAAAAGTATATTACAATATTAACATGAAAGCAAAAGAATATCTAGATTTGTATTACAGAGGTAAACCAATTGCAGATTTCATTCCACTATTTATAGAGGAAACAAAATCTCTTATCAAGATCCGACATGCTAAAAGTGATTCTGCTATTGATTCTATTCTCAGGGAAATGAATCAAAAATGGTTAGTGCTTTGTAAACTAAATCACAATTTTGTATCTGATGATTATATGACACAGATAAAGAAAGAAAAGTTCGCGCAACACGAAGAGAAGCAAGTCGCTTCTCTAGGACTTCAAGATACAATGTGTGATATTTTAGCTTTACAAAACGCAAGCAAGAATGAAGCAAAATTATATAGAAAATGAAAGATAATGTTTATTATAGAAATTATTATCAAACAAATAAGGCATGTATTCTTGAAAGACATAAGAAATTTGAAAAAGATAAGTATGATCGAGATTTAGTTCATAGAGAAAAAGTGAAACAAATATCTAAAAGTCGTTATCAACCTAAAATCAAGGAACAAAAAATTTCTAAACCAATACTTACATTACAACCAGTAATTCCAAAAACTTTCACAGTGAAATTCAAACGAAAATTAAAACAAGAAAGAGTTGTTGTCAAACAATCAAACAGTTCTCAAATTTTATTAAAAATATTGGAGGTTCATAATGAACAAAAAACAGCGTAAAGAGTACAACAAGGATTATCACCAGAAAAGAGTTCTTGCAAAAGAAAGGATTGAGAAATATCTCAGCACTCACAAGGTGAACAAATCAAAGTGTTTGGTGATTTTCAATCAAGTGACAAATCGCATCAACAAACTGAAGAAAGGTGAAAAGGTTGCTATTCAAATTCCCAAGGGATCTTATGTTTCCAAAGTCAACAACATCAACAAGAAGACTGGTAAGATCAGTTTCATCACCCGTATTGTCCTCAATTCAAAGTCAATCAAGCTAAAGTAGTTCAAATATTTTTATTTAGGAGGTGGTTAGATGAAAATAAAGTTTGAGGATAAAAGTGTAAAAGATGTTCAAATAGGTGATCATGTTATTGTAAGAAATTGGGACAAGGAATTGGTTGAAATTAAAATTATGGATATTTCACCAAATAAAACTCTATTTAAATTCATAGTAATATCACCGCCCCTTACTATACAAAAAGAAATTTGGAAAGAGTTTAAAAGAATTTGTCTTTTAGATTTACTAGAGAGGAAAACAGATAAATGAAATTTCACTTTTATTACGTTACTTTGATTGCTGCTCTTGCACTTGAAAGTTTTGCTGCTTACTATTCTGTATTTGGTTTATCAGCTCTTCTTGGCAAAACATTTGCAATCATAGGCGGGGCAATCACAATTGAATTTGGAAAAATTGTCTTGGTTTCCTACATGTACAATTGGAGAAAAGAAACACCAAAGATTCTAAAATCATTTTTATGGATTATAGTTTCTTTTGCTATGCTTGTTACATCGTTAGGAATTTTCGGCTATTTAACAAATTCCTTTCAACAAAGACAAGGAAAAGTTTTTGATGCTAATTCAGTAAAAACGAGTTTCAATGTTCAAAACATTGATCTAGTTAAAAGTGAAATTTCTTTGTTAAGGGGACAAATTGATTCAGCTAAAAACCGTTTAAAAATCCTAAATGATAGTCGAACAGCTCAAGAAAAACGATTGAGTGATTCAATGACAACCCTAAACTATCGTTTTATCAACAATCTTCGAGCTGATATTATAAAGGCCGATTCTGACATTGAAAAAACAAACAATGAGATTTCCAATCTCATTTCAAAAATTCAGCAAAAAAATATCGAATTGGGAAAGATACAACAAAATAATTTTGAAATTGAAAATACCAATACTGAAGTGGATGTAGGACCATTGAAATTCATTGCTGATATTTTTAAAAGAAAGATGAAAGATATTGTTAGTTTCATAATTGGTATTTTAATGTTTTTATTTGATCCTTTTGCTATTTCTTTATTCATCATTACCAATTTGCAGATTGCAAAAATTCATAAAGTTGTCAATCCAGTAGAAGTAAAACAAAAAAGAACATATACAAAGAGAAAACAGAATTCTATTGCTGAATTGTTTTATAAGGAGAAAAAATGAGTGAAATAAATCCACCAATTATTGAATTTACATTTAAATCGGAAAATAAAGAGAGATGAATAATAATTTATTTGGGATAATTTACAAGTCAACAATTTCAATACCTGAATCATCTTTCTACAATAAAATTTATATTGGAAAATTTCAGTGTAAATCCATTGAAGAATTTAAAAATTCTAAATATAAAGGATCTGGTAAATATATTTTAAGAATATTAAGTAAATATGGTAAAGATAAAGTAAAAACAGAAGTCATTTATATGATGTTTGATAATGATATACAAGATAAAAAAGAAAAACATCAACAACTAGGTAAATGGGAAAAACATTTCATAAAATTATATAATTCACAAAATCCAGAAGTTGGAATGAATATAGCACCTGGTGCAGATGGCGGCGATTTAAGAAGTGGTAAAAAGAATTCAGAAAATCACAATAAAAGAATAAGTATTAGTAATACTGGTAAACGTCGTACATTAGATCAAAAAATACTAATGTGTATTAAACATCTTGGTAAAAAACAAACAAAAGAAACAAAAGTAAAAAGAAGTAATGCATTAAAAAAACATATAGTTGCTACTACAACAAGAGAAAAAATTAGAATTAAACATCTTGGTAAAAAATTAACAAAAGAAACAAGAGAAAAATTAAGTAAAGCAAATATATTAAAATGGGAAAATTGGAAGGAAAGAGGATTCAAAAGAAAATATAAGAGAATTTGTGTAAAATGTAATTCAACTTTTATATGTAATAGTGGAAGAAAATTACTATGTCCTTTATGTAAAAAATAAATATATTTAAGGAGCATATATGAGAGAAATAGAAATTTATGAAATTGGAAAATTAATTAATTATTATCACAATGTTCCAAAAGAAGTTGCATTCTTTATGGAAAAGGTTCTCTTAAATTTGATCTTCCTTGTTAAATATCAAAAACTTACACCAGCAAGAGAAGCTGACCTAAATGAATATTTTAGAAGATTAAAAAATGTTCATTTATCACACTACGAGAACAATGAAAAAGTACGTGTGAGAGTTCTCGTTAAACAGAAATCACAGTGGAAAAAAATATTCAATATTGGATTAAAGAATGTCCAAGAGTTGATAGACCTGAAACTATATATCAATGGTTATGAGTTCGATTACAAGGATTTACTATTACAATTTAAGGTAGGTTAAAAATGAAAAAAACGTTTAAACAAAGAACACTTGAAGCACAGTTAGATTTGATCAGACGATATGAAGAAAATGATCCACCTGTTGATTGTCCTTTTTGTGGTATTTATTGGGTAACAAATCATAACTGCAATTGTATAGGATGTTTTATGGCACAAAAAAATACAGAAAACAAAAAATTTGCTATACTAGGATGTAATCGATCTCAGATATCTGGCGATATAAGAGCAAAATTAATGCAAGCATATACTGAACAACAGAGATTAGATAGAGCAGAATTTCATAGAAAAGTTCGTCAAATTCTATTAAAAACTCCTGCTAGATATTTTACACCAAGTGGTTGGAAACAATTCAATATTCCAAAGGAGTGGTAAGATGGAATCTAACGTATTTTATAAAGTTGTTAGTAAAAAGAATGGAAAATTAGTATCAGCTTGGATATCAACACACAAATGTTATAGTACTATTGCAATAGTTCAGTATAAAGTTAATAAATGGGTAGGAAGAAGAAAGAATTGTGGACCAATGGCTGTTTTCTTGTGGCAAGAAGATGCAATACATTTTCGAAAATGGTTTTGCCCAGATGGTTTTATCTATACTTGTCGGATTAAACCAAGTCACAAACATATATTGTGGATAACACTTCCTAATGGTGATAAAACATATGGAACATCTATGCTAAATACTGTTTATGCTAACAAAGTAAAATTACTAAAAAGATGCTGTTTTTAAAAAAAATATTTTTCTATTGTTTTTTCCACAAATCTATATTATAATATTATTGTAAGAAAATTTAAAGGAGGTTGATTATGGCTTATATGAGTAGAGCGAAGAGGTTGCAGGAAGTACTTGGTAACATCGAAGGTGTGAAAAGCGATCTGGAAGACATCAAGAGTGAAGTTGAATCTCTTGAAACTCCCGAAGAGATTGAGGAACAGGAAGAGCTTGAAACAGAAACCAAAGAAGAGCCTGTTGCTCCTGTCAGTAACGATGCTTCTGTACCAGTTGCTCCCGTCATTGACGGTGTTCCTGTTGTTGCTGAAGTTCCCGAGACCAAATCTGAAATCAAATCTGACTATGAAGCTCAGTTGTCCGAACTTCAGAATAGAGCTACTCAGGCTGCATCTTCTTTAGATTTCAGCGAAGTTGAAAATCTTCGTGATGAAATCGAGAACTGGAAGTCAGGTCTTGAGGGAACTAACCTCGAAAGTTCAAACAAGTACGAGATGCTTTCGAGTGCCTTTGATTCTCTTGATGCTGCCATTTCAGCGTTTGAAAGTGTTGACAGTTCATTCAGCGAAGAGCGGGAAGATCTCGAAGGTGAACTTGATAGCGCGATTGGCTATTTGGAAGAAGGTATTTCTGAACTGGAAAATGTCGAATTTCCCGGTATGTACAGCTGATGTCAAAAAAAAGAATTGCAGTTGATTTCGATGGTGTAATTCACGCGTATACCCAAGGTTGGCAGGATGGGAGCATTTATGATGCCCCCATACCTGATGCCTTAAAAACGATCATCAAACTGTCACATGAGTTTGAGATCTACATTTTTACGACAAGAGCCAGAAAAGAGATCAATCAGGTAGATTCTATCAGAGATTGGTTGATTTATCATGCTACTGCGGAAGGTTTACCAACCAAAGTTTTTGAAAAAATAATTATCACTAATGAAAAAATTCCTGCTATTGCTTACATTGATGATAGAGGCATTCGTTTTACGAACTGGATAGACATAAAGAAGTATTTCTCATGAAAAAAATCGAAATTTCAAAGGGTCCTTGGAAGTTAAGAAATCTTCCTAGATCAGAATCTTGTTTTATTGAAGCTCCAAAAAATTCTAAAATGGCTTATGGTTTGGATGTTTGTGGTGATGATTATACTGGTTATGGCGATGAAGAACAGCGTAACAAGAATATGCAAGTGATGGTTGCAACACCTGAAATGTATGATCTTATTTTCGAAATTGCTGAACGTGTTCTTGATGCAAATGCCAGTCTTACAGAGAAGAAATATTACTTAGAAGCAAACAAAATCTTGAAAAAAATACATGGCGAATAACAATATAAAAAAATCTGAAAGTCAGAAAATTGAAAAACCTAAATATAGAACTTTCAACAATGGAGATCTGATATTAGATCGTGATGGTCATTTTTATATTGTTGATGAAGTGAATAAAAAGGGTGCTATGTTATATCATGCAAATCCAGATGGTACAAAAGGAGAATTCTATAGTTCAACCAATTGGGAACATAACATGCATGATAATGATATTGTTATTACCGGAAAAACACCACAACAGATAGAAGATGAAACTTTTGCTAAAGTTCCGAGTCTTGTTGATGAAGAATTCAGCGAAGATGATAATCAGGAAGAAAGTGATTCAACAGATTTGGTTTCTGTCCATGGAAATTCAAAAGAAATTCTTTTAGCAACAAAAAAATCCCTTGAACAAAAGCAACAACAAATCGAAATATTTCGTCGTATGATGAAAATAAAAGAACAAGAACTAGGCTATCTTGTTCGTTGTTATCAAGAAAAGGTTGGAAGAATTGTAAAAGTTCTAGGTGTATTTCATGTTTATTTAGGTATTGATGAAAAAATTGAACAAATACAAATGGGAGAAAATGCACCAGCTAGCGACTTAATTCATTTCAGACAACTTGTTTTATATATGGATGAAGAGGTTGGAACTTGCGAAAATGATGGAATTGATTTTAGAACAACTCACGAATTTGATGAATGGTTGCTTTTGAATAAAAATTATCTAAGACTAGTTCCTGAATCTAAATGTGTTGTAGCAATAAAACCAAGAAGGTATGATAAAGATTATGGTGATTGGAGAACGAATGCCCAACTTAATGCTTACAATCATCAAACATTTTTCTTAATCAGAAATGGTGAAAATCTCTATAAAATAGATTCTGAATTACAAATTTCATCTGATTACTTTTTCCCTGATCCTGAAACAATGAACAAATTGTATGAACTGATTGATTCCTCAGATTCAAGTTATGATCGAGACAAATACAAAGACAAAATATTTGAATACAAAAAAAGAGTTATTTTCATACAAGGATTAATTGAACGAACCGCTATATTTGGTGAAAATAAAGACATCAATCTTTCACACCCAGAAACATATGAGGGTAAATTAAAATTCCTCTACGATGGTACTTTAGCATTGCCAAATGGAAGATTATTGTGGAGAGATTGGATAAAAGAAAACACCAAACATCTGAGATTGGGTTCGAGAATCGTATATGCTGGTGTTAGAGGATATAATTATAAAGAAATTGCATCATCTCTTTTTCCATACAATTATAGAAACTGTGGCAAATATCCGTCGAAGGGTATTTACAATATTGATTCAATTGAAGTAGATTACAATTATTATGGACATGGAACTAACATAAGTACAAAAAAGAAATGGAAAGAATTTCAAGACAAAGAAATTAACAACAAAAAATATATTTGTCATTTTAATCCAGGTGATACAATTTATAGTTACGATGGTTGGAGACCCGTTCAACATGAAAGAAAAAACTCTATTCCTTTTTATATCTATGATAGTTATGATAATGTAATCAATTTTGATGCTGCAACTTCTGAAGATTTTGAATATTACTTAAACAATAGAATTGATCGTGAAAATTATCTTGATATGTTACCTTTGTTGATAGAATTGAAGAAATTAAAAAAAGAAGAAGAACTTTGGGAAAACAACTTTATTGAATTTGTTAGAAGTAGAATAGAATCAGAAAATACTGAAAAAGTTATTGAATTGATTAAAGAAGGAATAAAGTGGTGGAAGTTCAGGGTAACTCAAGTTCGAGCATTGAAAAAAGAAGATGCTAAAGCTGTTCGAATGATTCAAAAATATGTTGAAGTGAGGGTAAAGAAATGAAAGAAATTTTTGCTTATAAAGTTGTTCGTGAACGAACTGATGGATTGTATTCTAGTTGGGTACGACATCCTGATGCTGTAACAAAGTATAAAATTGGTAAATGGACAGGAAGAAGAAAGGGATGTGGTCCTCTAGGTACTTTTAAGAAATTGAAAGATGCTAAAGAATTTCAATTTCAATTTTGTAGAGTTTGTGGTGTAATATATAGATGTAAGGTAAAGGTAAGTAAATATGATTCTTTTTGGTTTTGTACATCTGATAGTAAAACCTTCTCCATATTTAAAAATACAATTTTTGCAGACAAAGTTATGTTGTTAAAGAGGGTAAAATGAAAGAAGAATATGCATATAAAGTTGTTAGAAAAGAAGATAAAAAACTATTGTCTGCATGGGTACATAAAATTGGGCCTGCTGCTTGTAATGCAATTATGGAATATAAAATAGATAAATGGATTGGTAGTAAAAGTGGAAATGGACCGTTAGGCACTTTTAAATTAAAAAAAGAAGCTAAAAAATTTAAAAATAATTTTTGTCCTAATGGTTTAATTTACAAATGTCAAATTCAAAAAAGTAAGTGGGAGATTTTTTGGTATTTATACTTTGATAGAAAATATTTTTCATCATCTAATGGTTGTGATACTATTTTTGCTAGAAAAGTAAAATTATTAAAAAAGGTGGGATAAATGTCAATTGTAAATTTAACGCATTATGACCTCGATGGAGTTGTTTGTTATATTCTCTTAAAACATCTTCTCGAAGATATTCGTTACTACTGTTGTGGATATGGCAAGCTTGAAAAGAAGGTTGACAAAATAATTGAAGATCAATGCATATTTAATATTGATACAGTTCTTGTAACAGATATGGCAATCAATGTTGAACAATCAAAAAAGTTACATGAAAATTTCTCAAAAATATTTCTATTTGATCATCACGAATCAACTGAACTTCAAATAGATAAATTAAGACCTTACTACAACAATATTTACTTTGATAAGATGGTTTGTGGTGCTAGTATTGTATATCGAGAATTCAAAGAATCATTACAAGGAAAACTTTCAAAAGAGATTTTTGATCAATTAACAAGATTGGTTGAATTGACTGATATTTACGATTGTTGGAGAATTGATCACTCCGATTTTTCTTTAGCTTACTATTTGAATAGTCAATTTTGGTTTTACAATTGGGATATGTTTGTAGCTAGATTTTACAATGGATATACAAACTTATCACAAGATGAATTAAATAGAGCAATTCATCAATTGGAAGTCAAAAAGAAATTGGTTGAAGAATCTGACAAGTTTGTATTCAACAAAAATGCTATCCTATTTATGAGTGATCAAGCAACTGAATTTACAAATGAAGTAACTTTAATAGAAAGGGGATATCAGTATTATTTTGTTTTTACTCCAAACGAGCATAAACTTTCAGTTCGAATTCGCAAAGAAGGCATTGATCTTAGTAAAACTTTTGATAAAATGAACAGAGAAATTGTGAAAGATTGTGGCGCTCATCCATATGCAGGTGGCATACAACTCATTCCTGGTTACAGTCAAGAGCAATTTGAAAATCTCATCAACGACATATACAATCTTTCTGAAGAACAGCTCAGTGTTAATGAAACAGTATCAAATACATGAGAAAAATAAAAGAAAGGGATAAAAACAAATTTTATGAAATTGTAATGGAATTTCACAATGGTGGACTTTCTTACATTAATTCTATTTGTAAAGTTATTGAAATGTTAGATTTGAAATATACAGAAGTTGTTCGTTTGATGAAGGATGATTTAAAAGAAGAAGTTAAAAAAGAGGGAATAGAAAAACACTTACTAAAATGTAAAAAATGTGAAAGTATAAAAAATATATTTACTGGAGAATAAAATGAAATCTTACAAACAAAGAACACTTGAAGCACAATTGGATTTGATTAGACGATACGAAGAAAATGATCCACCGATCTTTTGCCCTTTTTGTCAAATTTATTTTTATCCACATACAAGTACAACTAGATGTAAAGGTTGTTTTTTAAAACTTAAAGATCATAATTACTGTATTGAAACAGATTCATTTATGAATTCTTCACGTATGTCATCACATTCAGAAGAAGAAAGATTAGCACGTGCAAAATTTCATAAAAAAATGCGAAAAATTTTATTGAAAAGAGATGCAAAATATTTTACGCCCTCTAAATGGAAATACTTTCCAATAAATCTGAGGTGGTAAAAGGAGATAACATGCAAGAATATTTTGGAACTGTAAACATACTAATCTTTAGTATGAAAGATTTTGATCTACCAACAGCAGTAGAAATGATTAATAATGAAGGCAGTGTATTTGATAATTTAAAAAATTACACAAATGAATTAAAAGAGCTAAAAGATTGGTCTACTTTTGATATTGTATTTTTTGATTCAGGTGATGGTATATTGATAGTTCTCAAAGATAATACATCCAAATTTTCTGTTCCAGTAACACAGATTCAAGGCTAAATTTTACTAAATAAAAATCAATTGTATAATATAATAGGTACAAATGGCACAAGTAATTGAATATTATCAAGAATATTTGAATTTGAAAGCCCATTTCAATTCCAAAACCTTTATCTATGGAAAGAATTCAGTACCATTTATCGTTCCATGGAATAGAGAATCTGAATTGAAAAAAAACTGGTGGCGAAGAATTCAACAAGAAATAACGCTACTTGAATTCAGAAAAATGTGCATAGCAAATTTCTTAGTCAAACCAAAAACTTACTATTTGTCGTTAAAAGATAATTTAGAAATTGTTGTTGATTTTAATCGTTATTGGTCAAATTATGTTTATTGGTTTGAAAAGGATATGAATTACTTAAATTCAAATCCTGCACAGGATATCTGCAAGGAAATCAAATCTAAAACCATTCGAATTGAGACTCTTATGTTTTTGTTCAAATTTATCATAGGCGGCTTTATATTAAATGGTGTTGCATATGATTGGCAGAATACAAGTATTAAAGACTCGAAATATTGGGGTGAGTATGAATTGAGAATAGAAAAATATTTGAAATTAATAGAAAATAAAATAAACTGGAAAGATTTAGAAATTGTATTACAAAAAACATTACAAGGAGAATAAATAATGCAAGAAAGGAAGGAAGGCGAAGTTACTTTAACTTCAAAGCTTAGGGATCAGGGATTTGCTTTCAACAACCGAACATTTGAGAAAGCAAGGAAAATGTCTGAAAAGACTTTTCAAAAAGAAGAAGACAAACGCTTCTGGGAACCCAAGAGGGATAAATCTGGAAATGGTTATGCTCTTGTTAGATTTTTTCCTGATAAGAATCTAAGTTCAGAGTTTCAAATTGTTGAGCATCTTCAGCATTACTATCAGGGATCTTCTGGTAAGTATTATGTTGAGAATTGCCCAACAATGGCTGGCCAACCTTGTCCAGTATGTGAAGCGATTGCGCCACTATGGCAAACGGGTGAGGAGAAGGATAAGGATCTTTACAGGTTGAAGAAGAAGCATCATCACTATATTTGCAATATTTACATAATTGAAGATCCTGTTGAACCAGAAAACAGCGGTAAGGTTTTTCTGTATGAAGTTCCAAATGACATTTTCAAGAAGATCATGGAAAAGCTAGAACCGAAATTCCCTGGTGAAATCAAGATGAATGTTTTCAATCCTCTTGAATCTTCCAATTTCAAGATCAAAGTTTTCACTGAATCCAAACAGATCAACAACAAGAAGGTGGGGGTCAGAAATTACACTCTTTCGGCTTTCTCTGAAACTATCGAGCCTGTTGGAGATGATGCAAAGATCAATGAAATTTGGCAACAGTGCTGGGATTTAAAGCAACTACTAACAGAGAAGAAGTATGCCATTCGTTCATACGATGAAATCAAAAAGAGATATGAAGAATTCTGTCAGCATAACAGTGGCACTTTTGCCGCCTCGGCTTCAGCTCCTGCTCCATCTGCTCCTGATATCAAAGATGTTCAAACGTTGTTTGCTAAAACAACTGAACAGCCTTCTACACCAGCTTCTGCTCCAGTCGCAACTCCTGTCACACAACCTGCTGCGCCAGCTCCAGCTGCAACTCCTGCTCCCGCTCCTGCTGCTGTAAGCCAAGAAACTCAAAGAATTGAAAATGAGCTAATAGGATTGAATGAAGCAGCTGCCAAAAACGAAGAAATTAAGATGGATGCTGATTCAATCTTTAGAGATTGATTTAGTAGAATGAAAAGGGGTAGTAGTTTAAAATTATTGGCAAAACTTCAGCTACTGTTATTCAGCATGCTGCAATGTTGGTTCGAATCCAACCTACTCCATGTTTTATAAAAAAGAGGTAGTAGCTCAATTGGCAGAGCTTCGCCCTTTTAAGGCGGAGGTTGCGAGTTCAAGTCTCGCCTGCCTCATTTTGTCCGAGTAGCTCAATGGTAGAGCATCTGGCTGTTAACCAGATTGTTGGAGGTTCGAATCCTTCTTCGGACGCAAGCCCCTGTAACTCAATAGGTAGAGTGATGCATTTGTAATGCATGTTGTGTGGGTTCAATTCCTACCAGGGGCTTTTCTTTTATATAATCAATAGTTGTAAAAATGATGATGAACTTGTATAGATCTAAGTAGCTTACGTGTTACAATCAAAAGTACATGAGAATCTATATGCTCTTCTTTAGATCCTGCTCAGTAAGAATCTTAAAAATGAAACCATTCTGTTTACACCACTTATCAGCAGCTTCCCATTTAGATCTGTTGCGAATATAATCATTCACTGTGTTAATATACCCTTTGGTTATTCTTTTAGGTTTTGGAGGCGGGGAACAGAATACTCTTGGTTTGATTTCAATGAGAATTTTGTAAATTGACCCATCTTGACCTTTTATTTTCAAAATGTTATCAGGAAAATAACGGTGCCAGCTTTGATCAACTGGATAAAAATATGGTATATGAATCTCTTCACTTCCCCAAGCAATTACATTCTCATTTCTATCAAAGGATTTGAAAAAATGCCTTTCAAGATTAGATCGACAAATTATGCCATTAACATCGCCTGCATATTTTTCTGGGTGTATTGGAAAGTATCGTTTTGGTTTTGGATATTTCATAAAAATATATATATGAAAAAGAATATTTCTCTTATAAATATTTTTAAGAGGAATACATATGTCAGAACCTACAACAATATATTATCCAACAGAAGTATTTGAGAACATAAACTCTCAAAAAACAGCTTATGGGAAAACAACTGATAATATAAATCGATATTGTCTGTTTAAATGTCGTGATTATAAGATGAAAGGTAAAGACACTCAAGAAGTTGAAATGAGCGTTGAAAATTTATTTCACATAGGGCTTGCTTTACCAAATGATCTTGGTGAATCTATTACACAAAATTGGACACCTGGTACAATGGGATTGAAAGGTGTATTAAGCAATATTACAAATGCAGTTCAACAAAAACTTGGTGGACTTGCATTTCGAACAATTAGTTCAGCAACTGGAATAACTTCAAACCCAGCAGAAGAATTAATTTACTCTGGTCCTGAATTTAGATCATTCACTTTTAAATTTGATCTTATGCCAAGAAGTAAGGTAGAAGAAAATCATGTCAAGTTAATTCTACTTCTTTTCAAAAAGTTTTGTTTACCTCAAATGGGAGTAGCTGAAGCCTTTATTTCATTCCCTGCTATCTGGGAAATTCAAATAAATGGTATCGATGATGAAGAAATAGATGAATACAATTTACTTGACTTTGGTTTTAAAGACAAATACTTTGCACTGACTAATTACAGTGTTGAATATACACCTGAGGGTTCTTTTACTTCTTTTCATAGTGGTTGGCCAACAAAAGTTTCTTTACATCTTACATTCCAAGAAACAGAACCTTTGTATCGAAAGAGATCTGATAGTCTCAATACAGATACAAATATTTCAGATTGGTTAGCAACTGCTTTATCTAGGGATAAAAAATGAAATTGTTAACAGATAAGATATTTTATGATGAAATTGAAGTAACAGATATTTTTAAACGATTTAAATTTCTTGACACTTTCAAAAATGATGTAAGATTTTATCAAAATTATTACATTCAAGATAATGAAACACCAGAGGATCTCGCTGATAAGTTTTATGAATCTACTGCTTGGTGGTGGTTGATTTTACTATTCAATGAGATACAAGATCCATTTTTTGATTGGCCGCTTTCTTATATGCAGTTAGAAGCTTGGGCAAAGAAATTAATTCCAACATGGGAAACTGATTATCCAACTTATTATGCCAAACTTCAAACCCTTATTACATCTAACGAAACACATCGAAAAATAAAAATACTGAGGGCAACATATTTAAGTGTTGTGATCAAAAATATTAAGGAGTTAAAATGAAAGTAAAAGAATTGTTTGAAAATGAAATTACTTATCTCAAAGCCATAAATGCAAAAAAAAGACAAATTAAAACAATTGAAACTGGAATCAAAGAAAAAAGATATATAAATTTGACTGCTTTACGACAGAAAGATAAAATTAAAGAATTAGAAAAGGAGATTGACATGATTCAAAAAACCATTAATAAATTAAAAGTAGGCGGAAAATGAAAGTAAAAAAATTATTTGAAGGCAAAGAAGAGAAATTTGGTGTTAAAACCATAACGGCAGATGATTCTAAAACAGTTTATTTTAAGACTAGAGATGAAGTAGAAGCCTATTTCAAAAAGATGAAAGAGAAGTTAGGGTCAAAACTGAAATCAATTATTAAATTAGAAAAAGATATCAATGGCTGGGGTGCATTGAGAGAAGAGGTTGAAGATGGGGCTCTTAGAACTAAAATTTCTCAATTGCTACAAAAATATGGAATGAATCAACTGGCTGCAAATTCTAAATCTTATTTACTATTAAATTCTGAACATCAAAATGAAGATTTCATAAAAAATGAACTTGAAAAGTATAAATCAGATCTATCTGCTTCAAAAGAAAGTCTTGTTCAAAAAATCTTGGAATTAATTAAAGAACAATGAGTTTTAAACATATTTTCGAAAATCAAATCTCTTCAGTAGAAATTTCTATTGATTTAGAATCTCATACTGGAAAGATAAGAGAATTCGAAAATTATTTCTCTGAATTAGAAATCATAGAAGATATTACAAATTTTACACTGTCAGGTTCTATGACATTTGCTGATACAACTTCTGTCAAGGAATATCTACCAATCATAGGCGGTGAAAAACTAAGAATCAAATTCCGTACTTCTGAAGATTTCGATTGGTATGAAAAAGAATTCATAATCACAAAAATTGGAATGGAAAATGTTTCAAATGGTCGACACAAAACTATTCAATTATTCTTTGCTTCAGAAGAACTTCTAACTAATTTCAAACAGCAATATTCCAAATCTTATAAAAATCAAACACCCTCAGAAATTTTAAGTAATATTGTAACAGATCAGTTAAAAAGTAAAAAAACACTAGTAACTGAAAAGACAGCTAACTCAATGAATTTTGTTATTCCTTATTGGAATCCATTTCAAACAATTCAATTTCTAATGAAAAGATCTATTTCTTCAATTACAAAGGATTCGGGGTATTTGTTCTATGAGAATGGAGAAAGTTTTAATTTCGAATCTATTTCAGGTATTTTTCAAAAGAAAGCTGAAAAAGAAATTCTTCTTCATCAATTGAGAAATGCTGATGCCGAATCGATTGCTGCTTTCGTTGGCGTAGCAAAATATCAGATGTATTTGAAAACAACAGACTTGATTGAGGATATTCGAAAAGGTATTACTGGTTCATCTGTTTATACTTTCGATTATGGCACAAAATCTTTTATGAAACGAGAAATGGAATGGGAAAAATTTACAGATAAGAATGGAACAACAATTGGAAAAAACAGCATCTATGTAGATGGTTTTGTTCATAAAGATGCTCGAGTAGATGAATTTACTGATTACGTAAATGATCGTCTTTTAGATGGAGTTGACTTTCCAAATGCAATAAACGATCAATCAAAGATCTTTTTACGAAATAGAAATCTTTACAACATATTGAACAATAATTCAATTGTAATTGGCAAGAGCGGTGATAGTGAATTGTTTGCTGGCTCACTGGTAAAAATAGAACAAATGGGCGGGGAACAAAACACAGTAAATGAGAAGTTGTACGGAAAATATTTGATGAAGGGCATTAAACACAAGATCAATTTAACAGAAGGTTACACACAAGTTGTATTGCTTACAAAACCATTTTATAACTCAGATCCAAATAACATAACAAAAAATATAAATGGCAAGGTAAATAAATGATTATTTATTGCATTCGAAACAAAATCAATAGAAAATGTTATATAGGTAAATCTTCTTTTTATAATTCTAATGAAGAATTTCAAAAATCTAATTACTGGGGTAGTGGGACTTATATTCAAAGGGCAATTCAAAAATATGGATTAGAGAATTTTGAAAAATGGGTTTTAATTCACTGTAAAAATGAACAAGCAAATTTTTATGAAATTTTATGGGTTAGAAAATTAAAAACAAAATCCCCCAATGGCTACAATTTGACTGATGGTGGAGATGGCTGTGTAAACTCAACAATCGAAGTGAGAAAAAAATTAAGTGATTCGAATAAGGGCCATATAGTATCTGAAAAAACTCGAGAGAAGATATCAAATTCAAAAAGGGGTCAAAAATATGGACCTGTGTCTGAGATTACAAAAAATAAAATAAGAGAAAAACTAATTGGTGTTCCTAAATCAATTGAAAGTGTTGAAAAAATAAGATTGTCTAAACTAGGAAAAAAATTATCAGAAGCTCATAAAAAATCAATTGGATTGGGACAAAAAGGAAAAATTCATTCTCTGGAATGGAAAAATAATCAAAAAACAGGACAAAAAGAATATTATATTCACCATCATGGAAATAGACTGGGCATTAAAGATTCTGAAGAAACTAGACAAAAAAAGAAACAACCAAAATCCGAAGAACATAAACAAGCTATATCAAAAGCGATGCAACAAGAAGAAACAAAAAATAAGGTTTTGTTAAGTATGAGTAAAAAAATTAATTGTTGTGTTTGTGGAATAGAAATTATCAGAACTGGTTTTAATCAAAAAAAATGCCCAGGATGCTAAACAATGAATAACAAACCTTTCTATTCGAATGATGCTGATAATCTTACGAAAATAATCTCAGGAAGAGTGAACAAATGACTGTACTAGAAATTTTATTTTTGATCTACATTATTTTATTTGTAATTAAAGAAGTTTTCTTCTTCTTAAGTTTCAATAAACGAATTGCAAATATTGAAACCATAATTGCTGCACAATACACAAAAGAGAGTAAACAAGTGGGGTTTATGAATGAAAGTTAGTAAGTTGTTTGAAGAAATTGAAAGATTAAAACCATACAAATCTATACCTGGTTTTGAATCATATGGTTGGAGAGATGACCCAGCAGCATTTGTAAAAACAGCACCATTAGAAATTAAAAATAGAAAAAGATATGCTGAATATTTAAAAGATAGGAAAAAGAGATATCAATACAACGATCGAGAATTAGGTCAACATGGTTTAAGAGTTGATGCACAAAATGAATGGCATGCTCATTATAAAATTGAGGATTTTGAAAAAGCAACAGAAGAGATTGAAAAGGATCTTAAAAAACTTCATGCTAAAGGATTACACAATGTGCTGCAGAAAACTCTTATAAATATTCCCAGTAATTGGAGAAATAAGATATGACTTTGTACAAAGCTGTAGTTGAAGACAATAATGACCCGCTCAAACTGGGTAGAGTTAAAATAAGAGTTCTTGGTGTTCATACCCATGAGCTGTCTCAAGTTCCAACAGACGATTTGCCTTGGGCAAATGTTGATCACCCTATTACATCTTCAGCAAACAGCGGTGTTGGTCAATGGTCAGTTCCAGTAAAAGGGAGTTGGGTGAGATGCTTCCCTGAAGATGAAGATCTTCAACGTTGGGTTGTATTTTCAGCTATATCAGGTGTTCCTCAAGAAGTGGCAAACACTTCAATTGGGTTTAATGACCCATCAGGTGAATATCCTTTATCAGATAGAGTGCCAGAACCTGATATGAATCGTCTTGCGGCAAACAGAGATGTTGATAAAACAATTATCCCAATTAAAGTAGAAGAAGTTGTTAAGAATATCAAAATTGCTTCTCTGATTATCCGGGGAACTGATATTAACAGTTTTGTTAAAGCAACCGATCAAGGTCAAAAATATACAGAACCTCAAGAACCATATAGTGCTGAATATCCTTACAACAAAGTTACAGAAACAGAACCAAAAGACTTTATTTCAGGCCACATAGTAGAAATGGATGATACACCTGGAAAAGAAAGAGTTCATGTTTGGCATAAATCAGGCACATTTATTTCAGTTCATCCTAATGGTCAATCTGTAACAAAAGTCGTTCATGACAATTACGAAATGAATATGAGAAATAAATATGAATTTGTAAATAACTCTCGTTTCATAACAATCTGGGGTGATGATAGATCTATTGTAAAAAAATCCAAACAAACAGAAATTTATGGTCGAGAAGCTATGTATGTGAAAGGAAATTCAATAAAATATATTTCTGGTGATTTTGCTTTACATGTAGGTTCTGAACTTGTAGATGATCCAGAAGACCCTGATTGGATTTTAAAAAGCAAGAAAAAAGATAGTTCAGGATCTTCTGAAGTTGAAGCAACATCACCTGAATATACTGAAATAGGAGGTAATGCAAATATTTTAGTTGAAGGTGGTGTTCATCGTGTTACTGGAGCTAATGAGCATATTACAGTAAAGGGTTCCTATTATTGCAGAGTAACTGGAACGAGATCAAATACAAAAAATCTTGTTGGTAAAAAGGGGTGCTATACAATTGAACCTGAAGATGAATTCTTAGTCAAAGGTCATAAAATGTCAAGAATATGGGGTAATCAAATTATCTTGGATAAGGGTTGTGTGAATGGGTATTCCATCTGCCCGTTCATAATGCAATTTCACATGCACAAGTCATTCTCGGTACGTAGTAGTTTTTAAAATAAAATGAATGAATTTTATATATAATGTTAAAGGGACAGCGGATAGCTACCGTTTTTCTGAAACTCCTATTAGTAGGAAATTACCTTTAACATTATTAAATGACATAGGAGGTCATAAGATGGTTATTTATTGCATAGAGAATTTAATTAATGGTAGAAAATACATAGGTTATTCTACTAAACTAAATTCAGAAGAAGAACTTCAAAAATCTAATTATTGGGGATCTGGTATTTTAATTCATAAAAAAATATTAGAATATGGAATTCAAAATTTTGCTAGATGGGTTATATTGAAAGATATTTTTAACATCGATGAACTAAAAAGATATGAAATTTTATGGATTAAAAAATTACATTCTCATGTTTCAGAATGGGGCTATAATAAAACTAAAGGTGGTGATGGTGTAATTGGATATAAATGTACAGAAGAACAAATAAAATTAAAAAAGAAAATAATGAAGGAAAGATGGGCTAATATTGAATATAAAAATAAAATGCATATTGTTATGAAGGGAAATAATTTAGGTAAAAAAAGAACTATAGAACAAAAAGCAAACCAAAGTAGAAAAGCAAAGGGAAAACATAAATCTGAACTTGCTAAACAAAATATGTGCGGTCATTGGTCTGAAGAACGTAGAAATAATTATGGACAATATCGTATTGGAAAAAAACATAAAAAACATGCTAAACAAAAACATCAAGAATCAAATATAAAAAAAATATGTAAACATTGTGGAACAGAAGATATTACAAAATTTTCTTTTAAAAAATATAAATGTTGTAAACAATGTTATAACAATGCAATAAAAAAATATGCGAAGAATAGGGCTTGGAAAAATATAAAATATAAAAAAATATGTCAAATATGTCAACTTAAATTTGAAACTAAAGGAGCTTCACAAAAAATATGTAATAATTGTAAAAATGATATCAAAAGGGGGGAAGAAAAAAACAGAAAAATATATAATAGAAAATTTCATTTGATCTGCAACAAATGCAATCTACCATTTTTAGGAACTGGAAGTCGTCAATTACATTGCGAAAAATGTCTAAACACTTTATAAATATTTTATAAATGCATTGAGGAAAAATGGCTGAAATTATTTCGACGTTCGGTGAAAGAGAAATAGAAAACCCTATTACCATCACCAAAAAACCAACATACTCGTACGGTCTTGTTGTAAATGAAATTCAAGGCATGTCAAAACATGTAAAAATTGGTCCTATCACAATTACATTAAATCTTGATTTTGTTCTGCTTACGGATATTCTTGGCATATCTTCTTTCATGCTAAAAATTCCTTCACTTCCTTCAATTGATTTACATCTTCCATCTTTACCAACAATAAATGTTGTTGCATCAATTCCAGTTATCTTACCAGTAGTTGATATAATAGCAGTTCCAACACTACCAACCATTACAGATGTTTTACCGTCAAGACCTACAGTGCATAGATATCCAACAGAAGTTAATGTGAACATATGACAATATCAGGAAAATTAACTAATTCATCTGGTGTAGGTGTACCAGATTTTCAAATTTTGGTAATGAATGCTGGGACTTATTTTGAAGATTATGTTGCTACAGGTGATATTTTTTCTGATGAAAATGGAGATTGGTCAGCAACTGTTCCTGCTGGTAGTTATGTCATTATGTTTTTTGATGGTGGGGTAGGAACTTATGAAAATGAATGGTATAATAATGTAGGCAAAGGAACATACGAAGAATCATATACTGCAGAAAATTATGCTCTAGCAACTACTGTAACAGTAACAAGTACGAACATTACAAATCTCAATGCAACGCTTTTACTTATTGGAGAAAGTGAACCTGGAGAAGAAGAACCTACAACATATACGTGTTTATTAGGGTATCAAAAAACTTGCGGGTTGTGTATTCCACCCCCAATTCCTGCTGCTAAATACGGATGCCAATGTGAAAGTTGTAGATGGAATTGCTGGGGAAATCTTGGTATCAATTATTCTTATACACCTGTTGTTGAATATCAACCAGCAGGATGGGAAGATCTATCTGCTGAACAAGGCGTAAATTTTGGAACTGATTACTATAAAAATGCGATTACATATGTTCCTGCAAAACTACCAATAAATGATATTATTCAATCTGTAAAAAATGAAGTCAAAAAAGTAACAGAAGAAGTTGCAGCAAATTCGCATATTAATGGACAAAATGATACTGAGGAAGATTCAAATTCAATTTTTAGTGATTACAACTTAGATCCCACAAAAGTTGAGGATCAAATACAAGCTCAAAAATTAATGCAATTTGAAGCCCAGAATGCTGCTGAAAAAATTCAATCAGTTTACATTGCAGAAATATTAAAAGCAATTGATAAAGAATTAGCTTGTATTTGGGGTCAATTAATAAATGCAGTAAGATTGGTTGGAACTGCTGCAGAACAACTATACAAAGGTGAATTAGTTCACGTTTATTATGGAATTGATCCAGTTACTTCAAAATCAATTGTTTGTGTAGAAAAAGCAGATTGTGAATATCCAAGATTTGTTGGTGGTTTGGATGATCCTTGGTTAGATTTAACTGAAGCTCAACAAGCAATAACACCTAGAATTTCTGGTGAAAATAGAAGAGCAGATGGGTATGTAAAATTTGATACTTTTCCAGGGGCTCAAGTTACTGTTTGGACAGATGGTTTAAATGAAAATGTTTGTATCGCAGAACATGATCCATTAGATCCTGATTTAGATATTGATGATTTATCTGATCCTTATGATACAGGAAAAAATTACAGATATGAAGGCAAAAGATACTTTTTATCTCATAATGGTTATGTAAGCATTGTAGCATATAATGGTGAATATCAAGGAACACAGATTGGTGGTTTTTCACAAGAAGTTGGAATAATGCATCCTAAAGGATTGATATTCCAAAATTTTCCAATTACTGTTTTTCATTATTCACAGGAACAAAATATATGAGGAATAAATGACTAAATGGCCCTTAGCACTTTATAGTGGAATATTTGAAGAATTTAGAGAAGGAGATTTACTTCCTATTGAAATTATTCCTCCTCTTTCTCTTTCTAGTCTAAGTGGAGTTCCTGCTTTTGGTGGCCGTGAAGGCTATATGGTTGTGGTGAATGAAACTGGAGATGGGATAGATTATATAGCTTACGATCCATATTCTGCTGGTGCAGGAGCAACTGGACCAACTGGACCCGCTGGAGTAACTGGACCAACTGGTCCAGCAGGAGTTGGATCAACTGGGCCTACAGGTCCTACTGGATTGAAAGGTTCCACAGGATCTGCTGGAGCAGCAGGAGTTACTGGGGTGAAGGGTTCAACGGGAATTGCAGGTGGATTAGGTCCTACTGGACATACGGGGTCAACTGGTCCAGCTGGACCTACAGGAGCAGCAGGAGCAAAAGGAACAACGGGAGCTAAAGGAGCAACAGGAATAACTGGACCCACAGGACACACAGGTCCAGCTGGTGCAACAAGTGGAATTGTAGGACCAACTGGCCCAACTGGGGTAACAGGAGCTAAAGGAATAACTGGACCTACAGGGCACACAGGTTCGACAGGTGCGGCATCTACAATTCCTGGCCCTACAGGACCTGCAGGAGCAACTGGGCCTGCTGGGTCTGGTGGAGATAGTATTAATATTTTACAAGTTCAAGTTTTCAGTTAGGAGAAAACAAACATGGCAACATTCTCAAAAGTTGGATTATCAGGTTCTACAAATGGATTAGGAATTAAAATAAGTGCTACATCAACTCCTGGCACACTAATACATGTATGTCCAGACAATGAAACTGATTGGGATGAAATATGGTTGTATTGTGTGAACAGTTCAACATCTGATGTCAAATTAACACTTGAGTTTGGCACTCATGCTGTACCAGATGGTAATATTGAAAAAACAATACCAGCCGAAAGTGGTTTATATTGTATCATACCTGGATTGGTATTGCAACACGCATTAGAAATAAACGCTTTTGCGGGAACTACTGACGTTTTAATCATTTATGGTTTTGTTAACAGGATTATAGCATGAGTTTTAATCGTAATCGACAAAGTGTTGGTAGCATTCCACAATTATATGATGGCGGATTTTATTACTTAAATGCCGAAACTAATGGACTTGATAGAGGTGGAACATCTGCCAGTAGTTACACTAAATATGCTGCTTATGTTAATATCAAATACCCAATTTTTATCAAACAAGTTTTATGGGACTTATATGCAGGAACATACGAATTAAAAATAGCAACCATAAGCTATGGCAGTAATACTGTGGAGGTTTCTACTGCAGATGTAGTTTGGAATATAAATAAAATTTTAGCCGGATCATTATATTTTGAGATTACCAGAACTGTTTCTAACAAAATTGACTATGTTGCTGGTACTACATCATATACAGGAACATATTTTGATATTCCAGCATATTCTTACTGGAATGGCAGTGGTTATACCAATTTCGCCATTCCTGTTAAATTAGTTTATAAACCAATAATATTTGTTGAAAATTAATAATATTAATTTACTAAACATTCGTTGAAAATATAATATAATTAATAGAGAGGTAAATAATGAAACTTTCCGTTTGTATGATAGTCAAAAATGAAGAAGAGATGATCAAAAAATGTTTATCATCAGTAAAAGATGCTGATGAAATAATTATATTAGATACTGGTTCAACTGATAAAACTCGAGAAATAGTAGCAGATTTTACTATATATCAAAATGTTATAGATAATGTTAATTATATAGAAAATGTTTACAAATGGAATGATAATTTTGCTGAAGCAAGAAACAAAGCATTAGAATATGTAACTGGAGATTGGGTGTTAACGATTGATGCAGATGAACAACTTGAACAAGATGGAATAGCAAAAATAAAAATGTTACTCCCTCAACTAGATGATGGTAAAACAAATGCGATAAACGTGAATGTCATTTCTGTTGATGGAACGACAAAACATTTATCTCCTAGATTATACAAAAAGAGTGGTGAAGTTTACTGGGTTGGGGCAGTTCATAATTATATAAATTCTACTGCAACAAAATATCTAGATATTACAGTTGTATATGATTATTCACCAACACATAAAACCGACCCCAATAGATCATTAAGAATTTTAAAACAAGAAGTTACAAAAAATCCAAACGATATAAGATCTATATTTTATCTTGCTAGAGAATATGTTTACAGATTTGATTACATCACTGCACTTTACTACTATTCAATGTACTTAGAAATTTCTAAAACAAAGGTTTGGGCACCTGAAGTTGCTGAAGTGTATTTTCAATTATCAAAATGTCTTTGGTTTTTAAATCGTGGAAATGAAGCTAGAGAAACTTGTATTCATGCTATAATGATAAACACAAATTTTAAGGAAGCAATCGAATGGATGGCACAAATTTCAGGCATAAAGAATCAAAAGCGTTGGTTGGAATTTTCTAAAAATGCATCAAACGAAGATGTGCTATTCATAAGAAATGTGAATAAAACATAACTCCTTTTATAAATAATATTGAGGTTTGAAAATCAGAAATCTTAGAGGAGTTTATTTCAAATGATGAGCGAAGCATTAGCTGTATCTCTATCTGTTGGTGGATTTGCAGTTTTAACAACTTTAATACAATCATTACCTCAAATAAAAACGAGAAAAGATATAAAAAAAATATCTGAAAATTTTAATATAATGTCAAAAGATGTAAAAGTCTTAAAAGATTATATGATAGCAAACACAGATATTGACAAAATACAACAAAAATTTTCAGATATTCAATGTTATTATTTAAGTAAAATAGATGAAAAATATAAAGCAGTAGCCATTATGAAATCTGACACTTTTATTAATTTAATTGTAGATGGTTTAACTTTAAATATGGATAATGTTACCAATTATACAATTTTTCAAGATCACTTATTTGCGGCTTCAAAATATAATGAACAAAGAATGAAAGAGTTACTCGGTGAAGAAATTACACAGAGGTATTATCAGACACATAGACCAAATTTAATTCGCTACAATAATGTCATCCAAAAAATATTTTTTACGACTGAGAATAGTAAAAGAATAAAATTTGTTTCTGCATCAATAGATTTTATGCAACTGTTTATGACTGAGCTTGTTTGTTTAGTAAATGGCGAAACAAAAGTTTTACTAGATGAATGTAGTCAACAAGCTAGAAGAGCAGTAGATCATAATTAAATTTTTACTAAATTAATTTTAGGTTTAGTATATAATTTAAATATGAAAAAGATAAAATATGAACCACCCGTTTCTATTGATTGTAATTCTCGCATTGTAATAGGTCAAACTTCTTATAGCCCAAATTGTGAATGTAAAAGTGGGTGTGGAATTAAACCGCCTGAACCTGAATGTAGAAGTGGTATGTCGCCTTATTTAGGTTCTTGTCAAAGTGGTGGATTTCCAAGTGCATATTGCAATGTAGGTAGTGCTGCAGGTCATCATCACTGAAATGCACACAAATATTGATATCGGTGGTTTGAAGATTTTTTGTAATTATTTAGAATACCCAATAGATCAAGAATTTGATCCATTTCTTATTGATAAAAGTTTATCTAAACCCGACATAACATGGAGAATTATAAAAATTAATTCCAATATGTATAGTGGAATGTTACCTAATAAAAGATTGCAACAATGCCTAAAAGAAGCAACAGTTGTAGGCATTCCGTTTATGCGATCTAAAATTTTGTATTCTATTCAATTTCAAAACTACTTATTTTTTTCTAAAAGTTATTGTAAAATGTTAACAATTGAAATAAACGAGAATTCAATTAGTATTTTTGATTTTAAGAAAAATGTTGCTATATTTTTCTTAAGTGAAAATTTTAAAAATAATAATATAATTGGATCATTGATGCTGAGTGTATTTGCCCCATCTTTTTCATCTATATTACTTCACACATCTGCAATTGTTAGAAATAACAAAGCAATTCTATTCTTAGCTCCAGATGAAGGTGGCAAAACAACTGCTGCTAAATTATCAAAAAATTTTATTTTATGTGATGATCAAATACTAGTTAGGCAAACTTCAGAAGGTTTTATTGCCTGTGGAACTCCATGGGGTCTTTATACAGCAAATATGCGAGTACCACTTGGAGCAATTTGTATATTAGAAAAATCTTGTACTTGTTCTTTACAAGAAATTTCAATTGGAGAATGTTATAAATATATATTTAATGAGCATAAAAATCAGATTGAACTTATGCCTCATTTTCAACAAGAAAAGATGAGATATATGATTGCACATATGTGTATAAGTACACCATTGTTCAAATTGTCTTTTACCAAAGATGAAATACAATTAAATGAAATAGATAAAATAATTCAACAGAGGAGATATTGAATATGAAAAAAGTAATTGAATTTTTGAAAAAAGCTTTCGCTTCAGTAAAAAAAGTTGTGGTAAAATTTATTACTTCTTTAAAGGCAAAAAATTTGAAAGACATTGCAATTGCAATTCTTATTTTTTCTTTCTTGATTGTTTGTTGGAGAACTTATTATCTCTGGCAGAAGGGGAAGAAACTTGAAAAAGAAAATGCTATCAATGCTCAACAATACAAAGAGGATCAAAAAATAATTTCCAAATTGATGTTGTTTGTAAAATCACTAGCAAAGGATATTATAGCAGCTGATGCTAGAGTTGCTGAAAGAGATAAGAAGATTCTTGATAAAGAAAATGAAAAGAAACAGATTGAAGATGATTTTGAAGACTTCAAAAATGATCTTAAAAAGAAATCTCAAAAAGAAAAGGATATTGAATTAGCGGCATCCTTAAAGAGACATGATATTGATGTCAAGATCGTAGCAGATCGAAATTATATGGAGATTGTGCCCAAAGAAAGAGAAGACCTTTCTGTGTTCGTAATTGATTATGAGAAAATTTTTACATTGCATAAGAAAAATGAAGATGAATTAATTCCTTTGTTTAAAGCACAAATAAATGATTTAAAGGGAATTGAATTCAATTTGAAATTAACTGTTGATACAAATGAAATTATCTACGAACGACAAATCAAATCAGTTAAAACAGATCTTGGTACTGCTAACAGCAAAATTAAAAACCTGAAGAATAAACTCTTCTGGCGAAAGGTAGGGGAGGTTATTGTAGCTGTTCTAGCTGGATTGATTTTAATTAAGTAATGGGTTGGTAGTTCAATTGGCAGAACGACGGATTGTGGATCCGTGAAATGTAGGTTCGAATCCTACCCCTCCCTTACTGATTTTAAGTAAGAAAAATAGTTTCTTTTTCTTTTCTGTCATTATAAATATCTTTGAGGAAGTATAATGGCAACTCACACTGATATTTATTCGGACATCGATTTAAACATGGGCCTGACTATTCGAAATGATATAGCTAAGGTTCTAGATGTCAATGCGATAAAACAATCGGTTAAAAATATTGTAATGACACGAAACCGTTTGTTTAATCCAAATTCTGGACCAAGAATCTCACAAGCTCTATTTGATTTAGACAACCCATTCAACAGAGAATTGATAAAGGATGAAATAAAACTTGCCCTAAAGAAAAATGAAAAGCGAGTAACAAAAGTTGATGTTGAATTCTCTGGAAGCATTGATGCAAATGAAATGATTTGCAACATTACATTTCAGATAGTTAATACAATTGGAAAATACGATGTAAGTGTAATACTAGAGAGGATAAGATGAAAGTAAAAAATTTATTTGAGTACAAAATACACAATAAAAAAAATAATAAATTCAAAATAGGACTTATTCGAAATGAACATGGGTCGGAACCAACAGAGTGGTTGTATTTTCCAAACAGAGAAACCGCAGAAAAATGGAAAAGTGATTTAAAACTACCTATTCAGTTTAACGATAAAAAAGGTCCAGTAGTCAAAGTCACTGATATTGTTCAAATGTAGATGTGAGAATAAAATGAGTATGAAATTAAATATTTCCGAAACTGAATTCGCCGATATTGTAACAAATCTCAAGGCATATCTTAAAACAAAATCGGAGTTTGCTGATGTAAACTTCACAGGAAGTGGTATTTCTTATTTTGTCGATGTTATGGCATATTGTATTCATTACATGTCATACTACCTAAATATGTCTGTTAATGAGATATTTTTAGATTCAGCAACTTTAAGAAAAAATGTCAACTTAATAGTAAAACATTTAAACTATACGCCTCGAAGAAAGGCTGGTGCAGAAGCTATTGTCACTTTCGAAATTAAAACAGCTTACAAACCAACTGGGTTGGCAACAACTTTGACAATCCCGAAATATACAGATTTCATTGTTGAAGGATATCATTTTTATACAACTGAAGAATATGTTTTATCAAATGCAAATGATTTTAAGTTTACTGGAATTGTAATCAGAGAAGGTACTCAAACATCTCAGTCTGAAGTTTCTTCAGGGTTAGCAAACCAAGAATTCATAGTTGAAAGTACTGTTGTCGACGAAGATGGTTTTGAAGTTTATGTTGATGGTACATTATGGACAAATCAAAATAACATTGTTGGTGCAACTGAAACAACCGAAATGTATTCGATAGAAATCACAGAAGATAGTTACGTAAAAATTATTTTCGGTGATAATATTGTTGGAAAAATTCCAGATCTTGGTTCAACAATTCTTATTGTTTACAAAGAATGCAATGGCGAAGATGGAAATAATTTTGAAACATTCTCCTTGAACGATGTCCTAGTTGACAGCCTTGGAGTGACTTACGATCAATCAAAAGTCACAATCACATTAGAACAACAATCGTTAGGTGGAACAGAAGAAGAAACTCTTGATAGTATTAAGTTGAATGCACCAAAATTCTATGAAGCTCAAAATAGAATGGTTACAAAAGGTGATTATGAAGCTATTCTTAGTCAACATGCCTTGGTAGATGAAATCAATGTTTGGGGTGGGGAAGAAGATACAGAAAATCCAGTCTATGGAAAAGTTTGGATTGCAATCAAACCTGTTGGTGCTTACAATCTAACAACAGCTCAAAAAGCTACTTTAACAACTTTCATGAATTCAAGAAATATTCTAACAATCAACCCAGAATTTATAGATATTTCATATTTCCACATTGATGTTTCTGGCACAGCATATTACAGTCAAATATATGAATCCCAGTTAAATGTTGTACGAGATGATGTTGAAGGGGAAATCGAAGATTTCTTCGATGAAATGGATTCATTTGATTCCTTGTTTAAAAATGCAAAATTTACAACTGCTATCAACACTCTAACAAAAATCGAAAACACAGATTTAGAGATTCAACCATATTTCTATTTTTCCAAAGTTGGTTCTGGTAATTATCATTGGAAATTAGAAAATGAATTGATTCCTGGTTCTGTTGAATGTGTGATATCAGCAACAGAAGGGTTTTACGATGATGAATTAGGAAATATTTTAAATACATCGGGCAATGCTATTATTGGTGAAGTTGATTACACAACTGGTGAGATTGAAATTTGGCCAAATTTTAACATAAGCACAGAACAACCTATCACTGGTTATCGTGTAAATTTTATGGTGGAAAACAATGATGTATTCTATAAGAAAAACCGTAAAATAATACTTGGAACAATGAACATTACTTTAACGAGGTATATTTAATGATTATTTATTGTATTCAAAATTTAATTAATGGAAAAAAGTATATAGGGCAATCAATTTATTATAATTCCGAAGAAGAATTTCAAAAATCAAATTATTGGGGTTCCAGTTGTAATAAAGAATTATGGAATTCAATTAAAAAATATGGATTACAATGTTTTAAACGTTGGATATTAATTAAAAATATTTTTGATTTTAATGAGTTAGATAAATATGAAAGGTTATGGATTAAGAAATTAAAAACTAAAATTCCAAATGGGTATAACTTAGCAGATGGCGGCGGCGGTAGTAAGGGAGCTAAATGGAATTGGAACGAAATTTCTAAAAAAGCAATAAAGGGAAGGTTTGTTTTACCGGAAATTAGAAAAAAGATTAGTATAAAATTAACAGGTAGACATCGCGATGAAGCATCAAATAAAAAAACTAGTTCATCATTAAAAAATAGATATAAAAATAGTGAACATCATTTAAAAGGAAAACCGTCACATAATAAAGGGATACCTTGTTCAGAAGAACATAAATTAAAACAAAAAATAACTTGGAAAGAAAAAGTGAAACAAGGATATATTAGTCCATTGAAAGGTATGAAACAAGATGAAAATAGAAAAAAAATAAATAGTGAAAGTCATAAGGGAATTTATCCATCTGAAGAAACAAAACAAAAATTAAAAATTTCTAATAGTGGCCAAAGAAATGGAATGTTTAGAAAAAATCATAAAGAAGAATCTAAATTATTGATTAAAGAAAAAAGAAAACAACAAATTTGGAAAAAAATATGTAAAAAATGTAATACTGAATTCCAAAGTAATACCGGTAATAAAAATTTTTGTTATAAATGTCAAAAAAATATTCAAGATTATAAAAAGTCCAACGAATATAAAATAATAAAAATTCAAAATTATAAAAATAGAAAGTGTGCAAATATTTGTAAAAAATGTCATATTGAATTTATTAGTAATAGTAGTACAAGATACTTTTGTAACGAATGCAATAAATCAATAGTAAAACATAATCAAATGAAAAATAGAATTTATAAATTAAATTGTTGTCAATGCAAAAATGAATTTGAATCTAAAAGTAGTAGAACTTATTATTGTAACAATTGTAAAAAAGAAAAATTGCGGGTAGGAGGCAAGGTGCTTCAGTTGGCTCATAACCAACTTAAGGTGAGTTCGATTCTCACACCCGCTATTAATTTTACAGAAGGGGAATAAATGAAAGTAAAAAGATTGTTTGAAGAAGTCATTGAAAAATTTATCATTGACAACAATGAAAAAATTACTCTAAAAGGTGTCAGCAAAACACAGGATATGACATTAGATAGATATGCTTATTGGGATGGTGAATCTGGTAGAGCACAAGTAAAAGAAACTTCAGATAATTTACAGTATTTAATGAAAAAATATAACATTCCCAGCAATCATGTATTCAAACAAAAACCAAGATGAAAGTTAAAACTTTATTTGAAGATAAAGAAAAACCAATTATCAAAGTATGTTCATATTGTAAGAGAACTAAAATAAGTGAAGGTGTTTGGAAAAATGAAAAAAGAGATGAAAAAACTGAAAGAATTTCTCATGGAATTTGTCCTGAATGTGTTAAAGTTCACTGGCCACATGTAAGGAAAAAATGAGTGATCAAAAATTTCTTTCTATTTTTATGGATCGTTTCTTAACTCCATATATACGAGAAACGTATTCTAAATTTGAAATATTTATCAGAAGTTACCTTGAATACTGTGAACAACAAGGTAAGATAATTCAACTCATCTATGATTTTTTACACTACATAGATATAGATACACTTGAAGATGCTTATGACCCCTATAACAGCGATTCAGATGTTCTTGAAGAATATGTCAAGCAATATCTAAATTCCTTTCCGTTATATAGAATTACAGACATTGGTGTTAAAAAGCTGATCAAAAATGCGAAGGATTTTTACAGTTCAAAAGGAACTGAAAAGTCATATGATTTTATTTTCCGATTAATGAATCATATGGGAGCTTTTAGTTTCTACTACCCTGGTGACCACGTCTTTCTTTTATCAGATTCAAATCACACACTAGACGAAACTTCAAAAATTCATGATAATTACTACTCAGCTTTCTACACATATGAAATTCAATCCACAATGTATGGATATGTGGAATTAAAAGATATCATCGAACTTTTACTTCACCCCGCTGGTTGCAAGTGTTTCTTTTTGAGAATAGTTGAATGTATTGGTACATTGCTTCCAGCTCTTCAAGATCAAAATCCATATACACTAGCATTTGCAAATGAAATCATATCAGCATACCAGTTTCAAAATTTTGATACTTACAACTTAGTGTATCAAGCTTCAGCTCTTACTGTTGCTGATTTAAATAGCAGCCTCAGAGGAATTGGAAAAATGACCTTTGAAGATTGGGGTGATACATTTTATCATATGGAACAATCAGCTTTAAATTTTGATTATTTTTATCATCAGTTATCAGTGTACAGAACGTTACTACCGTAAAAATAAAACGAGGTTAAAATGAAAGTAAAACAATTATTTGAAGATATCAAAAAATATAAAATATATCATGATGCACAAGGAAGATGATTAGAAATTGGCAATACCTATTATGTATTAAAGACAGATGCATTTAAACATTACAAAGATTCATCTGGAGAATATCGAGTTGATAATTGGAAAGATTTTATTGTATTTAGTGGTAGTTCAAAAGTAAAATGTCAAGAATGGATAAAAAAACACAGTGAAAGTAAAACAACTCTTTGAAGGTATTTCAAATATTGTCGGAACTTTAACACAAGATGTTTTAAACTAGGTTGAAAGACAACAGGATCAAATTAATTTAAAAAACCTGTAACTGAAATTCATTACAATCAAGGTCCTTACCAAGTAATGAAGAATGATAAAAGTGCTTATGGAATACATACAATCATTTAGATAGTTCATTAGGAACTAAAAGAACAGAGGGTTCTTGTAATCAAATTGAGGGTTGAATGAAAAGCATTGAAAAAGAAATATCAAGATTGAAAAAATTACAAGATGCCATTCCAAGATTGCCACATCCAGATGATATTAAAAAATCTTTGTAATACCTGTGGAAATTAAATAACTGCTTTTATAAATAATTTTAAAGGAGTATAGAATGCAAGTAAAGAAATTATTTGAAGTTGAAGAAGCATCAGAAAAGCAAAGAAGGATTCAAAATGCCAATCCAAATTTATCTGATGAAGATGCTCATAAATTTGTCAAAAGTATCAAAACAAGTGGTAATAAACTATCAAAGGGTAATTTGACAGATGAAGAAAAAGATGAGAAGATAAAGAAGATGATGAAATTAAATCCAAAATTATCATTGGCTGATGCAAAGGCATTCTATAACAAGAAATGAAAGTGGGCAATTTATTTGAAACTGATATGGAACGAATTAAAAGATATAAATCTCAGATTGAAGAGATTAAGAAAAAGATCTCCAAAGATGGCGATCCTTGGGGAGAAAGACAGAATGAAATCAATGAAATAAAATTTCACATTCATCAAGAGGAGAATAAGAAATGAAAGTAAAAGAATTGTTTGAAGAAAGTGAAAATAAAAAAGATGATGATAAAAAGAGAAAAGAAGATGAAAAGAAAGCAAAATTGTTCGGAAAAATGTTGAAGTCGAAAAAGAAAAAACGGCCCTTTAAGTGGGCCGATTAATAAAGGAAGTAAAACATGGCGTCAATCTTCACCGATAAACAAAGGGTTTTAAATGCATTAGCAACAAAACAAGAAGTCAATCTCTATCTTGCAATTGGCAGAACGTCTGTATGGGCAGATGAATTAAACCCACCTACACCACTCGCTACAGATTTGACTTTAACTGAACTCATCTACATTAAGAAAATTTCAGTTAAACATATGGTCATTGATGATGATCCATATGATGTTTATGGACCAGATGTCCAAGTTGGTGGATATGATTATCACTTCGTTGCTGATGTAGATGCTTTTAACGAAAATGCAAGATCAGTATATTTTTCAAATACTATTTACTATTCTGATATTGCTCCAATAAATACAACATTTAGACAAACTGGAATTCTTCTGAATCCAGAAGGAGCTGGCGGTGTGTTATTAACAGCTGTTGAGTATCTAGGTGCTAATGTAATTGATCAAGGTGAAGTTCTTTACATCAACAATCACACATATGTTACAAGAGATCCGAGTCAAAGTGAAAAGTTCGAAATCATTTTGAATTTTTAGGAGAATAAAATGAAAGTAAAAATTTTATTTGAAGATAAAATTAAAGTCACAGGTCAAAGATATTATAAGATACAATCAGCTGATAGAAAGAAAATTCAACAACTTACAAAATTTAGTAGAACATTTAATGATGAAAATGAACTTAAAAAATATATTAAAAATCACCCTGATGTTGAAGTGTTCAAAAAAGAAATTGTAAAAGAAAATAAAAAAGTATAATTCAAAATGAGTAAAATAAATTCCATTCTCAGTGAAATGTTAAATGAAACAAAAAATCAGATTACTGAAAGTGTTCTTGATCCACTACAAGATGAAATGTGTTCTGAACTTTGGGATAGCAACAACAAATTACTCAAGTCAGCAAAAAAATATATCATTGATAAATTAGATGCTTGGTTGAAAACTAAGACTGATAAAACATACAAAAATGTTTTTATTTTAGGTTCAATGACGGGGTTTCAATATACAAAAGATTCTGATATTGATGTTAATTTTGTTATTGATATGCCAGAAGATGAGATGAAAAATATACTTCGTAAACCAATTAATATTGAATTAAATGAAAAACCATTACCAGGAACAGAACATCCTGTTAATTACTATGTCAGTCCTAAATTCAAAGAAGAATGGAAAAAAGAGGGCGGTATTTATGATGTATTAGAAGATAAATGGATTTCTACTGCTGAAAAAGAAGATAATCAGATGGTTATTCGTAATTATAAAACATCAATGGAAATTGCAAGATTTTTCACTTCTGGATTAGATATTGTTATGGCTGAATTTTATTCTGATAAAGCTGCTTATGCAAGTTATTTGGAATATGGTAAAAAGATATCTGAAAAAGAACAAGAAGATTATCAAAAATTGCTAAGTTTAAAATTACAAGAAATTTTAGCTGATATTGACAGTATTTACATTGCTAAACATCTACTGAAATCATTAAGAGCTGAATCTTTAGAAAAAGATTCAACATTAGAAATCTCGTCTCAGATTATTGTTAAGGATAATTTAAATAATTCAATCAACAACTTAATTTACAAGTATATTGAAAAAATGGGATATTTTAAACGTATACAAGATATTTTAGATGAAAAAGCTAAATGGAAGGAAATGGTAGATGCTACCTAAAGGAATATGAAAGTTAAAATTTTATTTGAAGAACCTCTACAATATATAGATAATCAACTCAATAACCTTAGAGATGAAGTGAATGATCTACGCGCTAAATATCTCAGTGCATATAACAGTGGTAAAAGCTTAGAATCAATTACAACTTATATGAAGCAAATAGAAGAATTAAACAAAAAAATAAGAGATTTAGTCATGCAAAAGAAAAAAATAAAACCTGAAGTATCAAAAACAAAAGAAGGAGTAAATAATGGCGCGATCGCTTAACATTTTTCCATATTACAGCACTCATCTTGATCAGGCAGCAAAAAAGTATAAGAATGTTCTATTTGTACCTGGCAAAGCTCCTCAAGCTCGTGAACTAACAGAAACACAAACCCTTTTACATGAACAACACACTCTCAACTGGAATTCAATGTTTAAGAATGGTTCTGTTACTGACGGGTGCAATCTTGCAATTGCTTTAAATGATCCATATGGAGCTGCAACAGCTAATCTTCCAGAAGGTAAATTTTACTTTGAAGGAAGAGTATTAGAAGTAGAAGCACAAGAACTTGAAATACTAGGAGTAGGAACTGAAAATATTGGTTTTTACATAGAAGAAACTTTTGTTACTTATTCTGAAGACCCAACTTTAACAGATCCTGCTTCAGGATATAGCAACTACAATTTGGATGGTGCACATCGTTTGATGATTGAAGTCAAACTTGTCAAAATCGTAGATGTACCAGTTGGAACAAGACCAACACTTCCTGCAACATCCAAATATGCTGATGAAGAAAATGTTGTTACTATATGGAATCTGATAGATGGGGTAGTTCAAAATTTCTTACGTAAACCTGGTTATTCACTTCTAGCAGATGTTATGGCAAAAAGAACATATGACGAATCTGGAAATTATCTAGTAGAAGGGATGCGTTTAAAAGCTGAAGCATCTACAACAACTGGTAAAATAAAAGTAGCTGTAACACCTGGTATTTGTTATGTAAAAGGGTATGACAATACTTACATTGTACCAAGAACAATAGAAGTTGACAAAGCGTTAACAACTGAACAATATACCCTCGAACCTCATGCTTTTGATGCTTATGAAGTAAGCTACCAATTATTTCACCCATTTGTTGTCATCGATCCTACTGTAGAACTTATTACTGTAACAGCAGTTGTGGCTGAAACTGTTTCTATCACAAGAGGTTCTGGTGATTATGATACATTTGAAGATCCTTACGGATTAGTATTTTCAAGCATCGAAAGCATTGTTAGTATTCCTGGATATATTGAAACAACTGATTATGTTTTAGCTGCCGATCAAATTCATTGGGTTGGCAACAGACCCTCAATCAGAACTGATTATACAGTTTCATTCAGATATTACAAAAATGCTGTTCGAGATACTGATTTCAAAATTGAAGCAGATCCAACTGAAACAGATGGTAACGTTTACCAAATTACATGGGGTCTTGGTGGTGATGATCCTGCTGTTGGAACAAATGTTCTTGTTAATTATTCAGTCTACAAAGCAAGAACAGATTTATTTGCAATTGATAAATTTGGAAAAATTGTAGTTAAAACAGGTACACCAACTCTTTACAGTAAAACAGTTATTCCACCTTACAATGAAGAGTTACTGCCACTAGGCTGGATTAAGTTTATGCCTGGACTAGATTATGGCAGTGCAATCATCTACGAATATCGTTATGAACGCACAACAATGTTTGAATTGCATCAGTTAAAGAAACGCGTAGATGACTTAGAGGAAAATGTAGCTGCACTGGCCTTAGAAGGTGAAGCCAAAGAAGGTGAACTAGCTACAACATTAAAAGGCATTTTAGTAGATCCTTTCAATACTTTCTACAAGGCGGATGCTACTCATACTGATTTTTATGCATCGATGAACTTGATGGATGGTGAATTGTACATTGTATCTTTAAATTTGGCTTTTGGTTTAGAAAGAGATTCAGATACAGAAACCAACATTACAAAATATGCTGACAAAGAAGGCTATGATAAACTGATTACTTTAAAATGGCTTTCAGATACAGCATTTTTTGAAAATATCTTAAAGACAGATTTGATGAACCTGAATCCTCATGGCTACATAAAAAATCTACCATATGCTACGATGAATCCAGCTATTGATGAATGGATAGATGAAACTGTAACCGAAGTAACTGTCATTGAAGATGAGATCATAAGAACTACGATTAACAATCATCAGTTACAATGGGTTTCAGCTCCTACAAATGATACAGTTTTACAAAAAGAGAGTAGAAATCAAATCGGATCTAACATATCTCAAGGCAATGCAAGTGTGAAAGATCGTCTTGTTACTTATGCTAGACAAAAATGGGTTGACATAAAAGGATATAGTTTCGAACCAGCAGGCATTCTTGGTGCTACATTTGGTGGACAAGCTGTAACTTTGATTGCAGAGAGTCCTTATATGCAAGGCACTGGTGTAAATGCTGCAAAGATCATAATTGCTGCTGATGGTTCTTGGCATGCTAAATTCTATATCCCAGCTGGGGTTGAATGTGGAAATATTCAACTTAAACTAACAGATGAGTATGACAATGAAATCTCCGTTATTTACAAAGCAAAAGGAATTAATAGAGTAATTGAAAATAAGACCATTATCACAAAAACATATGAACAAACTATCGACGTATTTGAGATTTTAAAAGCTCAAGTAGCAACAGGTGTTGTTGATGAATCGGGGGATGGCGGAAGCGGTGGAGGTGCAGCCAGAATAGGAAAAGAATGGCAAGCAGAAAGTGGAGATGTTACTCACGATCCTCTTGCACAATCCTTCATATTTGCTGCTGATCACTTGCTTACAGCTTTAGGGTTTTACTTTGGAACAAAAGCAGATGCTGAAGCAAAGCCAATGGTACAAGATGATTATTACAACTATAATGCATTTGCTCCTGAATTACCAGCTATCTTAACAATTGGTTATATGGTCAATGGTTTACCTGATTCCAAAAACATCATTCATATGCAAGAGATTTATCCAAGTGAGATTACAACCTCTCTTTATGGAACTGTTGAAACAAAAATCACTCTTCAAAAACCAGTTTTCATTCCAGCAATGCAAGAGTTTTACATTTCAATTGGTTCAAAATCAACTGAATATACAGTCTTTGTTGCAAAGCTTGGTCAAACAGATCTTGACTCTGGAAGCGTTGTCATGAAGCAAGCTTATCAAGATGGAGTTTTATTCACAAGTTCAAATGGCTTAACATGGTCTCCTGCACAAGATCTTGATATGACAATCAAGCTATACGAGGGCAATTTCGAAACAAGCGGATCTTTCATAACTGAAGAAATTGCAGCTCCAATAACTGATCCTGATCCTGCAAAACCAGCTTGGGCTGGATTTGGAAGATTCATATTCAAAAACACTTTCTCAGAAATGCCTTATTCACAAATCGAATATTTCTATTCACTAGATAGTGGTACTACTTGGACAGTATTTAATCCGGGTGATGAGATTGATACTGGTGCTGCTAGCACAAAAATACAATTCAAGGGTGTATTAACTGGAAATGGTAAAACAACTCCAATGGTCAATATTGACACTGCGTTAGTATTTTTCAAATACGATGTATCACAAACTGGTCAGTATAGAACAAAGGTTGTTGAAGATGCTCCAGCTTACAACAATATGAAGATCATTTTAGACGAATACTTAGCTAGCGGAACAAACATCATCAAAGAATTCAGTCCATTAGCTGATACTACACTCTGGTTCAGATTGGTTCATGATGCGATTGAAAGCACTGACCTTGAAAATGGATTTTATCGCAAAACATATGAATTCAATTTAGATTTACTGCAACGTTTAACTGTTACTGATGAAACAGGGTTTGCAGTTGGTGATGATGTTAGTCCTGATCCATATTCTGCAACTACAGCAAAAATTGTTGCTATAGATACTCTAAACAATTACGTATATGTAATGTTAAATAGTGATGCTGTTGCAAGATTTACTGTATCTGATACATTGGAAAGCAATACAACAAGCACAGCAATTTCAGTTGTTTACGATTACACTTCAGAACCAACCTGGTTTACAAACTTTACAGGAAGATTATTACTTGAGAGCACAAGCTATTGGAAATCACCTGTCGCGATGAATTACAGAATGATTGCTAGAGCTAAATAAGGAGATAGGATGAAAGTAAAGAATTTATTTGAAGCTCTTGCAGCAAATCAAAGAAATTATAAAACTACAGATCGAAGAACTAGATCTGCATTAGCAATTCATTATGATATTTGGCAAGAATTAAAAAAAATAGGAATAAATAATAATGTAGCTAGTAAAGAGGCTTATGATTTAGTTACAACTCGAGGAAAAGATAATACAACTAATAACAAAGAATTTGTAAATAGTATTATCGAAAAGGGTGTAAATAAAATTAATGCAGAAAATCTTTACAATAAATGAAAAAATAAAGGATGGATTAAATGAAAATAAAAAAATTATTTGAAGAGGTTTTACAAGAAATGACACAAGATGAACTCGATAAAAAACGGAAAGAGTTTGAACAAGAACTTGCTCAAGTAAAATCAGAATATCAAACCGCTGATTCTTCTAATAGAGCAAGAATATTACAGAAAATGCAAACTATAAAAACAAAATTGAACAGTTTGAAAATGATGAGAGCATCTGACAAAGTTAGCTTCAGAAATGGTGATAAAGATGATGATGAAACTAGAAAGGCTATTATTGCCAGACGCAAATTACATGTTCAAAGAGATGGCCAAGAAGAAAGGAGAAAGAGAGCATGAAAGTAAAAAACTTGTTTGAAGATAATGAAACACGACAAAAAAGAAATAAAGAAATTGATAAAAGATTATTTACAATTGGTCAAGAAATCGATAAATTATTTTCTATACCAGAAAATAAATGTTCTACAGATCATAATGAAAAAATTAAAAAATTAGATGCAGAGAGAAACAAATTAAGGGATAAAAGAAATATTCATGAATCATTAGGTAATGAGGGTTAAATATGCCAACACAACACAGACAAAAAAGAACAGGTGCATTACTTTTTCAACAAACAAAGGATGAAAATCAAGCTGTAAAAGATCGTCGTGAAATGAGAGAAATGAGATCAGAACTTCAAAAATTGAAGGATTTTATCTATCAACAAAACTTATTAAATACAAAATGATTTTATAAATAAATTTGGAGGAATAGTATGGAAAGATTCAGAAAGATGTTTGAAGATATAATGTGTCAACCTTCTTGTGAAACAACCCCCATTGTAAATAAAATAAACAATGGACCAATTAATTTTACTAAAAATTTCATGCAAGCAGGCCGAGCATTTCAAAAGAATATTGATGAATCTTCTATAGATCAAGGACAGTTGAATATGGGAATTCAAGTTGAATTTGAACACACTGATAGTAAAGATATTGCTAAAAAAATAGCATTAGATCATTTAGCAGAAATTCCTGATTACTACAACCGTTTACGAAAAATGGAAGATGAAGCAAGGACAAAAAAATAATGGCACTTATTACAGATCAAATTATTCTTACAGATCAAATAGCAATCTTTAGAACTAGATTCAATGAATTAATTGCTGAATTTTCAGATTTCACATTTGATCCATATTCAGGAGATTTAACATTTTCTGAAAATTTTACTCTTGAAGGTGAAGCTTATTTTGAACAAGAATATATTTATTTGAATTATGGTGAAACTGGAGCAGGAGTAACGCCTGGAGTTGCTGGAATAAGAGTTGATCGTGGAAGTTCCGCTGATGCAATTTTAAGATTTGAAGAAGCGACTGATCTTTGGAAAGTTGGATTAGATGGTGGGTCATTTACAGCATTATCACTGGTTGGACATACACATAATGATCTTTACTATACTGAATCTGAAATCAATCTTATTTTAAATGATTATTGCCAAATAAGCGAATACTATACTTCTGTAACTCTTGATACAATGTTTGGGAATTATTATACAAACACTGAAGTTGATACATTGCTAGAAAGTTATATTAAACAAGATGCAAGTTCTGTCGGCAATCCAAAGGTATTTCGTTATCAAGGAAATGTTTTAGATGATGCATCAGTTGATTTACCACCTGTGACTAATTCTGGTTTTGGTTGGGTAATTGCTGGAGCAAATGAAGAAAGATCAATGTTTGCAATAGATGCAGATGGAACAGTTACACTAATTTCAAATTCTACAAATGTAGTTGCAAATGCAAATACTGATGTTAAATTATGTATTGGTTCTGATGCTTATGAACCTATTCATATTAAAAACAGATTAGGCGGAACAAAGAATTTCAATATAGTATTTTGGTTTGATTGATAAAGGAGAAATAAAATGAAAGTAAAAAGATTGTTTGAAGAAAACAAAAAGAAAATTGGTCAAATAATTAGTCGCAAACATGGTTTACAATTAATTAAAGATGGGAAAGCAGAATCTAATGGTACTGTAACTGGAAATGATGGTAAGAAATACACTATTTTAACTCGATATGATACACAAACTACGTGCCATTTTCCTGTAAATGAAAATGTTAATATTTCTGAATCAGAAGAAAATCAAGGCAAAGATTATAAAGAAGCATTTCAAAAATATGTCGATGAAAGGAAAAAGTTAAAAATTAAAATTGATTATGAAAAAGATGAAAAAAGAAAACGTGACTTACAACGTCAATTTGCTGATTTAAAAGATGAATTCTATAAGAAATGGCATTGAGGAGTAAAAATGGAAATCAAACAAATATTTGAAGAAGTTTTAGAAGAGGATAATACAGCGGAAATTAAGAGGTTAGAAAAAGAGTTGGAAAGTTGGAAAGATGAAAAATTTGATGCTAAAGATCCAAAAGATATACAAGATGCAGAAGAAGAAATCAAAAAAATAAAACAAAAAATAAAATATTTAAAGGGTGGACTAGATGAATCACAACTTTCTGAAATGGCTGCCGATGAAAAGAAAAATAGACTAGATGTATTAAATGCAAAACTAAATGAAATTACAGTTGAAATTCGAACTTCTGATGACAAAGACCCGGCAAGGAAACAAACTTTAAATCAGAGACGAACTGAAATACAAAAACAAATCAATACTTTGAGAATGGTTGAAGTCACAAAATAAATGAGTGTAAATATAGATGTAACAGTTGCAAGTCCAGTACAAATAAATGCCGAGATTGTTGCAACACCACCAATTATTGCATCTACAGGAACAGTTGTAAACCATAATTTACATCCTGGTCTTCAAGGTGGACAAGCTGCACAATATTATCATTTAACTTTAGAAGAACATAATAATATTTCAAACATAGGTTTACATAATTCATCTAGTGATTTACAGGGTGGACAATCAGAGCAATATTATCATTTAACATTAGAGGAACACACAAACAAAATTTCTGGTTCTGGAACTGTAAATTACATTCCGAAATTTACAGGAAGTCATGTTTTAGGAAATTCATTAATTAGTGATGATGGCAGTACCGTAAATGTAAATGGAAAATTAACTCTTAATTCACTATGGTTTAATGTTGGCAATAATATTATGATGAATAGTCATGACCCATCAACTTTAGATGTAAGTGCAGAAGACAATATTTATATGGGTTATGCGTCAGGTTGGGGTAATTTTGTAAGTACAAATAATACTGGGTATAGAAATGTGGGTATTGGTATAGCATCATTACAAAGAATCGAAAGTGGTCATCATAATATTGGAATTGGCTCAAATGCTTTAGAATATTTAGTTAGTGGAAATGCCAATATAGGTATAGGTCATGATGCGGGGTATAATAATATTTCGGGTTCTTCAAATATATTTCTTGGTTATCGAGCAGGTTATTATGAAACAGGTTCTAATAAATTATTCATAGACAATACTCAAAGAGCCTCAGAAGCAGATGCAAGAACCAAAGCATTGATTTATGGTGAATTTGCTTCTACTACTGCGGCACAAAAATTATATTTAAATTCGAATGTGTATGTGAGTGATAATATAATAGCCTCACAAATTCCTAAAGATAGTCACAGTACACAAACACAATTTTATTTGAAATATGATGGAACTGCATTTACAACAGATACAGATAGAAGTATTTATAATATGCAGGTGGAGAATTTTGTAAATTCTGGTTCATTATCTATGCCTCATACATTTCTTGTTTCTGGCAAATTTACTTCCTATCAGATGGGGACAGGGAATATAGCCTATGTTGTAGGACTTGATTCAAGTGCAGTAACAAAAGGAACAACCCAACAAGTAGAAGGTATTGCTTCTCAAGCACAAACAAGAGGCGGAATTACAACTGATTCTTATGGACTTCTAGACAGTGTTTATGCATTATCAGTTGGCAGTAAAACACCAGTTATAACAAATGCATATGGTTTAGATGTTTGTGTATCTGCAAGAAGTTACTATGGTACTTCAGCTAATATTGTAAATGCATATGGTATACGTTCTAAAGTTGGTGCTGAATTTACCGATACAGGTACAGCAAGTATAACAAATGCTTACAATATCAAATTATGTAACTATACTCCTGATCCAACCATGGATGGTACTGCATTACCTGTTGTAAATCTCTATCAACTCTACATTGAAAAGCCTACTTGGGGTTCTTCAATCAATAAGGCAATTTATGTAACAGGTGGAGATGTAGAATTTCATGATGGCGATGTAAGTGCTGATAGGATGGGGATTGGAATACTCGTCCCCGATGCTTCTGCAATTTTAGATTTAACTTCTACTGCAAAAGGTTTTGCTGAACCAAGAATGACTACAACTCAAAGAACAGCAATATCTGCACCAATTGAGGGATTACAAGTTTATGATTCAACTTTACATCAACCATATTACTACAACGGATCTACATGGAATGGATTAATAAATTCAACAGGTACAAGCGGATATGTTCCAAAATTCACATCCGCTACAAAAATTGCAAACTCGCCAATTTATATTGATGGAAGTGATAAAGTCGGAATAGGAACGATTGCACCATCAGCATCGCTTGAAATTATGGGATCCTACGACAAAATATTAAGACTTTCAGACTCAGGACTTGCTCATGGAATGACAAGTATTGTTCCAACAAATGTATTTTTTTCGATGGAAGAAGGCGTAAACGATAGAGGTTGTGCTAGTTTTAGAGGATTGTGTGGAAATTATGCTAACATGTCGGCTCTTGGCTTTATCGGTATAAGTGGCCATACTGCCCCTACTTCACCTGTTATTGCATTTTGGAGTGGCAAAAAATCAGGAACAAGTTATGGGTTATTGGCGGCAACAGATCCTGCATTTGCGTTTCAAAACTACACAACAAGATTGATGACGATTCTTGGTAGTGGCAATATCGGCATCGGCACAACCACTCCTGACAAAAAACTAGAAATTAACTCCGCAACGGGCGACTGTCTAAGACTGACTTACAACGATGCAGATGGATCGGCAACCTATTATACAGACTTTGCCGTATCTTCAGCGGGGAATCTTAAAATAACTCCAAGTGGAGGGGTTACAAATATTCAAGGCATTGTGGAATATGCTGACAATGCCGCTGCGGTAACAGCAGGGTTAGCAGTTGGGGATTTGTACAGAACAGATGATGTTTTGAAAATAGTACATGCATAAGAGGTAAAAAATGATTAAAATTACAATTTACAAAGGAAATACAGAAACGATAAATGTCAATTTAACACAATCAGGCGCTGTATATCCTTTAACTGATCTTAAATTAAAATTTATAGCAAAAAAAACATTTACTGATTTAGATACAGATGCATTAATAAATAAAGAATTTGTTATTGATGATCCATCTTCTGGTATTGGTATTTTATCTCTTTTACATACAGATACAGATATACCAGCTAGAACATATCAAAGTGAAATAAAGTTATACAAAAGTGATGGAACATTTATTAAAACAATAGATGTTGGAACTCTTGTAATTTCTGATGTAATTTTAAGGGAGGTTTAAAATGGATAAAATGTGGATTATGGCAAGTGACTTTTTTCCTCACACAAATCCAAGTCAAAAATTTGTAAATTGGTCTGACACTTTGAATGACTGGGTTTTGGATGAAGAACGTTGGTTTAACTATTGTGTTGACATGGCTAATCGTGGTGTCAACATGTTTCGTTGGTTGGGCTGGAATTGTTGGTTTGATTGGTATGCTGAATTCAAAGATTATAAACACAATCTAACTCCATGGATTCAAGTTTCTCCTGGTGTATATGATCTTAGTCAAAAGAATAAGAGATATTGGGAAATTGTAAAACGCATGATTGAAATTGCAAATTATCCATCGCAAACTGCTGGAATAAACGCTCCCGGTATTGCAATTAAAATTGATTTAGCTTATCAATATGACAAAGATAAGGATGATATTAAGAAAAATCCATTTAGAAATAATAACAATGGTGTGCATAGTTTATTAGAAGATGTCGCTTTCCCATTCTTTGAAGCATATTGTCTTGAATGGTTCAAATTGAAAAATGAAGGACTTAATATTAAATTTGGTATGGGTAATGAGATGGGTGATAATAGTTTATATTTTGGTTTCAAGTTACTTCAACTAATGGATAGAGAAAAGATCTGGATCTTTAGTTGGCCAATTTGTGCTAGAATTCCTCTTGACGATAATGATATCTTTAAAGAATTTCCTAAATTTGTTACTAAAAATAATTTGTTTATGTGGTATCCTTTGCGTCAATACAGAGAATGGGATGCTGGAGTAAAACGGGTTGTTCATCATATGGGTTATCCATTTAATGGTATAGATGTTCTCGAACATGTTGGTGAAAATTGGTTCACTCATCCTATTGGAATTGAATTAAGTGATGATGGTTGTATGGGTCAAGCAGGCAAACCAAAAGCTGCCCAGTGGTATGCATTAGTAAAAAGGATTGTTACATGGAGAGGGACTGATGCTGTTAATTGGCCATGGATTGAAATTGACCATCCTTACATTGCAATTGAACATTTACCTGATGATGCACCTTGGGATATTTGTAAAGAAGAACAGCTTGCTGTATTTGATGCAATAGCAAAAGCATATCATGAACATTTACCAACATTGGAAAATTTTGGAAAATGGACAAAATATTATGTGAGACCCGAATGTCTGATTGGTGAAGTTAAAACAGAAAAATGTTGGGATGGATCTATAATCACAACCCACATCTGTGAAAATGGAAAATGGAAACCTACTGGAGCTATTTGTCCAGTTAAACCCCAGCCAATTAAGAAAAAAACACTATGGCAAAGAATCATTGATGTTAAAAGATGGACATGGCAAGGATGGTTAGCTTTTGGTATTTTATTATTAATTTTATTTTGGGTGGCATGTTAAAGTTCTACTAAATATAAACTGATTTTTTATTATAATATAATTGTTAAATGGAGGTTTGTCATGAAATGTAAATGTGAATATGCTAATAGATGTGATAATGATGTATGTCATCACAAAACAATTCATGATCATATAATTGATTGTGAATATGAATATTGCAATTGTATTAAAAAAAATGTAAAATGTGTAAAAATACTTGAATTGACTCAAGTATCTAAAAGAGAAAAAATTGCAAATATTTGTTGGGAAAGAATAAAAGCATACGGTCGACATGAACAACTTAATGAAAAAATGTTTAAAGAACGTTTAGACTGGACATCTATTGATAAAGATATCAAAAAAATAATTATGCATGTAATAGAGGAGGTTGATTCAAATGAGGGAATCTCTAGCCACAATTCAGAAGATCAAAAATCTTAGACCTATTCCTAATGCTGATAAGATTGAAGTAGCAGAAATATTAGGTTGGGAATGTGTTGTAAAGAAGGGTGAATTCAAAGTAAATGATTTGATTATTTACATTGAAGTTGATGCAGTTTTACCTTCAGATAATCCATATTTTGATTTTATGAAAGAAAGAAAATACAGAGTTAGAACAATCAAACTTCGTGGACAAATTTCACAAGGACTCGTTTGTCCATTATCAATTCTTCCGAAAGTTACTGTACATTGTGAAGAAGGTTCTGATGTTACAAAAGTTCTTAATATCAAACACTATGAAGATCTTTTACCGCAAGTTGACGTAGAACCAGAAAAATCTAGTAAATGGGCAATCATCAGATATATTAAACGTCATGTGATTTATAAAAAATATTTCCATAAAAAACTGAAGGGCGGATTTCCTAGCTTCCTAAAAAAGACTGACGAAGAAAGAATTCAAAAACATCCTAATTGGTTAAATTATGATTATCCTGTTTACATAACTGAGAAAATTGATGGAACATCTGCAACATACTTTGTTAAAAAAGTAAATATGTTTAATACGATTTTTGGGGTGTGTACACGAAATTGTTATCAAAAAACAATAAGACCTTCTTATTATTGGAATATTGCTATTAAAGAAAAAATTGAAAAGAAATTAAAACAAGCTCGAAAAGATCTTGGCATTGATATTTGTATTCAAGGTGAAATTATTGGTCCTAAAATTCAAGATAATAAATATAAAAAAACTGAACTTGAATTTTATGTGTACAATGTATATGATATTACAAGACAAGAATATTTTTGTTTTGCTGATATTAAAGATTTTTGTTCTGCATATAGTTTTAAAATGGTACCTATTGATTGTGAAAATACAGGTTTAATTTGTGTAATGGGGAATGTATCACAAGCAGTAGAATATAGCAAGGATCAAAGCAAAATAAATCCTACTATAAAGAGGGAGGGCATTGTTGTCCGCAGTGTATTAGATCAAAAAGAATTAAGTTTCAAAGTAATTAATCCTGAATTTTCCTTGGAGTATAATGAATGATAATTTGTGATTTTTGTTATTGTAAAAACGAAGGAGAAGTTGAAAATACTTGTAATATAACTCACAAAAACTTGGAATATGTTGAAGGTGTTGGAATAGCAGTTGAAAATAAAGATTGTCCATTAGATCATGTCAAATTGAAAAATGGAGTTGTACGTTTTCCAATAAAAAACAATATGGTGAGGATTAAAGATGACAGAAAGAGCTAAAATAGCTGCAAAACATGCTTTACAAAAAAGAATTGAACCTAAATCAGAAATTTGTCCTGTTAGTAGTAAAAGGAAAGTAGATAAAAATTTTATTTTACAATATCGCTATGCTGATGAACATTGGGAAAAAAGTTTTATGCATCAACTATTTCCAAAAGACAAAAACAATTGGAAAACAATAAAAAAATACAAAACAGCAGCAGATGCGCAAGTTGTATTAGAAAAACATAAAAGAGAGTGGTTAGCATTAAAAAGAATATATGAATATAGAATAATTGAAAAGGAGAAAAGATGAACACATGGGCATTAGAAATGGGTTTTTGGACTGTTGTATTGGCACTTGATATCTGTGGTTTGATATTTGCACTTTGTAGTTACTATATGGATAAAAAAATGAAAAGGAGTATAAAATGATCAAAAAAATTATCAACTTTTTTTGTAATGTTTACAATTATCTTTTCCACTACATGTACATTATTCAATTCATGTATCTACCAGAGCATGAAATGTATGATTGTTATGTTTTAGCTGGAAGACAGGTTGTTTGGACTACTATTTCACAAAAGCACAAAAAAAAGAAAGATGCAAAAATCGATATGGAAATAGTTAAAAAAACTCATCTATTTAGAAAATGGCGCATCATTCGCGATTATAAAAAGAAATGAAATTACTTTTTATTTTTAGTAATCGCGATGCACAAATGATATTTCTAAATACAACTTCTGGAATAACAAGAAGAGCCGTTGAAATTGAATTAACAAAAGAACAAGAGGAAAAACTAGACATTCAAAAAATTGGTGCGAATTGTGGAAAAGATGTTTTTGAATCTCTAGAATCAATTTCAAAAATAGTATAATGTTTAAAAAATTCTTTCGTGGGCTATTTCATAAAAAAGAAAAAGAGTCTCTGTATATCAACCCCTATTTTACCACTTATATCGATGAATCATTAACAAATAAAAATCTTAGAAAATATGATACAAAACTTTTTGTCCCTTTTAAACAATCAAAAATAGGTAAAACAGTAAAAATTCTTACTAATAATAAAATAGAAATAAAATTAAAACCTTGGGATTTTGAAAAAATGGGTATTAGCGAAGAACAATTAAAAGAAATTACAGAAAGGTTAATTGATAATATAACAGCAGATCTAAATAGAGAACTTATAACTGGAAGAAAATCTAGTGACTAATAAACTGCTTGAAACTTGTTTAACAATAGCTCGACATTATTTGCCAAAACATTCACGAGCTGATGGTTATAAACACTATTCCTTCATAATTCAAAAAAATCAATTAATTGAATGGGCAACAAATCGTTCTGGACCCCCGATAATGTACCTTGGCTACAAGAATCACCAAATGATTCACTCTGAAACTCAAGCATATAAAAAGGCAAAGGGATTATTACATAAAGAAAGTTTTGAAGTGATCAATATTCGTTTAAATTCAAAAGGTGAATTGAAAATTTCTAAACCTTGTCATTGTTGTACGGTATTTTTACGAAATTTAGGTTGTAGAACAATATGGTTTTCTCAATCGTATGAAAATATTTTTTCTAAAGTAATATTGTAAATTTAACCCTTCTTTTATAAATATATTATATGAAGAAATTAAATAAAACAATAAAATTAGGATTTTATGAAATATAGTGATTAATTTACTAAATAAGAATTTAAAATAATATATAATAAAAATATGATATTAACAGACAAACAAAAAAGTAATTTTTTAAAAAAATTTATACAAACTTCTTCAAATGATTGTTGGGGATGGACTGGTGCTAAATTTAAAAAAAATGGTTATGGAGCATTTGGCATAAACTATAAAATGAAATTAGCCCATCGTGTTTCATATGAAATTTTTATAGAGCAAATTCCAACAGATCTCTGTGTTTTACATAAATGTGATAATCCACTTTGTGTTAATCCAAATCATTTATTTTTAGGAACACATCGAGATAATATGCAAGATATGGTTAAAAAGAGTAGACAAGGAAGAAAATTAACTAAAGATGAGATAAAAGAAATTAAAAAGAGTTCTTTAACTCAACAATTAATTGCTTCTAAATTTAATGTAAGTCAATCTTTAATATCTTTTATTAAAAATAATAAACAATGGAAATATATAAATTAAATAAAAATTAAATGGAGGTTTAAGATGACATTACGAGAGATTTTATCGATTCGAGACAGTATCAACAAGTTAGCAAATTCACACAATTTACCTATTAAGGTAATGTATGCAGCCGGAAAAGCTTTGAAGCAAATTCAAGATTTCATGGATGCTCATAATAAGAAAAACACTGCATTGTATAATGAATTGGGTCAATTTGTTATGGTTCCTGATCCTGCAGATCCAACAAAAAAGATCCAAGATCGTGAAGGAAGAAAAGAAATCATTCCTGAAAACATGGACAAATACAATGAAAAATACAATGCATTGTTAGATGAAGATGTTGGAGATATTTATGATTTCAAAATCAATCTTTCTGATCTGAAATCTGATTTTGTTTATTTGAAAGAATTTGCAAAAACATTCGATGAAAAAGTTGACGGTCTAATTGCAGCAATGAAAGAGTTTGAAAAAACTCCAAAGGATGATTTTATAAGGGCTAAGTTAGAACTTCTATGCAAAGAAATTATGAAAATTACTTCTAGCATGAATGAAAAAGTAGAATCTTTGAAAAATAATTCTCAATTTGCCGTTCTAGATTTTGGCAATTTACAACATTGGATTGTTGATGATTCCAATGAATCAAAAGCTAGTTAGTATTTTATCAATTCTTACTATATTTACAATAATTTTAGCTGCTATTAAATTTTACTATATTCCTACAATGTCATGGGAAGTAGTTTTTGCTCCTATCTTGATGTTTATATGTATTTTTGTTTGTACAATTATCCATCTAGCGAGGAAACCATGAAATGGATTGGAATCATTCCGGTATTTTATGTCAATAAGATTGGAAAATATTATTCTACTCATGGTGCATCTTATGGTTTCTTTATAAAAATCAGAAAAGATTATAAAAATGATATTGGTTTACTTGCTCATGAATATGAACATGTAAAACAATTTTGGTGGAGAGGATTTTTAATCCATAAGTATTTGTATAAATTTTGGAAATATTATAGATTCAAATGTGAATTGCGCGCATACATAAAGCAATGGCAAATGGGAAGCAAAGAAGAATATACAAAAAATTTATTTGTAACTAGAATTTATTTAGGTTACAAATTAGGCTATTCACGAGAATATATACTAGAAAAATTTAACGAAGGTCAATACAAATGAGCGATCCAAAATATGAAACTACAGGAAATTTGAATGATCGTGTTATAGAAGAATGTTCTGAATTGATAAAGGAATTATGTAAAGCTAAACGTTTTGGTTATTTCAATTATCATCCGCTAGATTCAGAAAAGATTTTAAACATTAACAGAATTCGAAATGAAATAAAGGATTGTGAAAAAGTATTTGAACAATTAAAACAATCAATGAATGATGCGGAATACTTGCGCAATAGAATTTTAAAAACTCTTGGAAAAATTTCATAAAGGGGGTAAAATGCAAGAATTTATTGAAAAAGAAATTGAGTGGAATGAGAGAAAGATTGATAGGAATATCAAAGAAATCAAAGCGCTTCAACAAAAAGTAGAAGAGTTAAAAAAAATTGGTGAGAAATTAAAAAACGATACATCTACTAAGCAAGAGGGCCAGTTACTACAGGAGGATAAAAAATGAATTACATGAAAACATTACCCGAAGAAGAATATTGTCAAATACCATTTGCAGAAATATTTGATTTTGCAAAATTTAATGTTGGAGATTCTGTTATATTGAATTCTGGTGGACCTAAAATGGTAATTTCAAAATTCTGTTTAGAACTAGATGGAAATAATGTCAGATTGAAATGTTTAAAAGCTTGTTGTCAATGGTACGTTGAAAATGAATTACAAGAAATGTATTTTCCTGTACAATGTTTAAAAAAATTGGAGGATTAAGATGAAAGTAAAGATAAAGGAATTAATTGCCTTACAAAAGGCATTTCAAAAAATTGCTAGCTCAACAACCTTGAATCCGAAATCAATATATGGTGCAGCTAATGCAATAAGACAAATAAAACGAAAGATTGAGGATTATAAGGATTTGCGTAAAGAATGGTTTTTTAAACTAGGTGAAGTAGCTCAAATTAAAGATCCAAAAAATCCTGATCAAATGATCGATAATCCTCGCGGTGATAGAAAAATCAAAAAAGAAAATGAAGAACAATTTCGTAAACTAAATGAAGCATTTGAAGATGATGAAATTGATCTCTACAATTTCAAACTCTATCTTTCAGATCTAACAAAAAGTAAAAATGAAAATGAAAAATTTTCTATTGATGAAATATCAGATTTACTTCCTTGGATTGTGAATGATCTTCAAGAAAGAGAAGAAAAAGAAGAAGAAGAAGAAATAGTTGAAGAACTAGAAGTTGCTCCACAATGTTGAAAAATGACACTAGAGATTGAAAAATTTACAGAAGGATGGGATTCGCTTAAAACAGATAAAATAGTAGTTGTAGGTAGAGGCAAATGTGCCTCTAAGTACAAATACAAATCTGGAATTCTTGTTTTTACAATCAACAGTGCTTTAGAATTTTATCCAGATGCACATGCAACAGTAATAATATCTGCACATTACAATGAACTTAAAGATTTGCCTTTATTTGCTGATGCTACTATTTTACGTATATCTAGACAATATCAACAAGAAAATCATTTAATTCCTGGTTGCACACCTTCTATTTTCATTTCATTCTTACTGTACAAAATGAAAGCTGGTAGTACAATTTATTTACAAGGATTTTCAATGGATGAAGATTTTAATAAAAAATATCCTTCACCTCAACCAAGATGCAGAAATTACAATTGGAATAGACAAGTAGAAGCATTCAGTAAATGTCAACAATTAGCAACAAAAAAGGGTATTAATCTTATACTAATAGATGAAAATTCTAGATTACCTTTTATCAAAAAGGGAATCCCAAACGAAGAGGATTTAGATCATGGCTGATTATTACAATTTACTTGGACATGAATGGACTTTGAATCACACAAGTGGTACATACAGAATTGCTGTAGGGTTAAATAAAAATCTACCAGAAGATCTAGAAGATAAATTCAAAAAAATGTTAAAACAATATGGAAAGAAAACTATTACTGTGGATATTCCAGTAGCAGCACCGTGTCATACAAAAACCGATCCCGTGAGTCTTGTGAGTAGTGATTGTATTACAACTATTATGGTTACCAATCAGGAAAGTAAATCTTGTTTTTCTGAAATAATTAATCAAGTTGTAAAAACGGATTATAATTTTGAAAAACTAAAATTTATAATTGTTGATAATAATACCGACAATAAAGAAATAGATTATGTTAAAAAAGTAGTTGTAAAACTGAAATCTAGATTTCCGAATGTTACATTATTGCAAAATTGTAACAAGCAACTTCTGTCTGGGGCTATGAATAAAGCTTTAGATGCTTGCAATACTGAATTATTTGTTTATCTGTGTACAAAACACACTTACATATACGATGAAAACTGGTTGAATTGTTTGATAAAAGAAATGAAGGAACCTGGTTTAAAAAACAAATATGCAATTGGTGGTACAATTTCAAAAGAAACTGGCCCACATATCCAAGGCGGCATCTTTATAGCATACACAGAAGTAATAAAGAAAATTCGATATGATGCAAAAAAATACCCAATGGTATTCATGGATGTTGATTTGTGTAGAAGAATTCTAGACGCTGGTTACAAGTTTAAAGAAATTGATTGTATGATGTCAAGAATGAAAGGGCTTACCAAAGTAAATCATGAAAAAAATATACAATCCAAAAAATACAAGATTATTCATTCACATGAAACTATCGAGTATAGAAACCATTCTGTAATTGTTCCAACTGCCTCTTCAAATAAGATAAAATACAGTATTAGTATGGTTTGTCATAATCATGTTGAATTGACAAAAAAATGCCTCGAATCTGTAATTACTCAATTTGGTATGGATAAAAATTTCGAACTTCTCATCGTTGATAATAACAGTACAGATGGAACAAAAAATTATTTGGAAGAACTCAAAATAAAATTACAAAATAATACAAATGTGCAAATTCTTTATTCAAAAGAAAATCAAGGGTTTATGACTCCTCAAAATTACAATGCTTCAATTGCTTCTGGTGAATATTTAGTTATTTTAAATAACGATTTAGAAGTTTGTCCACATTGGCTGCATGAAATGGAAAGACCATTTCTATCAAATCCAAAAATGGCAATTGTAGGTTTGAAACAAAATCCTGCTGCTTTAGACAACAATGGCACAGGATTCTTTAATGGTCAAGTTGAATATATTGAAATGTCTTGTGCTATGATTAAAAATCAACTAGTCAAAAGATACGGATTGTTTGATGATAAAGTTCTATCTTTTGGTTATTGCGAAGATACAGATTTTTCTCTTAGAATGAGAGAAAGAGGATATGAAATAGCAGTTGTGGCTTTACCGATTAAGCACCATCGTTCTTCAACGATGGGTAAATTGGATATTGATGTTCGCGGTTATGAAGCTAAAAACAAATATTTTGTTAAACAGAGATGGGATTATTATTTCAAAAACAGAAATTTCAACTATAAAATATTATTCAAAAGACGTGGAGCTTTAGGTGATGAAATTTTATCAACTGGGGTTCTTCATCGCTTGAAACAAAAATACCCCTTATCTGAAATTACTGTTCAAACAAAGAACCCTGAAATCTATGTTGGGAATCCAGATGTTAAGTACACAAATACTGCTGATGAAGTAGATGATCGTTTGTTTGATAAATTTTTCGATTTGGATATGGCATATGAAAAGGAACCACAAAATCACGTTATAGATATTTATTCGAAAGTATGTGGTGTTAGCAATGAAAAAAGATTGTATTTATATCCCAATGCAAGTAGTGAAACCAAAATAAAGAATTTATTTGGTGATAAAAGAGTAGCTGTTGTTCATTGTGAACCAACAAGAGGTTGGGATAGTAGGGCATTACCGCTAGACAAATTTCGATTTATTACAAATTACTTAAGAAATAAAGGGTTCAGTATCTTAGAAGTGGGCAGCAAATATTTGCTAAATTCAGATATCAATGTAAAAAACACATCTTACAGTGATCTTGTTTCTATTATGAAGAATGCAAAAATATTTGTAGGTTTAGATAGTGGGCCTTGGCACATTGCACAAGCATTTGATATTCCATCTGTTGTACCTTTTGGAATGATAGACCCAAAATACAGAGTCGTCAGTAGTAAAACATTCCCCGTAGTTGTTGAATGGTTGAAGTGTTTAGGTTGTCAACATTGGCAAAAAGCACCTAGAATTTTCCCAGCTGATTGTGTACGTGATAAAAAATATATGTGTATGGAAATGATAACACATCAAATGTTACAAAGTGCGGTAGATAGAGCAATACAGGAGATGAAATGAAATTCATTTTAACCGAAGAACAAATAGTTGAATTAGAGCAACGTTTTGATTGGCGCATTCCTTTACGAATTACTGATTTGGATTGTCGTGTTGAAGAAGCATCTAAGATTATTTCTTTTTACAACAAATCTGTTTTAGATGTTGGAACTTTAGATGGGCATATCACAGTTTCTTTAGCATATATGAATGCAGATAATATAGATTCTATTGATTGTAGAGCATCAAATCTCGCCATGGGTTTTGCTAGATGTTTTTCTCTTGGTTGTAATATGAATAGAATAAATTTTATACTTGGTGATATTGAAAATTTGCCACAAGATAAAGAATGGGATATTATTTTTCACTCAGGCGTATTTTATCATGTTCATAATCCTATGAAACATTTAATGGATTTAACAAAACATTTTTCAGAATATCTAGTTCTAGAAACTCATACTGCAAACCCAAAAACTCAAATTAATGGTATAATGGAAGAATTCAACACCACATTTAATGGCACATTTTATCCTGAAAGTGGAATGTCAGATCCAGGCGGTGCTAAAAACAATGAATACTCTTTTTGGATGACTCATGAAAGTATTGAACAATTATTTAAAATCTGCAAACTAAAAGTAAAGGCAACAATATATAAAGACAAATTCTGTGAAGCTGGCCCTAGGTCTTGTTGGATTTTAGAAAGGGAGTAATAAAATGAAAGAAACAATGAAGGAAATTGTTGTTGCTATAATCACAATAATTATACTTGCACTTATGTTGCTAATAGCAGTAAAATGTGTTGCTATGGCTATTATTTGGGCATTAAAACCGTGGTTTTAACATGGGCAAAAAAATTCTTCCTTGCAAAACACCATGCCCTATGTGTGGGTCAAAAGATGTTTATTATCAATTTTATTCGAAACATCCAAATCCAGAAAAAGAAATAGCTCGTATTAAAAGTCTGAATGGTGTAATAAATAGATCAAATGAGTTTGTTGTTTTTTTCAATGACTATGCAATTTATAAAAAAGATACTATTCACTGTAATTGTAAATGCTGTTCGTATAGTTGGGAAATTGAACCACTAAAGAGGGAAACAAATGAGCGAAACAGAAAAATGTAGAAAGCGTTTGGCTTGCTGGTGTATTGGTAATGGTTTAGATTTAGGTTATGGTGGAGATCCAATTATTCCAACTGCTATAACCGTTGATCTAACTGAACCTTACACACATGTTGGTAAACATCCTCAAAATTTAATGGGTGATGCAAGTAACTTATACTGGTTCAAAGATAATAGTTTGGACTATGTTTTTTCAAGTCATTTGCTTGAAGATTTTGTAGACACAGAAAAGGTTTTGAGAGAATGGTTACGTGTATTGAAATTAGATGGTCGTTTAATTTTATATTGTCCTATTGAACAAAAATATAGAAAACATTGCTTAGAAACACATCAACCATATAATCAAAGTCATAAAATTGAAAATTTTGATTTTTACTATGTTAAGGATATTTTACAAAACAAAATTAAGAATGTCACTTTTGTTTATCAAGTTGATTCAATCGATATATATAGTTTTGAAATGGTAGTACAAAAAGGCGTTTCAGGAAGTATGTAAATCAAAGGAGGTTTGTATGAAAGTTTTAAGTTTAGATCAGATGTATTTTTTATTGCCAGATGATTTTAATGGAAACTTTAATGATGCACTTCGCGAACTTATCAAATATCGAGAAAGCTTGCCTAACCCAAAACCATTTCCTCCCATCGTTACTTTAAATAATGTAGAAAGGAAAAGTGATTGGCAACTATTTTTAGATGCAATTAAAGATGGATATAAATTATATGGTAGTTGTTTTGTTGGAGAATGGGATAAAAATAAAGAAGAATGGGTTAGGTTGAATGACAAAATCAATAACAAAGCAAATGACCCACAATAATCTAGTCATTGCAGCAGTAGGCGATTCTTCTATTCACAAATTTTGGGTTGAAGCTAGTAAATTTAAAAATTTTGATCTTTGTTTGATTTATTATGGAAATGTAAGAGATAAATATTATTCTGAATGTGACATTTATATTGAAAAGAAAGGTTACAAATATCCTCTAATTTATGATTCATTGCTAAATGTTGAGACTTTAAATTGTTATGATTACTATTGGCTTCCTGATGATGATATAAAAGCATCAACTGCTGATATTAATCTGATGTTTGAAATGATGAAAAAGAATAATTTTTACATTGCACAACCGTCGTTGAAAAGTGGATGTTCACATACATGGCCTCATACAACAACACAACCAAACAATGTGGCTCGGGAAACAAAATTTGTAGAAATTATGTGCCCGCTTTTTAGTTATCAATCATTACATTCATTTGTTGATTACTTTAATCATACAAAAACAGGATGGGGATTAGATTATTTATGGTCTAAAAAAACTTTAGAAATGGGTAAAAAACTTGGTATATATGACATTGTTTCAGTTGAACATATACGTGCAATGGGCAGAGGAGATTTGTATACCAATTTGAAAAAAGACAATATCAATTACAAACAAGAATTAGCAGACTTTATGAAAAAATATAATTTGACTAGGATACAACAGAAAGATAAAAAGGTAAATTACTAATGGGAATAAATAGAGATAGTAAATATAAACATAAAAAAAGATCTTGTAAAATGTGTAAACCACATAAAATGGGTTTTGTTAATAGATGGAAAATCAAAATCAAACAGACATTAAAAGAAACAAAAAAGGAAATTTTATGAAATTCTTTAAATATTTGAGATATCTCGTTAAACATAAATGGTATGTTATGTTAGAATGTTTTCACGAAGGTTTATTTTGGCGTGGTGTAACCCACGATTTAAGTAAATTTCTCCCTGATGAATTTTTTCCGTATATGAATTATTTCTATGGAAAGAAAAGTAAAGAACATATTCAAAAAGAAGGTTTTTGTAAACCTAAAGTAACAAACGATGAAAAATTTGATTTTGCATGGTTGCTTCATCAAAAAAGAAACAAGCATCATTGGCAATGGTGGGTTCTTCCTGAAGATAATGGAAGAACAAAAGTTCTTGAAATGCCATATCCATATTTACAAGAAATGATATGTGATTGGATTGGCGCAGGAAAAGCACAAGGTTTTGTTAGCCCTCCGAATGATAAATATTATGAAACAAATATTTGGTATCAACATAACAAAAATAGAATAATATTACATGAAAAATCTAGAGCTAGAATAGAAAGAATATTAGAAGGTGCTGGTATCTCATATCAACACGATTTAATGTTTTAGAAATTTTTCTTAACTCTTATATATATTTTATATGAAAGAAGTATTAGAATATGTTGCAAGAGAAATGCGAAAATTGCAAATTAATTTTGCAGAAATACAACCATATGATGATAGACAAACAATTCTAATTACAAAAGAAACCGTTTATATGCACAATAACAAATTACTAGAATTATCTGATATTTTAAGGGAGAACATTGATGGAAATGCTAAAAGTAACTGACAAAAAATTAGAAATTTTAAAAAATGCACTGAGTCTTGCTGTCATGGAATTTGATGCTAATGCAGGAGAAGAGGGAACTAACAACTCAGGTCCTTACATTAGGAAATATCTCAATGGTTTAGCTGAACCACCTATGAATTGGTGCGCAGCTTTTGTTTGTTGGTGTATAAAAGAAGCATGCGAGAATTTAAATATTTCGATGCCATTCGAATATACACTATCAGCAAGAAAACTTCATAATATTTTTAAAGCAAATGGTTGGGCTTGGAAAGATATTCAAGAACAAGAACCGCAAGCAGGAGATATTGTATTTTTCTGGAGAGGTGATAACGAATTTTCTTGGATGGGTCATGTTGGTTTTGTTCTTGATCGATATGATTCAGAAGTTTCACCCGGTTCTTGGAAAAAAATTCTAAAAACGCTGGAAGGAAATAAAGGTGCTTTTCCATCTGTTGTAAATAAATATAAATATGATGCAACAAATGTTCCCAAACTTCTTGGTTATGGAAGAATAAAATAAAATGATAGTTTACTGTATTCAAAATCTAATCAATGGTAAAAAATACATAGGTAAAACTATTGAATGTAATTCTAATGAAGAATTGCAACAATCTGATATGTGGGGGCATGGAATTTTGATTGGAAGATCGATAAAGAAATATGGGGTAGAAAATCACAAAAGATGGGTTTTATTACATTGTACGAAAGAAGAATACAACAATTTTGAAAGTACTTGGATTAGAAAATTAAATAGTAAAACGCCAAATGGATATAATTTGACTGATGGCGAAGATGGTGTAAGTAATCCATCTGAAGAAATTCGCATTCAAATAAGTACTACCTTAAAAAAATATTACAAAGAACATAGTATAAGTTGGAAAGGCAAACCAAAAACTGAAATACATAAACAACATTTAAGAGAAGCAGCTAAAAATAGAAAACCTGTAACAGATGAATTTAGAAAAAAAATGAGTGAGACAATGATGGGAATTAATAAAGGTAAAAAACACTCTATTGAACAAAATAATAATTTTAAAATAAAAATAAGAGAATATTACAAAGTAAATAAAAATTTTTGGTTTGAAAAAACTAGAAGCGAAGAAAATAAAAATAAATTAAAAAATGCTTTTAAAAATAGAATTTATCATAATAAATGTTTAATTTGTAATACTATTTTTATAGCAAAGAGTTCTCAAAGTAGATATTGTGATAGTTGTTTAAATATGTCAAAAATTCCAATATACTACGATGCAACAAATGTTCCACAATTATTAGGCTACGGTCGCATAAAGTAATTATATATATTTTTAAAGGAGAATAAAAAATGAAAAAATTTGAAGAATTATTGAAAGAAGATCCAAATTCAAAAGATGAAATTTTGAAAGATGTGCATGCAAAATTAGATGCATTAAAAAAAGCAAAAGATGAATATATTGAAAAGAAAGAAAAAGAAATTCATTCTCAAATAAAAGAATTACAAAAACAATTAGAACAATTAAGAAATAAAAAAATAAATATGGATGAATAAAATGAAAATATCATTTCTCTTTGGTTTAGAAATAGACCTAATAGCAGTTTTAGTTTTTATTTTCACTATGATAATCGCAACCAATATTATCAAGTGGATTATAAAAACTCTAGCATGCTTTATTGAAAAGAAATATTTTCATGATCCCTACAAGTTAGATTGGATTGAAAAACTCATTGAAATGAATGGTTGGAAACTAGCTGTAAGTTGGTTAGTAGGCTGGTATTGTTTCTCATTTATTGTAAAATACAGTGGCAAATTACCAATCACAGATGGAAGTACTGTAGAAATTTCAATGTGGACAATTGTTCAATATATGCTTTTCACTGGATTAACATGTGGTGGATATGCTTTATTAAAACCTGTTATTAAATTGTGGTTAGAAACTATGAAAAACAAATTTCTTAAGAAAGAAGAATAAAAGTGAATAAAATTGAAGAATTATTGAATGAAGAAGATAATACTGAATACATACAAACTTCGATCAATAAAATTGAGAAAGAAATAGAAGAATTGAAAACAAAAGTCAAAGACAAAGAAAAATTATTAGCAAGATACATACAAACTTTAAAGCAACTAAAAAATGGCTAATCAATACTTTCAATTCTATCGTGGCAATGAATTTACAACGTACAATAAAATTGTCAACGAAATGATTGAAATGTATGGTGTTCAAGCTTACTATTTGCCTAAAACCAACGTAGCTTTAGATTTCTTCTATGGCGAAGATCCCTTGATGAAATTTGAAGATAAATATGAAATGACTATCTATGTTCTCAACACAGGTGGTTGGGAAGGTCAAGGTGATATGTATGCCAAGTTTGGATTAGAATTGAACGATGAGGCTTCTTTTGCTATTCAAATAGATCAATTCAAAGTTTATACTGGTTTAGAAAGGCCAATGATAAGTGATTTGCTATATTTGCCTTGGCAAAAAGATAAAATGATAATGGAGATTTCTCATGTAGATATGGAATCTTCTTTCTATCATCTTGGTCAAGTTTCAACTTATACCATCAAAGCTAGACGTTTCAAATATTCTAAAGAATCACTAACAGCTTTAAACGATGAGGAGGAATTAACAGTAGACATAAATTCAATTATTGCAAATAACGACAACATGGATGATGCTCCGCATATCCAAAACGAAGATAGCGAAGATAATGTGATTGATAATTCAGAAGCAGATCCATTTGGATCACAATAGGAGGTTTATAAATGCCAATTTACGGATTCGAGTGTGAAAGTAAAGAGTGTGGTAATTACGAAGAAGTTTTAATTCGTCATATTATTTTAGATGAAGAGAAGGTTCGAGTTTGTCCAAAATGTGGTAAGAAAATGACATTAACACCATTTTCATTCCATTGGAAATTCTGTGAAAAGGGCAAATATATCCAAGACAGAAAATTTTCAACTGATAATCCTGATTACAATTATCGTTTAAAAAAACAAAAGGAGAAAGAGAATGCAAAAGTTTGAGGAATTATTAAATGAAGAAGATTCCATGGATGAATTAGGGAAAATTAATAAAGATATATCTGATGCAAGATATAACCTTAATGAATGTAAAAAGAAAGGAGATTATAACAATATGGTAGGATATGCCCGATACTTGAGTCAATCATATGGAAAATTAGCTACAATTTGTATAAAAATAAATCAAGAAAAAAGAGCTCAAAAAGAAACCACTGAAAAATAATGTTAGCAGGAACTTATTTTTATCACGGAATCATTCGCCGATATGCAATTGCATTTGGTACAATTTTCTCTAATCTCTATGTTCAGAGAGCTGATCCTTATGGTGTAGTTGAAACTCAATCAATAAAAGTTCCCTTGATTCAGGCTTCTAAACGCAAATTTTATGAACAGTTAAAACAATATGCTGAGAAGCAAAATGATCCATTTTCAATTCTTCTTCCAAGAATGTCTTTTATTTTGACAAATCTCAGTCCAGATCCAAGTAGAAAAAAGAATCTAAAAAATGCATACAGAGTAGCTGATCCTACTGTAACAGATCCTGACAAGATGATAAGATTTTTTGAACCATCACCTTGGAACTTTTCATATTCGTTAGCTATGTGGGCTGTCAATGAATCTGATTGTCAACAACTGATCGAACAAATTTGTCCTTTCTTTGATCCAACATATATGATTTCAGTAAATGAAATGCCTACACTTGGAATCAAGAGGGTGACACCTGTTGATTTGACAAGTGGTCCTAATTACAATTTGCAATTAGAATCAGGTGAAGATACAAGAGATCGAATTGTTCAATGGGATTTGTCATTTACATTGAAAGGATATCTTTACAAACAGAATGTTGAGTCTAGTATTATCAAAAAAACTATTATGAAAATTCGAGATATCGATGATTTAGATTCAGCTGATCCATATACTTGGTGGGAAGAGGAACAAGAAGTCATTCCTTGGGAAGCTGAAGAAGGTGATGATTGGCATATTACAAGAACAAATATTCAAGAAGGTAAAACAACAGTAGTAACGGAGGACAAACCAGAATGAAAAAATTTCAAAAATTATTAAACGAAGTAAAATCAAATTGGGATGAAAAACATAATATTTATATGAAAATACAAGCAACTCAACAAGCATTAACAGCTGAAAATTTAAGTGATGAAGAGAGAAAAAAATATCAAAAGAAAATGAAAGAATTAGAATTAGAATTAAAAGAATATGAATAAGAATTCAATTTTATAAATATTTATCAGGAGGTTGATTTTGAGACCTAGACGTAATTGGGAAGATAAATTAGGAATAGCGGATTCTGAAGATAAAAATATACCTAGCACTATGCCAGAAGATGATGATAGACCTTCTGAAAATTTAGAAGATGATTATCGATTTGTTAAAAGAGAATTGAGAAAATCAATGAAAACAAATCAAGAAGTTGTTGATATTTTACTAGAAGAATTAAGAGCTGATCCCTCGCCTCGTATGGCAGAAGTGGTTGCTAGATTACTAGAAGCAGTTGCAAGCAGCGGTTCTCAAATTTTACAAGCATCAAAAACAGTTGCTGAGATTTACAAACTAGCTAAAGAAGAAGTTCCAAAAGATGCTAAACCAACACAAGTAATAGAAAAAGCAATATTCTTTGGTAAGATGAGTGATGTCCTTAAATTCCAATCTATTCAAGATGAACAAAAAATGCTTGAAGCTGTAGGCGTTCCTGAACCTCTAGAAGAACAAGACGAAGATCCTTATGGATGAAATAGTATATCAACCTCAAAAAACTGATTATTTTCAGGGAAAATTCAACCTTCGTAAAGCCGGAATTGAAATTCCTTACAGCCAATACCAACTGGACGAAATTAGAAAATGTAAAGAACCAAAGACTGGAATTCACTATTTTTTTAAAACTTACTTAAAAACATTGTCATTAGATTCTGGACAATGGGTTTTATTCGAACCCAGACCATATCAAACAACTATGATCAACATGATGATGGAGAATCGTTTTAACATCTTCATGAATCCAAGACAATCAGGTAAAACAACTGTTACATCGGGTGTTTATACTTATTTGATGAATTTCTTTCCTTATGAAATTTGTGGTATTGTTGCTAACAAAGAGAAGACAGCCTTTGAAATTATTTCTACTATGCAAAAGATGTTCCAGGGTCTTCCTTTCTGGATGCAACAAGGTGTTGTTAGTTGGCAATCAGGCGGTTTTGAATTAGAAAATGGTTCAAGATCTATTTCAGCTGCAACATCAAAAGATGCTTTATCTGGTTTCCCAATCAAAAATCTATACTGGGATGAATGTTTTTTAGGCAATACTGTTATTACAGTTAGAAATAAAAAAACAGGAATTGTAGAAAACATTAAAATGTCTGATTTTGCTAATAGACTAATAGGTACAACTCATTTAGTTTTTATTAAATAACATGGAAAATAATCAAATAATAACTTGTGAAATTTGTAGTAAGATATTTTATAAAAATGCAAAAAATTCAAATTTTACCAAACATATTAAAAAACATTCAATACAACCAAAAGATTACTATGCAAAATATATTTTGCATAGTAATATTCCTAAATGTAAATATTGTAATAAATCTTCAGTATTTATTAGTATTAACAAGGGATTTTTTAAAAGGTGTAATTCACTAGAATGTATTACTAAATCATATCAAGAAGGGACTATAGGTAGAGATAAAACTTCTTATTTATGGACAGAAGAAAAAAGAACAAAAATTCACAATTGGCATATTTTACATAAAAATGAAGTAATTGAAAGAAACAAAATACTTGCACAAAGATCTAAAAGTGTAAAGTGTAAAGAAAAAAGAAAAAATACTTTATTAAAAAAGTATGGAATTATAAATTCTTTCCAATCAGAAAAATCAATAATGAATAGAGAAGCTTCGCAGAATAGTATATCAAAATGGCATAAGGAACTAAGTTGGAATATTTACAATGCTTTAGATAATAAATTAAAATCTAGTGTTAGATTTAACCCACTTAATAATGAATTTATTCTCAATGATGTTGATAAAAAAACAAAATATTACTCTTATGATTTTACAATAAAAGATTTAAAATTAATTGTAGAATTTAATGGTACATATTGGCATTATCATGAAAGTTTATTTCCGGATGAAAATAAAGAACATAGAGGTATAACACCCAAAGAATATAGAGTGTATTGGAAGAAAAAAGTAAATGCTGCTATTTTTGCTGGATATAGAGTAATAGAAATTTGGGAACATGATTATTACAAAAATAAAGAAGAAGTTTTTAATAAACTAATGAGAAAAATTAATGAAAATATTAACATCTGATTACGAAGTTTTAACAGAAAATGGTTGGAAAGATTTTGATGGTATAAGTATAACAATTAAAAATGAATCACTAAAAATAATTTTTAATAATAAAACTGTAGTTGAATGTTCAAATGAACATAAAATAAAACAAAATAATATGTTTGTAAAAGCAAAAAATTTAAATATTGGAGATATAGTTCAAAATAAAAGAATTAAAAAAATTGAAAAAGTTAAAAAAGAGAATTTTTTCTATGATTTATTAAATGTACGGGACGGAAACCATTATATAGGCAATGGAATAACTTGCCACAATTGTTCAAAAACAAATTCTAATATGGCTGCTGACTTCTTAGCATCCATTTATCCTACAATTTCTTCAGCCAAGCATTCAAGAATTACACTTTCATCCACTCCAATTGGATATAATCACTTTGCTAAATTCTGGAATGAAGCTGTTGAAGGTCGCAGTCAATTCAAGTATTTGAAAGTTGCATGGAATGAAATTCCTGGTAGAGATGAAGCATTTAAGAAATTAACAATAAGCAACATCGGCGAAATGATGTGGAACCAAGAATATGATTGTCAAATTCTAGGTTCCTCAGACACTTTAATTGGCGGTAAAAAGCTAGCTGAATTAACTCACAAAACTCCAATTCGAACTTACTATGAAGATAAGTTAAAAATTTATCAAGAACCAATACTATTCAAAAAGGATGAGGCATTGGGCAAAGTCATACCAGGTCATTACTACGCTATAGTTGGAGATCCAAGCGAAGGTAAAAAACAAGATTTCTATACAATTTCTGTTATTGATCTTTCTACAAGCCCATATGAACAAGTTGCAACTTATCGAGATTCTGAATGTCCATATCAACACTATGCAACAATTTATGATGAACTCATAAAAATGTACGGCGGTGAGAACACTTTAACTATCATTGAAAATAACATAGGTTTTGGAAAAGATGTTCTTGATATTTTAGCTAACGATATAGGAACTGATTCTATGCTTTATATGGAACAAAATAAAAAAGAATTGGGACTTAGAACAACAACAAGAACAAAAAGAGTTGGCTGCGGCAATTTAAGAACATTGATGGAATATGAAAAGTTAATAGTCAATGACTTTGATACAATAAGTGAATTTTATAAATTTGTTAGAAAAAATAACAGTTACGAAGCTGAAACTGGTTATCACGATGATATGGTTATGGGATTGGTATTTTTCTCTTGTGTTCAATCAACTGGGTTTTTAGATGAATTCATAGAAGCGCCAATCAGTTTTAGAGAGAAATTTTTAAAAGAACATCAAGTTCAAATAGATTCCCAAGTATCTGCTATAGTAATGTCAAATGGTATGGAAAATTCACCTGCAACTCTTATGGATGATGATGACGGTGATAGTGAAAAAATGCTATCAGTTATTAGAATTGGCTAAGATTGCTTGTTTCCTAGAATAGACATCTTCGCACCAAGAGGCGGTGCTTGAATTTTAGAAGTACTGCTAACGTAAATATCTTCTATTTCTTTTGAAGGATCAACTACAACATTGATATTTTCATTCTTAACAGCTACCTTATCTAATTTTGCTCCAATAATCCAATCTCTAAATGAAATCTTATTACCGGGGAGAGGAAACATCATAACTGGTTTTTCCATCACAATTGTACCATCTCCATATTCAACCTAGCTAAAAGTTGTTCACCTGTTTTTAAAACAATGATTTTGATTTCTGACATTTTTTCTCCTTTTATTTTACGAATAAACGATAATTTTCTATTTCGGTAAGCAAGTATGAAATTTCAATTACTTTTCTCTGGATTTCAGCATAAAGTAACTGCAATTCTTTTTCATTAGAATGATAGTTTTCATCATTCTCTAATCGTTTTTGAAACTCAGTTTGTCTTTGATCCTCATTGCCAAATTTCTTTTTCCCATCTTCTGTTTTTTCTGCAGCAATCGTAGCAATCACACTTTGCTTTTTGAATTCTTGTTCTTTCTTTAACAAATCATATTTGACTTGTAAACTAAATACAGCAACCTTATACTCGTATACTTTTGAACTATAATTTGACAATACAATAAATCTTGGATCTTTTTCAATTTCCTCATGTGTCATTTTATACCTCTTTAAATTCAGGGCATTCAAACACTGGAGTAGTAAGATTGAATTGAACACAAAGAGCAAATAAAGCATTTGCAATAGGACAATTTTTTTCTCGATCTTCAATATTCAACTTACTGCAACTGAAACAAAGACAATGTTCGCGATGCTTTCCTTTCAAATCTTTCCTAACCCAAACTAATTTTCCATGATGATCATACCGTTCGTACATTTTTAACTCCCCTTTTTATTATTGCAACCAAGCTTAACGTACTTGGTATAACACTCTTAAACTCGGTGTAGCCTAAGAGCGAATTCTGGAACTGGATTTGGCCCAGAATAACGAGCATTTTTTAATAATTCCAGCAGCATGCTTGCTGTCTCCTAATCACGGAGAAGTGGATGTTTTTGGCGAACCATAATGTGATCAGCATCATGGTAGTACACACCACAAAACTAAGAATATTTTTTTCGGTCGACTTCCCCTGCCCATCTCGCAAGCGATCAGTGGCAAAGCTGGAAAAAATACTCCCAAAAACCGTTATTTTTTTCATCTCCCCTAAAACAACATAAAGCCCCAGCTTATCGTACCGGGGAGTGAGCTTGTCTCCTTTGGGCTGGCCGTACGATCCCTGACCCTTCACCCCTGAAGGCATGATCGCACTGCTACGGGGGCTGTTTCGTAATGATACAGCCAAAGTATTAGCGCTTCTGTTTAGCATGATCATATTCCTACGCGCGTGATCTTTTGGCGATTTGGTAAATCAAAGAAACAGAAGCTGAAAAGATTTACCTGCCTTGTTGATTTGAAATCATCAACTCTTTCACATTTTAAATTCTTCTTATTCATCAAATACATTATATAATAATTAAGGTATTTATTTAGTAATTTTTCCGTGTCAAAAAAATAAAAAATAATGATTTTTAGAGGCTTTTTTATATATATTTTTGAAAAGGAGGTGTATTAATGAAATACACAAAATCAATTGTTCTTGGTTTTACTAAGAACGGAGAAGGTGAATAATGGCATTTAGTTTAAGTCCTTCGGTTACAATTCAAGAGTTTGATACCACATTAGGCGTAGCTCAAATAGCAACTACTATTGCTGGTATGGCAGGTAACTTTTCTTGGGGTCCTTGTTTTGAAAGAAAACAAGTAACAACTGAAAAAGAACTTTGTTCTTATTTCGGATTGCCACTTGACACTAACTTTCAGCATTGGCACTCAGCTGCAGAATTTTTACGTTACGCAAGTAGCCTGTATCTAGTCAGAGCTGTAGATCATGATACAGCTAAAAATGCTGGTATTGCTGTTGCTGATGAAGGTCAAGCTACTGCTGTATTAACAATAGGATCAAATCCTTATATTCCAAATTATTCTGGCATTCCAACAATTACTTTTGCTGCTCATGAAAAGTTACATATTGTTGCTAAATATCCTGGTGCTCTTGGCAATACCAAAATCAAGGTTGCCTTAGCAACTGCAGATGATTTTGCAACTGCCAACATAATTGCTGGTTCATTAACATTTGTCAACAATTTTGAATATGCACCTGTTTCGAATACATATGACAAATACGATCAATTGGCAATTGCTGTTATGGCAAAAAATGATTTAGATGATAATTGGACATTAGTAGAAAAGTGGCTAGTTGATATGGATCCTGATGCAAAAGATTCATATGGCAAATCTACTTATATTGAGAATGTCATCAATCAAAAGTCTCAGTGGATTTATGCTTTTGATAATACTACAATTGCTTTAAGCCCAATGTCTTTTGAAGCAACTTATCTTGCTGGTGGTGTTGATGGAACCCCTGCAGTTGCTGATATCGAATTAGGTTATGATCTATTTGCAAATCCAGAAGAATTTGATATTAGCTTACTATTTGACGGTGCTAACAATGACGAAGTAAGCCAAGGATATATAGTTGATATTTGTGACACTCGTTTAGATGCAATGGCTATTTTAGATATTCCTGCTTCTGCTGTTATGGCTGGGGATCTTTCAACTTCAATCACAGCTTGTGTTACATACAAAAACACCACATTGAATAAAAACTCTTCTTATGCTGCAATCTATGCACAGTGGAAGTATATTTACGATAAGTATACTGACAAGTATCGTTGGATTCCAATGTCAGGAGATATGGCTGGTGTTCTTGCAAGATCTGAGACATTGACTGATGCATGGTATCCACCTGCAGGTTTAGTCAGAGGTCAAATCAAGAATGTTATCAAATTTGCTATTTATCCTACAAAAGCTTACAGAGATACATTATACAAAAACAACATCAACCCAATCGTTGCTTTCCCAGGTGAAGGAAATGTTGCTTGGGGTCAGAAAACAATGCTCTCTGCTCCATCTGCTTTTGATAGAATCAATGTCCGAAGACTATTCATTGTTCTAGAAAAAGCTATTTCTTCAGCTGCTAAGTGGATGATTTTTGAATTCAATGATGATTATCAGAGAACATTATTCAAGTTAATGGTTGAACCTTTCCTTCGTAGAATCAAAGGTCGCAGAGGCATTTTTGATTACAAGGTTATTTGTGATACTACAAACAATACTGGTGCAATCATAGATGCCAATGAATTTGTTGGTGATATTTATATCAAACCTGCTCGTGCTGCTGAGTTTATCAAATTAAACTTCATTGCTGTTGGAACTGATGTCAACTTCAGTGAAGTTTTAATTAATGCATAAGAAAGTAGAGTAAATGGGATATACAGTAAAAGGGGTTTCAATAACCCCTTTTACTCTTTTTATTTTGGAAAATTTGAAAAGAATTTATAAATATGTATATGAAAATAAAAAATAAAAACAGTACGGTGGATTACACCGGAATTTACGCTTCTGGAGATCGAACCTCTACTTATCAAGAAATTGATAGGCAAGTTCAGTCTATGAAGGAAGAATGCTCAAAAAAATCGTTAAATTTTTTAGAGCAATAGTATAAATAAAATTAGGAGAAATAAAAATGAAAGCTACAGTTTTAAAAAACGTTTTAGATGGTGATTTTTCAACCTTCAAAGAGGAATTTTGTGCTGATGTTGATGAGAAAATCAAAGAACGTATTAAATTAGTTCAAGAAAAGTTTCCTAACTTCATGTCTCAAGAATTAGGTCTTTCTGAAGCTAAGAAAGAAGATGTTGATGAGAATGAAAATAGCGATAACAACAGTGATGAAAATGATGATAATGAGAACACAGATGAGGATGAAAAGTAAGATTATTTTAAACGGAGAAAAAAATGAGTAAATCTTGTTCAACTGAATATACTTTTAAAGACCTTGTAGAAGAAGTAATAGAAGAAGCTAAGATATCTGATTTAATGAAAAAACCTGCACATCTGTTGACTCAGAGTGAGAAAAATAGACTTGCTAAATTTAAGTATAATCTCGCTAACAGAGAATCTAACACTCGGCCACCATACAGCAAAGGTGAAGAGGCATATGAGAAGCACAAAAAGAAGTACAAAGACGTCGGGGACAAAGTCGAAGATAAAGTAAAGAAAGCTGGTGGACAATTAGGTGTTATTGCATCTCATAATGGTTACTACCGTTGAGGATAAGTATGGATTTTAAAGAATTATTTGAAGAGGTACTTGAGGAAAGTTACAGAGTAGATACTAGTAGATATGAAAATTCTCAAGGCAAAAAACCTAGGGGATCTGGAAATTGGATAATAAAAGTTAATGGAAAAGATTATAATCCCCGTCCAAATATGGGGATTACAGATGCAATAAGAACTGCTATTAAAATGGCACATGAGCAAGGTAATAAACAAACAGTTGATGAAATTATAGTAATGCCATAAAAGAGGTGATAATTGATGAAACTAATTAAGGAAGAAACATTTGACATTGTCAAAAACATAATACAAGAGTCTGCTGATAAACCAAAGCAATACTTTGTTGAAGGTGTTACAATTCAGTCCAATATTAAGAACCGAAATGGACGTATTTATCCCGATGAATTTATTAACCGTGAAGTTGTAGCTTATACGACTGAAAAAATTAATCAAAACAGAGGTTTTGGTGAATATGGTCATCCTGATAATGCTAAAATAAACGAAGAGAGAATTTCACACCGATTTTTAAATATTCAAAAAAACGGGTATGATTATATTTCAAAAGCAATAGTTGCACCGGAAGGTTTAGGAAAAATCGTTAGGGGCCTTATTGATATTGATAGTACTTTGGGAATGTCTTCTCGTTCAGTTGGGACTCTAGATGAAAGAAGCGATGCTAGTTATGTTCAATCAAATCTCCATTTAATCACACCAGGAGATCTTGTAATTGAGCCTTCTGCACAGGCTGCATTTGTTCGTGGCATTCGTGAAGATGTTGAGTTTGAGTTCAATGAAGAGGGGTTGTTAGTTGAAAGCGTAAATAATAAAATTGATGTTAGATACAAAGTCAATATGTCAGTTGAAGAAAAGAGTCAAACTCTGATTAAGATATTTGAAGAATTAGTTGAAGATATGAAGAGGAAAAAATGACAAAAGAAGAATTTGATAAAAAACGAGAAAAATTGCGTAAGCAATCCGCTGTATTTTTGTATAAAGATGCTCCTGGATCTCAAGAATTTCAAGACAGAGAATATGGTAGGCTTTCTAAAGCTATACAAGATTTAGAAAAACAGTGGAAAAATGAACAACAACAATTGAGAAGGCAAAATTTACCTGAAAAAAATAGAAGGTCTCAAGTAGAAAGAAATGATAAGATGGATGCCTCTAAAAATGAATCTCATTCTCCTTATACATTTAGAGATCTTTTAACTGAAACATTAGATAGAGCTGCCACTGAAGCAAAAATTAAAAGCTATGAAGAACAAATTGCCAAACTTTCTGAATTATTTGATAATTTAGATGAAAAATATTATCACAAAGACAAAGTTGATATAAAAAAGAAAGAACTAAGAGATAAAATAGAAGAATTAAAATCCAAAATTCGTAATATAAAAGAATAGTTCCTTTCTCTTATCTTTTCTTAAAAACAATTTTTGACAGAATTACAAATTAAGATTTTTATACATATTCAATAGGAGGTAAAGATATGAAGGAACAACTTAAAGAACTTTTTAAGTCAGTTGATCCTAAAATTTTGACTGAAGAAGTAGTCAAAAATCTTGATACTCTTTGGGAAGGAGCAATATCTGCCCATATTGCAACACTCAAAGAAGAGATTAAGAATCAACTGATCGAAGAGACAAGGACTGAACTTGTTGAATTTAAAGACAACCTCATTAATAAACTCGGCGAATATACTCAAAAATTAGCTGAGGAATATTTAAATGAGAAAGTTGATGTTTTAGAAGCAACAATGAAAAACCATCTCTACGAGAATTTATTCAAAGGTATTGTAGGTGTTTTCAAAGAGCACAATTTACAACTTCCTGAAGGCATTGCTCCTTTAGCTGAGGATTTCAAAACTAAAGAAGCTGAACTAAAAGAAACAGCTAACACTCTTATGGAAGAGGTTATAGTTTTAAAGGAAGAGAAGACACTGGAAGTTGGTCTACGTGTATGGGCAGAGAATACAGTAGGCATGCCGTTAGATCAAGTTGAAAAACTAAAGACTCTAATGGGTGAGGTGGAATTTGAGGGAGCCGAAGATTTTGCTGAAAAAATCAAAATCATGAAAGAAAGCTTTTTAAATTCCAAAGATGAGGATGTTGATGATGGGAAGAAAATTATCAACGAATCTGCTGATTCTGATGCAACAAAGTTTGCTTCAAAACTCAGCAAACTAGCAATTGGTTAAAAGGAGGAAAGCCATAAAATGGATAAAAATTTAGAAATTGTCAAGACAAACAAAGAACTTTTGGCTGAAAGCTATGCCGAAATTCTAAACCATTCTCGCTTTCCTGAAATCAAAAATCAGGATAAGAGAGAATTCGTTGCCGTAATGTTAGAGAACTTCCGTAAGTACAAACTAACAGAACGTACAGAGACTGGTGATATTGAGAAATATGACCCAGTTCTGATTTCAGTTATTCGTAGGGGTTATCCAAACCTAATCGGTATGGATCTATATGGTACCCAGCCAATGAGCGGTCCTTCGGGCCTGATCTTTGGTTTAAAGAGTTCTTATCATAATGATACCAACAACGCCATCAAGCGCACAACTTCAACTGTCCTAGTTCTAGCTGATGCTTCTGGCTTTTCTGTTGGCGACACAATTTCAACTGCTGCTCCTGCAGTAGGCGTCATTCGTTACATTGAAACTAACACAGTGTTAGTAGATGTGACTTCTGGTACCTTTGTAGCTGCTGCTGCAGTTGATGATGCAGATCCTTATGCAACTGCTATAACCACAATTTCTGCCGTATATCCCAACGAAATCGCCTGGAAGTTCCTATTCAAGGATTACGCAAAGTTCACTACAGTAGCACTCGCTGAGGCTGCTGCAAAGAACATCAAGGAAGTTGGTTTCGACATCTTCAAAACCACAGTTACCGCTGATAGCTACAAACTAAAAGCTAAGTACACTGATGAACTCCAACAGGACTTAAAAGCTCAACAGAATCTGGATGCCGATACTGAGCTAACCAAGATTATGTCTCAGGAAATCATCGCTGAGATGAACAAAAAGTTCCTTGATAAGTGGAATGAGAAAGCTGCTCTAGGTGGCACTTCTTCTTGGAATTACAGCACCGATGGTACCCCTGGCAGATGGGCAATGGAACGTACTTATGAAATGTATGGTAATATCAACAAAGTTTCAAACCAGATTGCAAAAACCACAATGAGAGGCCGCGGCAATATCATTGTTGCATCTCTGGATGTCATTTCTGAGTTCGAGACTATGCGCCATTGGATCGCTGCTGGTCAAGGTGTTTCTGGTGGGTTAGCTGATGTCAACCTCGGCGCCAATGCATTCATGGGAACCTTAGGTGGCAAGTACAAAGTCTATTGCGATATGTACGCTACTTCTGATTACGTTTCCATTGGTTACAAGGGCGGCGAGTGGGATACCGGTTTATATTATTGCCCATATGTTCCTGTATACGTAAAGAAAGGCATTGGTGAGGAAGATGGTCAAAACAGAATCTGGTTCCACACCAGATATGGTTTAGGCGAGAATCCATTCGGTGCTGAACTCTATTACAGGATGATCACAATCACTCTATAAACGAGTGATAGTATTGATTGAAAGTAAAGAGGAACTGTTAGTGTCAAAGCTAACAGTTCCTCATAAAATCTTGTAAAGGAGGAAAACAGAATGGATGTAGATCGATTCAGGTCAGCTGTTAATAGTTTATCTAGGCCAAATCTATTCCAAGTCACTCTTGTTTTCCCAACCGGTAGTGAATCCATAATGCAGTTTTTATGCAAAGCTTCTGAAGTTCCAACAAGAACAATTGGCAACTTCAAAGTTGGTTATATGGGTAGAAAGATCGTCTTTCCAGGAGATTCTAGTTTCGATGATTGGTCAGTTGAAGTTTACAACGATTTAAACTTCACAATCAGAAAGAAACTGGAAGAGTGGGCTGAGCTAGTAAATGGAGCAGTTGATAATATTTCAACAATTAATGCAAATGATGTTAAGAGAAATATGCGTGTTGACCATCTCGATGGTAAACACAATATTATCAAAACATATCACATGGTTGGATGCATACCAACAAACGTTGGTGGTGCTATTGCATTAAACTGGGATACAAATGATTCTCCAGAAGAATATACAGTTAATTTCGCATATGATTACTGGGAATCTGAGACAACAAGAGGGGCTAAGATTTAACGCAAATCAGTGGGGGAAAGCAATTTCCCCCTTTTTTTTCAAGGAGTATTATGTCTAATACTGTAGATGATTATAAATCAAATATTGAAGGGTTAGCTTCTTCAAGTCGTTATCACATTAAATTCACTAGAACAGAATTTCTATCTATTTTCCCCAATAATGAATATAAATATCTTGTTTCTTCTGTAAATGTCCCGGGACAAGAAGTAAGAACTAATTCTATGGCTTTATGGGGGATGAAAAAAGATATTGCAAGTTCAATTGATTTTGATCCTATTACAATTTCATTTATCTGTGATAAAGATTTAAAAATTCGAAGAGCATTTGAAGAATGGATTGATCAGATTGTAAATAAAAGCACTTTTACTGTTAGCTATTACAAAGATTACGTTTGTGATATGGCTATTACAATTCTTAACAAAGCCTTAGTACCAGTTAGAGAATACAAAATAAGAGAAGTTTATCCTACAAATCTGGCTGATATTAGTCTTGGTTATGAGAAAGTTGATGAGCCTATGCAATTTACTGTTACATTTAAATATTGGGATTTTGAAATCACAAATTTACTTAAAGACGCTTAAGAATACACTTATATATATATTAACATAGGAGGTTTATGATGAATAACGATATACAAAAAATTCAATTGGAAACTTATCAAAAGAAACTACCCAGTGCCGGGAGCATGGTTGAAATTAGACCTGCTTTAGTTAAAGAAGAAAAGATCTGGCTAATAGGGAAAGAATCGGAAGAAACAAGTGAATTTTTAGATGGATTAATCAGAGTTGTTGAAAATTGTGTAATTAAACCAACAAATTTTAATGTCTCTAAAATGAGTTACAATGATATGATATGGTCTTTTCTTGAAATTATGAAAATTTCAAAGGGTGAATCTATTTATCTCAATGTACCTTGCCAAAATGATAAGTGTTTAGATTCTGATGGTGAACCTTATATTGACAAAGGTGTTCTGTTCAAATTAAGTGAGATTGAAAAAATTGAAAATTTGAATGTCAATAAGGATAAGATTGTCAGATTAACACCTACAAGAGGACTTGAACTTCAATATCCTACGGTTGATTATATGCGTAGTTTATCTAGCAAGGATAATAAAGATATTGTAAAGAACAGAACTATTGCTGAAATGGAATTAATTCAAAGTCATATTGTTGCCTTCCTTGAGGGTGATACCAGATACGATTTCAAAACACCGAAAGAAGCAATAGAATGGACAGATAATAATTTATCCAAAAAAGACATTGTAAAAATTAAAGAGTGGTTTGTCAATGAACCAAAACCATATTTTGAATTAGAATGGAAATGCACAAAATGTCTTAATGACAATAAACTCGTAGAAAGAGATCTACTCCGTTTTTTAGACTTGTAGTTGATTATACTTCCGTAATAGACTATTTTAAAACGAATTTTGATCTTTTATCTAGAAGCAAATTATTTTCATTAGCTGACATAAATGGTATGACGGTATATGAAAGAGATATTTGGAAGGGGATAACTATCGAATATCTTAAAAAGAAAAAGGCTAAAAAAGGTCCTCCATTATAAATATTTAATGAGGATTTAAATGATCAATAAAAATAATAAATTAGCTGAATTTGAAAAATCAATGAGGAATAAACTCAATCTCATTTCTAAAAAACGTGTAGACCCAGATGATTTTTCTTCTGGTGCATACGCGCTTGCCGATTCAATGAATGATTTAGCTGATTCTATTATACTTTCAAATACAGCTGAAGATGCACAAGAAAATTTGGAATCAATTCGAAATATCAGAAAAGTAATTACTGCATTAAATACAAATGGTCAACTAACAAACGTTGAATACAAAAGTCTAAATGATATGTTGACTGTTATGAATACAAATGCATTGAAAGAATTTAAACAAAGAAAAGGTGTAATAAAGAAAAAATCAGGAAAACTTATAACACCTGAACAAACAGTAAAAGGTAAAATTAAAAAGCAATTTACTGGGTCAAGAAAATATGCTACAATGGCTAGTGTAGCTGGTGTCTTAATTGATTCTCCTGCATTAATAATTGGAGCTCAGTGGTTACAAGCAAGAAAGGAACAGAAAGAAGAAGCTAAATCCCATAGAATTCTACAACAAAAAGAATTGATGCAAGGTATAATGAAAGATAAATTATATGATCAATCTAAAGAAAGATATTATAGTGAAAAGAAAAAGAAGTATTCAGGAAAAACAAAAGATCAGGTTGGGGACGAATTTGATACAGAGATGTTAAAAAAATCAAGTCAAAAATTAAAACCCGATCAAAAAAAGAAGATTGAAAAATTATCTGAAAAAGCAAAAACTCAGTTAGTAGATGAAGAAATACAAAGATTGGAAAATGAATATACTCTTCGCCTTGAACAAAATAAAGATGACCCAAAGAAATGGGCTCCTATTTTAACTGAAATGGAGCAAAAAGTTGGCGAATTAAAAAGCCCCGAAGGAAGAAAGAACTTTATAGAATCTGTAAACAGAAAGCGAGCTGTTGTTGAACCTGCTGAAGAACCTGACGAATTTGAAAAGTCCTTGATGGAAGATATTAGGGCAAGCTCTGCTGGTGTAGAAGATGAACTTGGATTAGAATCTGGAAGTTTGGGATTGCCAGAAGATTTTGGAGCAGCTAGAGGTGAAAGACCTCTTTATACTGCTTCTGTAATGCCATCAACAGAAATGAGTCCTGTCGAAGAAGAAGCTATGTCAAATTTCTTTAGTACATTACTCCCTGGTGGAGAATTTTACAAACTAGTTGAAGATTTTAAGGATAATTTTGTTGATTATAAAAAAAATTGGGATGGAGTTTATTCAGAACGCAAGGTAGAAGATAGGGATTTTTGGTTGATGGATATTCACGATTATGTTGAATCTTACATGGAAAGTCAAGGTATTGGTAAAAGAAAGGCTGCACTTGATAAAGAAGGCAAGGGATCATCTCTTTTAGATACAGTTGGAAAGGCTAGTTTACTAAGTAAAGTTTTAGGATTAGGAAAAAATCTTGGAAAAGGAATGTTACCATCAGCTACAGCAGCAGGTTCTGGTTATGCAGGTGTTGGTGGCGTAGCTGCTGGTATTGGGGGTGGTTTAGTTCTTGGTGCACCAATTGCGGCTTTGGGATTAACTCTAAATCATTTATGGAAAAAGCAACAGGGTGTTGAAGATCAAGAAATGGCTTCTATTGTTGGCTCAACAGGAGTTAATAAAGCTAAATCTGCTGAACGACAAAGATTGTGGAATGAATTTGCAAAACAAAACGGTATAACAAGATCTCAAGAAGAAAGTTTGTCAAAAGATATTGATTATGAAAATAGACAAGATCAAGTAAATGGACTGATCTCTAAAGTTAGAACTGGACGAGCTGGTAAGAATCTTCAAGACAAGTGGTTGAAATTTTTAGTAGTGAAAAGAAGCGGAATTCCTCAAGTGCAAGCATCTATTACAATGCCAACTATACCCAAAGCAAATGCACCTTCTTTACCTATGCCTCAAGCACCTACCGAAAATATAATTCTCCCATCTGCTACTGAATCTCCTACTTCTTTAGATAATGTAACACTAGCTAATCCAAATGTTGATATTCAAAATTTAGAACCCAGACTTAAAGGAAATCTTGCTCAACTTTCTACTGATTACAAAGAAGAAACGGGTGAAAAATTACAAGTAAATTCGGGTGCTAGAACATATGCTGAACAAGCTGCGTTAAAGAAAGTAAATAAATTTGCTGCATCCCCAGATAGATCTCCTCACGTAGATAGAGGCGAGGGAGCAAAAGCATTTGATGCACAAAGTCGACAAATCAATACAGCAAAGAGATTAGGACTTATGGAATCGGCCGGTTTAGATACTCCAGTAAAAAATGAACCTTGGCATGTACAGAATGCTAGGAAGCCACAACCAACTTTAGCTTCAGTAACAGATATCCCAACCCCCACACCAACAAAACCAAATCAACAACAGGCAAGCCCAACTATTATATCACAAACAAATGTAATTCAACAACCTGATTATCGCTTTTATTTAGATGATCCATATACGAGAAAAAACAACAATAACGGAATCACATAATGGCATATTTGAATATAACGCAGGCACAAAGAAATTTTTGGAAAAAATACACTGAAAAAAACTTAAGAACTGGTCGATCAAAAAATATCATCCCCGGAAAAATATATTTTTTCAATTATGATAGTAAGATGTATGAAGAAGGTAAATTAGCATACTATGATGCCTTTCCTATTATTTTAGTTCTTTCTGTAGATTCAAAATATATTTTAGGTTTAGCATTTCATTATCTTCCTAGATTAACTAGAGAATATTTTATCAAGAAAATTATCCTTAAAAATTACAAATTACTCAAAAAAGAATTGCCAGCTCACGTACCATATTATGAAATTAAGAACGCAGCAAATTTATGGTATAGAGAGGGCATGGTAATTATCCGAAAATATATTAGATCAAGAATAAAATCCAATCTTGTAGAATTACATTGGCGTGAATGGTACAATGCTATGACAACAGAAGGAGCACAATGGATTGATGCTACTGCTCAAACGGCCTACGAGGATACGAAATATCAATTACAATCTCTTCATCGTGTTAAAAATCGAATTCAACCACCTAAACGAGAATCTAATATACAAAAAAGTATTAGGTTAGAAAAAGAAAGGGTTAGAAAATTAAAAAATGAAGCTAAGAAAAAATTTACAAGGAAAAGAATTTAATGTCTTATAAATATGTAGTGGAGAAAATATGAATTTACTAGAAGATTGGTTGGGCAAGAGTGTAGCACCTGCTAAAGAAATTTTTGTTGATAAACCAACAACTGAAATTGAAAGAAGCCAGACAACTGAATTTTCAAATGAACTGCCTGGTGGAATGTATCAGATTACATTTGAATATAATACATCAGCAGATGCTACCGTTGAAAAAAATTCACAACAATTGGAATCATACACACGTACGTGGAGATTAATTTCAAATTATCCAGAGGTTGGTGAAGCAATTGATGAAATTGTAAATGAGTCTGTAATAAATGATTCTGAAGATGTTTCAGTTAAACTTGACTTATCTGGAATTGACAAAAAAGATTTAGCTGATACTATCAAAAAAGAAATAGAAGAAGAATTTGATAATATTTTAGATCTTTTATCTTTCAATCAAAAAGGTCAAGATTACTTTGAAACTTGGTATATAGATGGGAGATTAGATTTAGAAGTAGTAGTTGGCAAAAAAAATACAAGTAATGGCATTCTAAAAATAAACAGACTCGATCCATTAAATGTTAAAAAGATATTAGAGCAAAAGGATAGACAAGAATTTAAGATCAAAGAAAAAGAAACATATTGGATTTACACAGATCCACAAAAACAATTAAGATGGAAAGTTTCACCTGATCTAGTTGTTCATATTGGCAGTGCTAGAACTGATAGAGTTACTGGACTTGAAGTCTCATATCTACACAAAGCTTTAAAGGCAATAAACAACTTAAGATTGATAGAAGATGCTATTGTAATTTATCGAATTGTAAGAGCACCTGAAAAAAGAGTATTTTCAATTGATACTGGCAATTTATCAAAACCCAAAGCAGAAGAATACATTAAGAGTCTGATTCACAAATTCCAAAACAGAATTGTTTATGATTCTGCTACTGGCCAAGTTACAAATACAAAAAATACAATGGCTATGATTGAGGATTTTTACGTTGGTAAAAGTACCAACGGCCAAGGATCTTCGATTTCAACATTAGCAGGTGGATCAAATCTTGGGGAATTAGATGATCTTTATTACTTTGTATTGAAGGTTTACAAAGCATTAAAAGTACCTGAGTCAAGACGTGAAACAAAGGAAAAGGCACTCTTTGATAGTGGAAGAAGTACCCAAATTGAGAGAGATGAAGTTAAGTTTATGAAGTTCATAAATAAACTTCGAAAACAATTTTCAACCTTATTTACAGAACTTCTTTACAGACAATTACTATTTAAAGGTAAATTAACGAAAGAAACTTTAGACAAAATAAAGAAAAAATTCCGTTATATTTACACAAATGATAATTACTATGAAGAAATTAAAGAATCTGAAATGCTTAACAATAGACTCGATCTTGCTAGCAAGATGAGAGATTTTGTTGGCGTTTACTACACAGATGATGATATAGCAATCAAGATTTTGAAATACACAGAAGAAGAATGGAAGAAGAAAAAGGAAGAATGTAAAAAAGTCCGAGAAGAAAAAGCAAAAGAAGAGGCAGCTTTGAATCCTGATTTGGGTAATGAGGGAGCTGGTGGCAGTTCTGGAGGAAGTGGTCAATTTCCACCCAAAAAAGAGGATTCCGTTCCACCAAAGAAAAAAGAACCTCAACCAAAAGATGAAGAAGTATGAGTCAATTAATTAATTCTTCTTCAAATCTAAATGCCCAATTATCGGGGCAAAATCATTATTTTGTAATTGAAAAATTCCCTGAGGTTTCTTATTCTATTGTAGACGTAGGAACACCTGATATATCAATTGGAAAATTTGGAATTCATACACCGTTTTATGAATTTAAACACATTGGATCCTCTTTATCATTTTCTGATCTCCGGGTAACATTCATAATAGATGAAACATTATCAAATTACAGACAATTGTATAAGTGGATGTTATATACAAAAGAATTACAAGTACTTCCAGACGTTATGCAATTATCAGCACAACAACAGATGGAAAAAATAAGCACATTTGTAAATTCGGTAAAATCTGATTGTGAGCTTCATATTTTGACTAATAAGAAAAATGATCAGGTTGTTTTTAGATTTATAGATTGTTTCCCTGTTTCTATTGGCGGAATATCCTTTTCAGTTAAAGCTGGATCTGATATTTTAACATGTGACTGTTCTTTTTCATTTGATAGTTTTGATTTAACTGTTGAACCAACATAAGGTTTTATAAATACATTAAGGAGAAATAAATGGAAAAGTTTAGTGAGTTGTTAAAAGAAGGTGTGATTGACCCAACAATAGAAAGGGTAACTATAGATAAAGATTCTGATGCTCGATTAGCAATTAAAAGGGATAAAGGAGGAGTTTCTATCAATTTTACTACTGACTATTTTCGTTGTGGCGGAATGAAAAATGGCGAGATTATAAATAGTTTCAAAAAATTTTTTGGTGATCTAAATATCGATTTTAGGGGGTAATGTGGCAAATTATTGGAACAAAGTAAGTTACGAATGGTTGTTAAACGATGATAAAATGTCTTATCGTATCATTGTAGGTAAAAATATAAATCTTCCTGATGGACTAGAGAATAAATTTCCTACGATGTTAAAGTTACTGCCTGGAATTATACCTGTAATTCAAGTACCAGAAACAGTTCCTGAAAAAGTAGAATCTATTAAAGAAAATGATTATTCAAATCTCTTAGAAGAAAATAATGAAACTCTGATTACAAAATTAACAGATGAGTTAAATATTGCAATTAAAGAGATTGAAGGCAGTAATAAACCAAAAAGATCCAAAACAATGCTTGTAAAAAGTTTGACAAAAAAATATGAAGAGAAAATAAAGGAGATTAAAAATGATTAACTTCAAAGAATTTTTAAAAGAAGAAACAGAAAAGGGAATTAAGGGGCAAAAGGTTACTGGTGAACCTAGAAACCTAACCGGTGATGAATCTGGTAAAAATGCTGCAACTCCTGAGATGAAGAGGGAGAATGAAAACAAGGTAGCTGCCTGCAATGCCACAATTAAAAGCGGTCTTAACAAAGTAAATGAAAATGTTTTAAAGGCTAAAGATTTAGGTGCTTCAGTTGATTTTACCAAAGCAAAAGAAATTCTAAATGCTATCATCGATGGTTCACAAGAAGCATTAAGTGGATTAGGTACAAAAGAAAATTTAGTAACTAAAAACGCTAAAAAAGTATAATGAAGGGTATTAACAAAATAACTACGCTTGCAGGGTTAAAAACATATGCCCTTCGTAAGCTAGGTGATGGTGTTATAAATATTGAAATAACGCCAGAACAGCAAACAGATTTAATTGATGATGCTCTTCAGATGTTTTGTAAATATCATGATGAAGGTGTAAGTTTAACATATTCACTATTAGCAGTCACAGCAGCTCTTGATAAATACACCCTTGATGATGATATTTTAGCAATTCCTTATATGATTGAAGTAACTCAGGAAGTATTGTCCGAACCAACGTTTTCTATTCAATGGGAATTCTTAAATGAAAGACGATGGATTGGTGACATTGATTTGATTGGTTTTGAATTACTTGCTGAAAAGATGAAAATGATTGATATTAAATTTCGTCAAGAAACTGGTTATAATTTCAATACAACAACACATCAAATTCAATTTATTCCTGCACCAGTTGAGTCAAAAACTTTAGCTTTACGTGTTTATAAAATGAATGATCCGTATGATTTCCCTGATATTTATAACAACGATTGGTTGAAAAAATATGTGGTCGCTTGTTTTAGAGAACAATGGGGTGATAATTTGTGCAAATATTCTGGGGTTCCTTTACCCGGTGGGTCAACATTGAATGCTGAAGGAATTAGAAGCAAGGGTGAAAAGGATAGAGAAGCTTTAGAAAAAGAGCTTCAAGATACACATAGGCTTCCAATCGATATTATTTGTGGCTAATTTACTAAATTAACTTCTTAAATATATTATAATTGATTTGAGGTTACATGATTACTATTAAAGAACTACAAACAGCTATCAACAAAGAATTGAAAATTGATCATAATAAATTAGATTTTGATGCTTCTGAAAACCCCTTGCTCATTCAAAAATACATCAACATTTTTTTAGGTGAAAGTACTACAATAAACAAATTACAAAAACAATATGAACAACTATATGCTGAAAAAATTGTGTTTTACAGAACAAAATATTCTCTAATTCCAGATACACAAAAAGAGCTTCTCATATTTGTAGATGGAGATGAAGAAGTTCGAGAATTAAAAGAAAAAATTTCGAATCAATCTTCCTTAATAAAATTCATTTCTGAAACAATAAGCAATTTCCGGGATCGTGGATGGGCTATCAAAAATATGATTGAGTTCCGCAAGTTTCTCGCTGGAGAATAAAATGTTAACATCAGAAAATGCTATTATCTCAGCTTTTCATAATTATTTACAAAAACAAGAACCAAGATTTACTTATTATGGTTTAATGACTTTTCCAACAGAAGGAGAAGGAGAAAGAGAATGGGTAGCAAATTCTTATCAAACAGATATATTACTTCAGCAAGAATATATCATATATGAAAATTTTCCAGATATATTGAAAATGCTAAATTATTATTTTGAAAATAAACAAATAAAATTTTATCAACTTGGAACAATTCCTATAAAAATGGATGATAAAAAAAAGATACAATATGCAATATGTATTAGAATTGCTATAAGAGAGTAATATGAAAAAAATATGGGGACAAAAAACACTTAGTCTAAAACCTACTAGTTACAACTTTGATCGACTAAATAAGAGAAGATTGATTTTAATGTTAAAACATAAAATTGAAATGATGAAAAATTTAATTTCTGATATTGAAAAGAGTATTAAATGGTAAATTATTAGGGGGAAATATGATAAATTGCAATAAATGTCCTTGTCGTAGTGATGATTATGAACAAGGTTCAGAATGTAATCTTATACATGATTGTTGTGCATTAACGTTAAAAACTTTTCCTGATCCTATTGGAACAATTTATTGTATTGAAGAAGAAAAATGCCCATTAACTAGAATTGAATTAAAAAATGGTAATATTTTTATACCGGAGAAAATATGATAAAAGTAAAAATTTTTAACAATGATGAACAAACAGAAGAGTTTGAAATAATGATGCTTGGTGGCGGAAACCAAGGAGTTGGTGGTGAAAGTGGTTATGATTATGTATTGATGAAACCAAAACATCCTGATATGCCGCCCATTGCACATAAACCAGAAGATGGTGATTTAGCTTTAGTTATAAAAACTTTATACACATACTTACAAATTTCTGAAGAAAAACCTCAAGTGAAAGATAATATTATCCAATTCCCTGTTCAGCAAAATAAAGAAGATTGAATGAAAGAAAATTCAATAATTTCACAATTTCGTCTTTGGTTAGATCATAAAATATTTATGGTATGTCAAAAATTATTTGGACCCCGTATTAAAGGAGAAAATACTGAAAATACTAAAGTTAAATTATTATTTAATAAAAAAAATAGAAGGATTATTTAAAGATGCTGATAAATAAAAATAGAATCAGAGATCGTTATACTTTTACTAATATCAACCTACTTGGTAAATGCAATGCCAATTTCTGATGAGTACTTTATTGTCGAAGGGTACTTGAAGAATATGAAAAAGTAAATGCCAAACGTATCAATCACAAAACTTAACGAAAGTTACCTTTTAGCCATTCCTGAAGATGAAGGGATAGAAAAAAATCTTGTTGAATCTTTGTCTTACATACTACCTGATAGTTGGTATCAACCAAAATTCAGGGCGGGTGTTTGGGATGGTAAAATTTACTTATATCAGAAAAAAACTGGTAGAATGTATATTGGATTAAAAGATAAATTAATCCAAAAATTAAATGAATTAGGTATCACATATGAAATTGATAATTCATTTGATGATATAAATAAAGGAATTCCTATTTCTGAAATAGAAAATTTTATTTCATCTATCACACCACCTGATGATATCAAAGGAACTTACGAGCATCAGAAAGATCTACTAAAAGCTGCTTTATACTTGAAGCGTCTTGTTGCTATTTCACCAACTGGCTCTGGTAAATCTTTTGCATATTATCTCTATATCAAATATTTATTGGAACATGTTTTGAAATCTGATGAACAGATTCTTCTTGTTGTTCCAACAACTTCTCTTGTATTACAAATGCAAAGTGATTTTATTCACTATGATGAAAAATACAATGTTATTGGTGATAAAATTCACATTATTATGAGTGGATTGGAAAAAAACACTTCGAAACAAATTACAATATCAACTTGGCAATCTATACAAAGTATACATATCAAGCCAGTTTATGGCTCTATGATAAACTATTTCAAAAGATTCAAAGCAATTATTCTCGATGAATTTCATCAATATGGAAAAGCAAAGTGCTTGATTGAAATTGCCGAAAGTTGTATAAATGCTGATTGGCGTTTAGGTGCGACTGGAACAACTGATGATTGGCCAGTTCATCATTTAGTAATGAATGGACTTGTAGGTGAAATCTATCAAATCATAAGAACAAAAACTTTGATAGAAAAAGGTATCTTATCACCGATAAAAATATTTCCTTACGTATTTAAATATCCTGAACGAGAATGTCAATTAATGCGTCAATTAGCGTTAGCTCAGGGTGATAATAAAAAAGCTTTTCAAAAAGAAATTGAATATATCTACAGTCACATAAGAAGAAATCAAGCGGTTTGTAGATTAGTTTCTATGATGAAACAAAATACCCTTGTTTTGTTTACTCGAATTGAACATGGCCAGTATTTATTTAATCGAATAACTGAACTTACGAAAGGTATAAATAAAGTTTTTTACATCGATGGTTCAACTCCTGCTCAAATAAGAGAGGAAGTAAGAGCTCATTGTGAACGAGATTCTAACTGCATCGTTGTTGCATCAGTTCAAGTTTTTGGCGTTGGAATTAATATTAAAAATCTACACAATATTGTTTCAGCTGCTGGAAGCAAATCAAAGATAAGAGTGTTGCAAGCTATTGGTCGAGGTCTAAGAATTCATGAGTCAAAAAAACGACTCACAGTTATAGATATAGTTGATAATCTATCTGTAATGGAACTCAACAAAGAAACAGGTAGAATGCACAGAGTAGATAATTTTTCATTTATACATCACAATGCTCGTTTAAAGTATTATAGTAAAGAAGGTTTTCCTTACGAAGTCAAAGAAATAAACATGGAGGCAAACAATGGGTCCTGAAGACAAAGAAATTGAAGAAAACGAAGAAGAAATTGAGGATGAAGAGTTTATTACCGATGATGGGCTAGAAGATGATGAATACGATGATTAGGTAAAAACAATGAAGAAAATTAAATTACCGGATTGGGATGAGGTTAGTAAAAAAAAGGAGAGTGGAGAAACCTTAAATCCTCTTGAGGAATTTATTTATATGGATGAGCCAGCTACAGGCGATGCTAGAGATTGGAAAGAAGCTTTGTCTAATTTAATTGAATTTGTAAGAGGAACATGAACGACGATCTACTACAGTTAATTAGAAAATCTATTCCAAAACAAATAGCAGAAGCTCTTTATTCAGTTCAGCCAATACAAATACCGAGGAATTATGGAAAAGTGTTATTCAGAAGACAAAAAACTATAATTTTGAAGTGTTCTTGTGGTAAAACATTGTTAAAAATCAAAAGTAGTTATTTCAAAGAGGCAAATATCAAATGTTCTTGTGGAAAAAATTGGGTACTTGAACCAATATGTGACTGTATCAAATTAAGTTGGATTTGGAAAGAAAAAAAGGAGGAATAAAATGTTTCTAGAAATCAAAAAAAATCTACAAAATGTAAAAATTTCTACTGTTAATGATAACATGTTGGTAATTAGATATGAAGATGTTTCTAAGCACCAAATGATGATTTATATGGATGAAATTGTAGGTATAAATATCAATGAACAAATGCAAAATACCATAAGTAATTTTGGAATTGAAGGGGAATCTGTATTAAACTATTCCGAAATTGAAATTTTCTTTGGTGAACATCGTGCAAGAATTTATTTCAATCTTGATGAAATTCTAATCAGTGAAGAATCAAAGCCAAACATTTTTAACATCTATGTAGCAATCAGATCACTATGGGTTGAGTACAAGAAAAAAATTGATAGAGATTTAGCTGGTGTACCTCAGTTTTGATACTAAATTAACATACAATATCGATTAAAATAGGAGTGAATATGTATATCAAATTGCCAGGGTATTTAATTAGAGCTGATTCAATTACAGGTATCTCTGATGTAAAAACTGTAGAAAAAGAAATTGATAAAGAGAAGAAAATTGTTTCTCACATATCACTTTTTTTCGATGGTAATTCACTAGAATGGTTTTTTGATACCCCAGAAGAAGCTACAAAGATTAGGGAGTCTATTTTAGAAGGAATTTTAAAAATATAATTTTGTTATAAAATTTTTAGGAGGCTACGCAAATGGAAATAATATCTTATTCTAATTATTCAGAGTTTAAAACTCTTACCAAAAATTTTTTAAACTCAAATCACATATGGTTTTCTATCTCTGACTCAGAATCACCTGCACTGAAAACTTTTGATAGTGTAGTATTTTTTCACAAAAATGAATTAAAAGAAAATAACAAAGAATTAATTGAATTACTATCTACGCAGAAATATTCAACCTCTATCTTTAAAGAAGGCCATCGAACAAATCTTAATTGGAAAATTGCATCTGCTATTTTACTAGATATAGATGATGGGGAAACTTTACAAAATTCTATTGAAATTTTAAACAGAATTCAATGCTCATATATTGTAATTGAATCAAAAAATCATCAAAAAGAAAAAAATGGCAAAACATGTGATAGATTTCATATTTTAATTATCCCTAATGTTCCAATCACAGATGCAAATAAATACAGAGCATATGCGCTCTATTTTATTGATTTACTAAAATGTGACAAGGCTGTAAAAGATTTAGCGAGATATTTCAATCCTACTCCAAATTTACAAAAAGTAAACAAGATTTCCTTCAATAAACAATTTTGTGAAATGTTCGAAATTAATGTTGATATGAAAAATGAATTATACGATGAAGGACAAATCCCAATTCAAGGTTCATTTTTCAAAGAAAAAAATCCTTTTATTCAAACAGAAGCTCAAGAATTATATGTAAAACAGGTTAACAATATGTACCCTCAAATGATCTTTTCTCACTATAATGAATCAAATAGTTCTATGAATTTTCATAGAAATTCACAAGACAAAGGCCCTGGTGTTTTTGTATATTCAGATTCAAAAATGATTTCTGATCCAACAAGAGGTGAATTTTACCCAACTGTATTTACTATGAACGATTTTAACCAATCGCAAGAAGTGAATCAAAAAAAGATGGAAGCAAGAATAAAAGAATTGATATTAGAAATCAACAAATACAAGGGTGATACTTACAAGATTGATATTATAAAAACAAATGAAGGAACAGGAAAGTCATATGCAGTTTGTCAATTAATTGAAAAGGGAATGTACTTTACAGCAAATACAATTGAACGATTACAAGAAATTGAAAAGACATTACATGATTTGCAAAAAGACTACATTGTTATTTATTCCAATGCTAATCTGATTTACAACACAGTTTTATACAATCGGGGCGAAACAGAAAATGCAAAAAATATTGCTGAAGAATTAACAAGAAGATATGATTTATTTTTCAAAGAAATTTTTTCCAAAACAGAAAAAGATGAAAGACAAAAATTTCAAGAAGACTTTGTAACAAATGCTACAGTAAATGGCTCAAATAGTGAATATACCAAAAAACAAATCATTTCTTTCGTTAAAGAGGAATTAAGTAAAGTACAAGACGATGACGACAGATCTGTTTTAGAAGATATTTCAATAAGAGCTTTCCTAATGTCGCATTACTCTAATCCAATGTTTGAAAGTGAAAAAGATCAAGTGCTTGAAATGTATCATGCACAAATCGATGCAATCAAAGCACAAAATAAAATTTACCTAATGACAACTCAGAAATTTTTCTTCATGTCAAATTTAATTTCAACATTTTCAGAACATGTAAGATGTTTTCAAGATGAGTGTTTATTAGATATTTACAAATCTGTAAAAATAATTGATAAAATGGATAAGAATTACAATATAAAGGCTGCTTTGGCTTATACAACAAGGAATACAATGGAACAAGGTGATTTGTTTTTCAATTGTGATGAACAAGACAAAGAAACGATTGAGTATTTACAAAACCAAAACACAGAATATTTCATTGCAAAAAGTTACGGAAATTTTACCACTTTATTAGAAAAGAGAGAAATTGATTGGTATAAGAAAGATAATTTCCATATCACCATTCTAACAACAGAAGATCTTCCTTGTGTTATTTTAAGAGATGCTGACATTTATGATTTGTCGCATAAAATACATTCTCCAAAATTAACATTCATTGGTGTAGAGGGAATGAATTCATCTTCAAAACCTGAATTTATTCTTCAAGGAAAAGATCGATTGCTTTTTATAAAACAATTGACAATGGATCGATTTAAGATAGACGGAAACATGATCATTGCTAATGCAATCAATCAAAAGTGGAATTTTGTGAATTCAAAAGGAACAAATAGATTTAAAAATTCTTTACAAGAAATTGAGGGTTCCAAAAAAATGGCAATCATTCTAACTTTTCCTCATCCAGAACAAATAAATGAGAAAAAAGGATTTTATTTAGAAGATTTGAAAGAACTTGCAAAAAAATCAAATGAGCCATTTTATGAATATTTAAATTCAAAAGCTTGTGAACAGGAGATGATTTCAAGAATAATAAATGATGATTTGAATCAAGCTTTAGGAAGGGTATTAGGGTACAGAAATACAGATAAAATTTCAGAGGTAATTGTCATTATGAATTTTTCTTTATTCTCATACATTGATACAAAATATACAACCGAAAATATTTTTACGTACACAGGAATGTATCAATCAGTTAAGAAACAAAGAGAATTTCCTGAAATTTGGGAATACTTACAAAAAACTCAATTATTGCATGCACATGGAAAAAGATTAGAATTAGATGATCAAACAAAGATTGCAGAAAAAAATAAAGTTATGTCACGTTCATGGATTAAGTATATCTTAAGAAAAGTTGAAAAATTATCAAATGATCTTATCACAAAAGCACGTCAACATATCTTTTCTAAGAAATGTCAGATCAATCAACTACGATGTCGTTTTAAAGCAATGTATAAATATTTATTAGATAATAAAATATCATCGCCTCAATATACCAAATACTGTGTTGAAAAATTTGGTTTGATGGGGATCTTCGAAAAGAAGAATGCAATCTTCAGAGAATATGCAGTCTCTATGTTGAAAAATTGAATGAATTACTAAATTATTCTAAGTTTTATTTTATAATAGATGTAGGAGTATGAAATGAAGAAGAATGATGGGTATAGGGAAGGTCAGGTTTGGCAGTATGTTAAAGATAAAGAGAATTATATAGTTACCCGTGTTAATTGTAAACAGGTTACATTAATTAGTTTAAGTAATGATGGAAATCGTTGGGTAAATCCAACAAGATTATATACAAAAGAATTTAGCAGAAAGGAAATTACAGGAAAAAATTGGGTAAAAGTTACTGGTGGTCAACCCAGTAACTTTGTTTACTTAGGCATGTTTGAAGATGTTTACAGGTTGAGGAAGAGGAAGAAGAAATGAGAGAAATAAAATGTGAATCAGATGGTCCTCTTTGTTTAACTAAATGTCCATATTTATATAACATAAAGGTAGGTTCTGCTTGTTGTACCCACTGCATATTTCATTCACATCATGATGATAACAATAATATTGTGTTTTGTAGATTTAGAGAACTTTCACAAAGAAAAGAAGAAGAAGAAGAAATAACTGAAGTTAAAAAATATGAAAAAATTCCTCAGTCTGAAGTAGTTGAAGCTATTCAATTTACAAAAGATTGCCCTAAAAATTTGATAATTAATTTTTTAATAAATACTGCTTTTGGTCTGCAATATAATAGTTTAGAAATTAAACAAGTTGAATATAAAGTTGATAGAATAATTGAACATTCAAAATATGCAAAGTGGGGTGATTGGATAGTTAAAGAAAATGATGATTATAATATTTTTACAAATGAAGAATTTAAAAAGAGGTACAAAGAAATATGAAAGTAATTAGTGATATTCCGCCAAGATTGACTATAAACAATTTTACTTTACCTGTAAAATTATGGACTGATAATGTTGAAGAATCTGCAATGGGACAAATAGAAAATCTTGCTAGATATCCTTTTGCATTTCATCATATTGCAATTATGCCAGATGTTCATATGGGTTATGGAATGCCGATAGGCGGTGTTTTAGCAACAAAAGATGTTGTAATTCCTAATGCAGTTGGTGTTGATATTGGTTGTGGTATGTGTGCTGTTAAAACAGCTCTACAAGAAATTTCAACTGAAGACTTAAAAAAGATTATGAGTAAGATTAGGGAATTTGTTCCAGTTGGTTTTAAGCATCAAGAAAAAGAACAAGATGTTACACTAATGCCACTTTCCCAATTAGAAAAAGATGGTTGGGATGGAGATTTTGATGCTTATCCAATTATACAAGAACAATATGATAATGCTTTAACACAAATTGGAACTCTCGGCAGTGGAAATCACTTTATTGAAATTCAAAAAGGATCTGATGGATATATTTGGATTATGATTCATTCTGGATCTCGCAATCTTGGAAAACAAGTAGCAGATCATTATAATAAGTTGGCAATTGAATTAAACAGTAAATGGCATTCTATTGTCCCAGAAGAATGGCAATTAGCATTTTTACCATTAGATGATGAAGATGGACAATCTTATTTGCGTGAAATGAATTATTGCGTTGAATTTGCTTATGCAAATCGTAAATTAATGATGGAAAGAATTTTAGGAATTTTTGAAAGTATATTAGGTTTAGGTTATTTTGATACAAATAATGCAATTATTAATATTGCCCATAATTACGCTACATTGGAAAAACACTTTGGACAAAATGTTTTAGTTCATCGTAAAGGTGCAACTTTAGCAAGACAAGATACAGTTGGAATTATTCCAGGTAGTCAAGGTTCAAAAAGTTACATTGTTCAAGGTTTAGGAAATACTGATAGTTTCAATTCATGCAGTCATGGTGCTGGTAGGAAAATGAGTAGAACTAGAGCACAAAATGAATTGTCTTTAGAAGATGAAATCAAATTATTGGATGATCAGGGAATCATTCACGGAATAAGAAATAAAAATGATTTAGATGAAGCAGCAGGAGCATACAAAAATATTGATGAGGTAATGGAAAATCAAAAAGATTTAGTTAAAATTTTAGTTGAATTAAAACCCTTAGCTGTGATAAAAGGATAATTATGGAAAAAATGTATTTTGAAATTGTTAGAGATAAGTATCAGAATAAAACACATATATGTAAAACATTATGTCCATATGTCCCAGAAAAATATATTGGCTCTATTGGTTGTGGGTGGTGTGAATTTCACATAAATGAATTGGATGATGCTTCAAATGCGGATAGAAATTTTATTTTTTGCAAATATAAAAAATTAAAGGGAATAAGTAAAATTAGCAATATTATAAAATTCATAATTTGCTGGTTGATATATTTTATATTTTTATATTTAGGTATTGTTAATTTGGGTAAAAATAAATTTATAATTTTTTTTGTTTGTTTTCTTATTTCCTTTGTGATTTCTTGGAAGAGTTTAGACATAGCATTAGGAAAAATAAACAAACAAAATGAACCAACCAAAAATACACTATTTAGACAATGAAAAATTTATTGAACTTTTAGAAAAACATTTTGAAGATAAAAAATTACATCCTGAGATAGGATGTCCAAATGAAATTGGCGCAATGTTTTTGTTGATTGCTAGAAAATATATTGCTAATTGGCCTTCCAAAATTACTTTTGAACATTCCGAAGATATGCAAATGTATGGGGTTGAATATTGTCTTCGTTACATGTACAATTATTCGAGAGAAAAGTCAGACAACCCATTTTCTTATTTTACAGAAATTATAAAATCAGCTTTTCAACAAAAATACAATTACGAAAAAAAGAAAAAGGATATCATAAAGAATGTAGCTGGAAGAATGGCAGAAGAAGAATGTTTTGTAACAATTCGAAATAATAAAAAGTCATATAGAAATTTTAATAATCCTATTGATTCACAAATTGAACAAGAAGTAATTGAAAGAAACGAACAACCAGAGGAAAAAACAATTATTCTTTGGGAAGATGAATTGGTAGTACAAAATATGAATACAGATTTATTAGATGAATTGTTCTATGAAAATACTAAAAAAGAACAGTGAATATATTATAATTAAAGTGAGGTAAGCATGTTAAATCTATTGTTAGGGGTAATTTATAAATCAACTGTTTTAATACCGGAATCTTCTTTTTATAATAAGTTTGTAATTGGAAAAAAACTTTGTCAATCCGCAAATGAATTTTATAAATTCAAATATGTTGGTTCTAGTAAATATATTTTGAGAGTTGTAAATAAGTATGGAATTGATAAAATAAAAACGGAAATTGTTTATATGATGTTTGATAATGATGTACAAAACAAACAAGAAAAACATAAACAATTAAGTGAATGGGAAAAACATTTTATCAAGTTATATGATTCACAAAACCCAAAAATAGGAATGAACATAACAGAAGGTGGAAATGGTGGTGATACATATTCTTTTGTTTCTGAAGAAAACAAAAAAATAAGAAGTAAAAAAATAAGCGATAAATTAAAAAATAGAATATTCTCGGAAGAATGGAAAAAAAAATTAGTAAGTAATCACATTTCTAAGAAAGATAATGCTAAAGCTAAGAAATGGAAAGAAAATGTAGGATTATGTAATAAAGGGAGGAAACATTCGGAAGAACAAAATTTGAATTGTAGCAAAAAATTAACAGGAAGAAAACAGTTGCCAACTACTGTAGAAAAAAGAATGAAAACGATGAAAGAAAAATTTGGGGGTCATTGGGCACCTCGAAAGGGAAAAGTAACACCTGAAATAACAAGGAAAAAACAAAGTAAAGCTATGCTTGGTAAAAAACGCGGACCTCAATCTAGATTACATAAACAACATTTAAGTGCTTCTTTAAAGAAAAGAATTTTTAAAAATATTTGTAAAAAATGTGGTATAGAATTTTTATGTAGAAGTAATCGGGGATATTTTTGTGATAATTGTAAAATAAAAAAGGTGCAAAAATGTCAGTAACACTCCTATTTGGTGACGCCCATTTTCAGAACCCAACCTTTGATTTTGCAACTGATAAGATCTTAAAAAGATTATTTATAGAACAAATCTGGCCTATTGCAAGAGAAAGAAAAGTTAAAAGGGTTGTTCAAGTCGGTGATTTTACAAACGATAAGAAGCAAATAAATAAGCAGACTTCCCATATTATTAATGAATGTTTCACAAAACCTGCTATTGATTTGGGGTTAGAAGTTATATTGATTTGTGGAAATCACGATGCTTATTTTCGTGATCGAAACGAAGTTAATTCTTTGCACTCTTTGTTTGAAAGAACTGGTTTTAAAATTGTAGATACCGAGGTCTTAAAGCAAGGAAATTCTGTTTATATTCCTTGGGGGTTTAATCCTAAACAATACCCTGCCCAATATGCTTTTGGTCATTTCGAAATAAATGGATTTGAATATCAAAAGGGTGTTGTAAGTAATAAAGGGAATAGAATAGATGAATTTGATTTTTTTGATTTTGCTTATGTTGGACATTTTCATCGCAAGAGCATTAAAAAGAATATTATGTATCTAGGTTCGTTGATTGCTTTAGATTTTGGTGAAACAGATACAGAACATGGATTTTATTTATTTGATGATGAAACTAGTAAAATCGAATTTATAAAATCAAAGTTTGAATTATTTAAAAAAATCAATTATCCAGATGATTGTGAAAAAGTAAAAGATTATAATTTTTTTAATAAAGCTGTTTCGATTGTTGTAACAAAGAAAGAAGATGAAAATGCTTATAAGCAATTTTTAGATGCAATATATAAACAATTACCTATTGCTGTAAAAATTCTTTCACTTGAGGGTGAATTACAAAAAATAATGGAATTGGATCAAGTAGATGGGGTTGAGAATATTCTTGCTTTATCGAAGAGATATATAGAAAAAATGGAATTACAAAAACCAATTGAAAATAAAACACTGTATGAGTTATTTGAAAGAACTCATCAAGAAGCCGTTGCGAATGGATAGAATGGAGATATAAAATGAAAATTAAAAAACAAATTATTATTCCCAAAAAGAAAAATGAAAAAGTTGTTGAATTGATTTGTGATATATGTAAGAAAAATATAATAGTAGTAAATGCAGGTTTAGATAATAATAATTGGGCAACAAATGAATATGAAAATAATATGCAAAAAGTCACCATTAAATTAGAAGATGGCAATGATTGTTTAGGTAGTGGCGGTGAATCAACAGAAACAGAATTTGATGTTTGTCCAGAATGTTTTAAGGAAAAAATTATGCCTTTTATAGAATCTTTTGGATCAAAGCCGCAAGTTACAGAGCATGATTGGTAAAATAAAGGAGATAAAAAATGAAAAGAAAAAATGAAATTATTTGTATTATTGATAAGAGCGGTTCTATGCAGACTACTCTTAAGGATGTTATTGGTGGTTTTAATACTTTTATCACTGAACAAAAAAAGTTATCAAAATCAACTTTATTTTCACTTTTATTTTTTGATGCACCTGTACAACATAAGATGTTTTACGATGGTGTAAAAATCGATGATGTAAAACCACTAGATGAATCTACTTATATTCCTGGTGGCATGACAGCATTAAATGATGCAATTGGTTTTGTTATTGATACAGTTGAAAAAAGACATTCAACTCTGAAAACAAAACCTAATACAATGCTTGTCATTTTAACAGATGGTCAAGAAAATTCTAGTGCAGAATATACACTGGAACAAATAAAAAATCAGATCGAAAAGGTCAAGAAAGATGGCTGGGAAGTGTTGTATATTGGTGCATCTGTTGATGCATTTACTCAAGATCAGATGCGAAATTACTCCGGTCATATTCAGACTATGTATCTTGGTTGCAGAACTATAGAAGCATCTTTTGCTAATTTAAATAGTCATGTAACGAACTATATCAGAGACAAAGAAGATAAAAAATGAGAGAATTAACATTCAATGAACAAGTAGAAAATACGCTAAGCCAACTTCAAAGAAACACGCATATGCTATTTCAGCATTATCAGATTTGCTGAAAGTTTGTCAAGAAACAATTGATTTCCTTACAGAGAAAAAAATTGATGAAGTAAGCAAGCTCCATCTTCTTGCTAATGCAAGATATGCATTGTTTAAATGTACAAACTCATGAAGATACAAGATAACATTACAGAATTTAAAGCAAATTTATAAATAATAGGTAGGAGAAATGCCAGTATATGATTATGAATGCACGAATAAAGAGTGCGGTAATATTGTGACAGATATAAAAATTCCGTTGAATGAATTAGATATAACAGAAATTTATTGTACAAGATGTCACAATAAAATGGAACGAACTTTAAATGCTTCTCCTGTAATTTTTAAAGGTTCTTGCTGGTCAAGGGATGGCTATTCTAAAGGTGAAAAGAATGCCTGAATTTACCAAGAAAATCAACCAAAAAGGAGAAATGCATGACAAAACCTCTATCAGAGGAAATATTCAAACTCATCATTGATAAAGGATATGGCAGGAAAAAACTATGTGATGAATTTAATGTTAGTGATAGAACAGCTCAGGAATGGTTATCAATATCAAAATATTTTTCATCTCACAATCTTCCATTTTTAACAGATCCAATACTTCAACCGAAAATAGTACCTGAATATAAAATTGAGGGCAATCACTTTAAAGTTGCAGCTATGTCAGATTGGCATATTGGATCTAAAGCATGTAAAAAGACAGAACTTAAAACTTTTATCAAATATGCTCAAGATCAGGGTGTTGAAGCATTTCTTGCACCTGGGGATTTAATTGATGCAAACAATGTTTATCGTGGTCAAGAATATGAATTAGAAGTAGTGGGTGTTGATGATCAAGTAGATTTATTATGCAATATAGTCCCTGATTTGAAAAGGTGTTTTTTTATAACAGGAAATCATGAATATGCTATTTACAAGATAGCTGGTAAAAATGTTGGTGCAGATATTGCCCATTCAAGAAAAGATTTTACTTTTCTTGGTGCAATTGAAGGTAGTGTTAAAATAAATGGGATTCTATTTGATCTATTTCACGGTGCTGGAAAGGGGGCATATGCTGTAAGTTACAAAATACAAAAAAGAATTGAATCATATGTTCCTGGAAATAAACCCAGAATTCTCTTGGTAGGTCATTGGCATCAATCAATGGAATTTACAGCAAGAAATATTACAGCTTATCATGCAGGCTCTTTTCAGGGTCCTACTATCTTATCAAAACAATATTGTTTACCTACGATCAACGGCGGTTGGATATTAGATATTTTAGCTGAGAATGGGGAAGTAAAAACAATCAACAGTGAATTTGTGTTTTTTTACTAAATTAAAGTAATAGATATTATATAATAAGTTTTTAGGAGGTTGATTATGGATTGGGTTTTTAAGGTTTATTATTTTGAATCTAATTTATCTCATCCTGTAATATATAGTGTAAAAGTAAACTATAGTGGTAGTTATAAATTTGTTAGGACAGAAGTACAAAAATTAATGCGAAATGGTTGTGTAATTGAATATTTACCCGATGGTAGAACAACAATAGTTAAGCCAATTTCTATTGAAGTAGTTCCACATTGTAGTAAGGAGAAAGTATAATGGAAAAAAATTATTCATTAGAAATTTATTGGGAAGATGGTAATAAAATTTTATATGAAATGTATCATAATCTCTATGGTGAAATATTTATTACAAGCGACTTAACAACAATACGTCGTGAATGCGCTTTTCTCATGAACAATGGTTATTTACCAAAACAATACGAAGATAGTTTTACCTATGTTAGGGTAGGAAAAATTATAATTAAAGAAATTAAATGAATCAAACAACATATCTCAATGAAAATGGTTTGGAAAATGGAAAGATACCTGCAAACAAAGAATGCCCATTTTTTGACAATTGTAAAGGTATGAATGAAAATTGCCCATCAGAAAAAAATAAAAATATTCGGAATCATACATTTTCTTGTGCATTTGCTAGAGGATATTCTCTAATAAAAAGTTCAAAGGAGGAAAATAACAAATGAAAAAATTTTTCAAGTTCTTCATTGTTCCAACTGTTGTGGTAATTGTTACATGTGTTGTTTTAAAAAAGCAAATAGGTAAAATAATTTGATTCCACATCGCCCAAGTTATTTAGTGAATGCAATAACAATTTTTGGATTAGATAATAGTAGTAAAATAACATTAGAAATTATATATGTTGATGGTAGAACCAAAAAAAAATTTTTTAGTGATATGTACGAAGTAAATTTATTCGTAAAAATGGTTAAGGAACAATGGGAGTATTTTAAATGCTAATTATCGGAAAACTTAAGTTCAAGAATTTTCAAAGTTTTGGAAATGAAGAATCTGAAATTGATTTTAATTCCCAAGATTTGGTTTTGATAACAGGTACAAATGGTGCAGGCAAATCTACAATTGTTGATGCTCTTAATTTTGTTTTTTTCGGTCGTCCATATAGAAAAATCAATATTGGTGATCTTGTAAATGAAATAAATCAAAAGAATCTTTATACTGAAATTGATATAAAGAGAAATGGCCAACCTTGGAAAATCATTAGAGGGTTAGTACCACAGAGATTAGAAATTTTCAAAGGCGAAGAAAAATTACCAAAACAAGATATTAAGGATATGCAAGATTTTATTGAAAAAAATATCTTAGGTTTTGATGAAAAGATCTTTCGTCAAATTGTCACTTTAGGTTCAGGCTACTATGTTCCATTTTTAAAGCTTCCTTTAGCACAAAAAAGAGAAATTATTGAGCAATTATTTGAATTGGATATTTTTTCCAAGATGAAAATTATTGTCAAAGACAAGCTTTCCAAAATTCAAACAAAATTGTATGAGATTTCCAATAATAAGAAGTTAGTTGAAAATTCTATTCAACACGTTAAAGATGAAGTAAAGAGAGCTGAACAAACAAATGTTCAGATAAAAGAAAATATTGAACAAAAGAAGAAAGAGTTACAAGAAAAAATCTTAGATAAACAAACAACAATCGCTGAGATAGATCTTCGTATTTATGATTTCAATCGAATTATGTCAAAGGCTGGACCAAGTGATACACTGGAAAATATTAACAGAAGATTGAGTGATTTAAGAATCAAAAAAGCTTCTGTTGAAACTGATATATCAAATAAATACAGTAAACAGATTGAAGATATTCAAAGAGTAAAACATTCATCAAATTCAGAACTTTTAAAACTTGCAAATGAAAAGAGTAATTTTGAAAGAGAAAGGGATAAAGTATTGTTTGCTATTGCAAGCAATGCAGATGAAAATATACTTGCCAATAAATATCACATTAAAACAGCAGCTATAAAAATTGATGAATTAAATGAAGAATTAAAGTTTTATACAACCAATACCATTTGTCCTAAATGTAAGTCAGAATTACATGGCGAAAAAGTTGAAAAGTTAAAGGAAGATTTACAATTACAGATTAAAGCAAAAGAAACTGAAATTATTTTGTATGAAAAGGAAATTGAATTACTGAAAGTTAAGAAAATATCTGATTTGGATATTGAATCAAACAAAACTCAGACACAGTTGAATATTTTTCAAAAAAATGCCGAAACTATTAATAATCAAATAACTGAAATGAATTCGAAGCAATTAGATATAAATTGTAGCATTAAAAAAGAATCTGAGATTGCAATAAAAGAAATAGAAGATCAAATTGAAAAAGAAAATCAGATTAAAAAAGAAACTGAGGCCATGCTTGCAGAAGAGCTAAGATATAAAAATGAAATTGTAAAATTAGAGAAAACAAAAAGCGAAAATGAAACTTTTATCAGCGCATATCAGAAACAGTATAATGAAATTGAACTGAATATTCCTTTTGTTAATATTCAGGAAATAGAAAATATGCTAGAGGAAGTAAGAAAAAAACTTGTTGACATTGTGAAAAGTGAAAAGCAAAGCACAATGAGTCAAGATTATTTTAAGATAATGGAGAATCTAGTTTCAGATTCTGGAATCAAAACTCAGATCATTAAACACTATCTACCGATATTGCAGCAAAAAGTAAATGAATATTTGGCACTATTTCAGTCAGAATGTTCAATTGAATTGACAGAAACCTTTGATGTCAATATAAAGAAACGATATGGTGAATACATTGCTTATGATAGATTTTCAGGTGGAGAAAAGATTAGAATTGATTTGGCTTTGATGTTTTCGTTTGTGTCTTTCTTAAAGATGAAAACAGGAGCAAACTGCTCATTATTGTTCTTTGATGAAATTTTAGACAGCAGTCTTGATAAGAGTGGCATCTCAGTTCTTGTACAAATTTTGAAATTATTTACTGCGAATGGATTTTCTATTTTTATTGTATCTCACAGGGAAGAAAATAAGTCAGAAGATTTTTCAAACGTGTTAGAAGTTAGAAAAAATCAATTTTCAAAAATAATACAAATTTAAACATGAGAAAGATAAATAAATCGCCCTATGAATCTCATGGCCGAACAGATATTTGTGCTCTTTGTCAAGAAAGAAAAGATGAAAAAGCATTAAAGATATTTATGTATCGGAATGTATTGTGGGGAGATGAAATGTGTATTAATGTTTGTAGGACATGTGAAAACAAAAAAGAAGAATTAAAAGATTTGGTAAAAAAATATTGGAAAAAGAAAAATGAAAGCAGAAAAATTTAATTCAAAGTATTCACATAAATTGGTTAAAAAATTTGTAAAATATGCTACTAAACAAAATACAAGCAATGTAGTATTTGAACAAATAGATTATCCGTTAGTATTTGGACATCATTTTGAAATAAATGATCAATCAAAGATGATTTTAGATAAACATTATGCTGAAACTTATGTAGTGTTAGGTCCCTTAGGAGATTGTTGTTTTTTAAATAAACTAAAATATAGAGAAGTTAAAAAGTATTTTCCAGTAATATTGAATTTTATTTTAAATAAATGGTATAATGCTAATTTATTTTATATAAAAGAAATAACCTTACACGAACATACTGATATTGATGGTTCTTTAGATTATTTGATATTTATCAGATTAGTAGCAATGAAAAAAGATAGATATGAAATGATAAGAGTTTAAAAGGAGAATAAAATGTTACCAGACAATATTCAAGAATGGTTAGAAAAATTTTTTAAATCTAGATACAAACAAAATTTAGATTTCGTTTACAACAGATTATTTACTGTTTTAGGCGAAAGATTAGTAACACTATATCCAGATTTAGATATAGATGGCATTACAAAAGTTGTAAAGGTAAATCGTGTTACTATAGGCATAGGTTATAATGAACTTTTTCCAAACAATGAATTTAATGAACATTATGCAAGAGTATTGTTAAATGATGTAATACAACAGAATAAACAATTTTCTATAAAACTTGTAGAAAGTAATATGTCTATTGATATATCATTTTAGGAGAATAAAATGGAAGAAAATATCATAAAATGGAAAAAATTTAATGAAATGTTAGAAGGTCATTTATGTGGAATAAAGAAAATTTTAGATGATCGGGTATATCTATATGCTCCTAATATTTCTTACGATGTTGAAATAATATATGATGTTAATAAGGATGTTTTAAGATTTGTATGTATATCAAAACAAAAATTACTAATCCGGCTAGAAGGTGATTATTTAAATGAATGTACTTTAAGTCAGTATTTGATTCAATATTGTGGAAAATAAAAGAGGGCAAAATGGAAGAAAATACAAAAGAAACAATTACACCTAAAACCCATTTCCTAGAAACAAAAGGCAATATTTGGGAATACTTTTACAGTAATGAAGCAGCTGTTGTTATCCCAACAAATGGTAGTCGAGATAAGTTTGGCTACAATGTTATGGATTCAGGTTTGGCATTAGATGCAAAAGAACTTTTTCCAAATCTTCCAATGTTGATTGGTCGATCTATAAAAAAAATGAAGGGTCATAATGGGGTTTTTGTTTTTAGTTTTCCAACAGATAAGGTAAATGAAGTAGAAAAAAAGAAAGAATATAATTTTGTTTTTACATTTCCAACAAAATACAATTACTGGGATAATGTAGCAGATTTTAAGAGAATTGAATTATCAACATTCCAGCTTGTAAAGGCCTTGAATCAACTAGAGAAGAGACTCGGAATTGAAAAAGTAGTAGTGCCTAGAGTTGGTTGTGGTAGTGGTAATTTGAATTGGAAAGAAGTGCAACCAATTTTGTTCAATCTATTGGATGAGAGATTTATTGTCATAGAAAAAGACATTGAAGAGGATACATATGGAATCGAGTAAAAAGAGAGTATATTAAAATGCAAATCTTAAAAAACGAAGGATCATTTGAGATTTTAGATTCTCCAGAAGATTTATATCTACAAATGATCAAAATAGAAAAGGCTGGCAGAACATGTTATCAATCAGAAACAGACAAGATTGATTTAGAAACAGCTAGAAAATTTATTTTGATGATTATTAAAAGAGGACATGAAAGTGTTCTTGAGCATGGATATATGACTGTTAGATTCAACAATTGTTCTCGAGGGTTTACTCATGAACAAGTTCGTCATAGATTAACTGCTATTTCTCAAGAATCAACTCGCTATGTTGATTATGCAAAAGAAGGTGATGATTTTGTAGATTTAGATAAATTTCAACTGAAATGTGTTGTGCCACCACATAGAAACGAATGGGAACCAATACCACTAGATGATGGCACTTCTATAAGTTTGCATATGATGTTTGAAGAAATAGAACGATTTTATAGGGGTTTGAGGAAAGCTGGATGGAAACCAGAAGATGCTCGACAAATTTTGCCTATTGGTTTAAAATCTCAAATTGTTATTTCAGCTAATTTTAGAGAATGGAGACATATTTTTGAAATGCGGACATCTAGAGTAGCACATTGGGAAATTAGAAGGGTTATGTGTAATTTATTATCTTATCTTGAAATTCCTTTATATCCTCTATTTGTTGATTTTAAATCTGCAATAGATCCAACAGGACAAATCTATTACGAAAAGACGAAATTATAAATAAATAGTAGTATGATTAAAGAAGAAAATAAAATATTTGGTGTAATTTATAAATCAACAGTATTGGCGCCCGAATCTTCATTTCATAGTAAAATTTATATTGGTAAATCAATATGTAAATCAGTAGAAAAATTTTATGAATCAAGATATACTGGAAGTGGAAGATTAATTACATATATAACAAATAAATATAGTAAAGAGAATATAGAAACAGAAGTTATTTATGTAATGTTTGATAATGATATTCAAACCGGGCCGGAAAAACATAAACAATTAGGTGAATGGGAAAAGCATTTTATAAAATTATATGATTCTCAAAATCCTAAAATTGGAATAAATTTAACTATTGGTGGAAATAGTAATAATGGAACAACCTACGGGCAAAAACGTACAGAGGATTGGAAAAAAGAACAAAGTAAAAGAATTAAAAATGTAGGTTATAAAATAAGCAATACATTAAAAAATTATTATAAAATACATGGTGGAACTAGAAAAGGAAAAATAACTTCCGAAATAACAAAACAAAAACAAAAAAAATCTGCTAATGTTCGTTGGTCAAATCCAGAAGAACGAAAAAGAAAAAGTGAACGAAATAAAAAATATTATAAAACATTAGATGGTATAAAACATCGAAATAAAATAAAAAATACACTTACTGGAAGAAAAGATTCCTATATTACAAAGAAAAGAAAAAGTGATGCACAAAAAAGAAGAAATTATATAGGAGTAATAAGAAATTTTAAATTAATTTGTAAAAAATGTAAAACAGAATTTATTGGAACATCTGGTAATCAAAAATTATGTTTAAATTGTAAAAATATAAAATTGAAAAATGAGTAATTTAATTTATGATAATACATTGTTAGTTGGAATAGATTATTCATATTCTTGTCCTTCAATAATATGTTTAGAATATAATAGTTTGAAAAATTTTTTAATAGATGATATAAAAACATTAATAATTACACAACCTAATAAAAAAAATAATAATTTAGGTAAAAATTTAACATATATAAGTTTTAAAGAATTTAAATGTGATATGGATAAATTTATATTTATTGCAGATGAATCAATAAATTTTATTAAATCTTTTAATTATAATAAAATTTATTGTGCAATGGAAGATTATTCATTTAGTAGTCATGGTAGAACATTTACAATTGGTGAAAATTGTGCTTTGATGAAAGAGAGATTGTTTAAAAATAAAATTCCATTAAAATTATATTCTCCTACCTTAATTAAACGTTTTGCAAAAGAACAAAATGAAGAATTGGCTGTAAAATGTTCTGAAGGAAAATTGAAAAAAGATGGTACAGTTAGGATAGACACACTTAAAAAAAATGCTATGCATGAAATTTTTTGTTGGAAATTCAATATAGACTTATGTGATTATTTTCACATGAAAAAATATGTATCGCCGTTAGCAGACATTGTAGATGCACTTTGGATACTTTATATTTTTTGGTTGGAAACGAAAATTAGGGTCAATGATATAAATTATCTCACAGATCAAGAAATTGAATTTGTGAGAAATGGTGTAGATGGTGTAGGATTACACACTAAACCGTTCGTTTTCTAAAACCTTATACTAAATTTTTTTCGTTTTTACTATATAATTAAAATGGAGGAATTACAATGAAGTTGAATATCAAGATTGTAAATGTAAAAAAGGTTAAACTAGAACCGGGTGATATAATGTTTTTTAATGTAGATACAAGTTCACCTATAACATCAAATTCTATTAATAAACAATTATGTAAATATTTTCCCGATCAAAAAATTGTTGTAATGAGTAAAAAGATTCAATTAAAAAAAGTTTGTCATATTAAAAAGGAGGAATAAAATGGAAAACAGTTCATTTGAAAAATTTTACCCGAAATGGGCAAGTGGTCAAAAGCTTTTAACTTTTCTACTTGTAGGTATTTTGATTTGCATGAGTTCAGCTTTCATATCTTTAATTGAAAAGAATGAAAAAGCTGTTCGGCATGAAATGCAACTTACAAGTCGCAATGTCATGTTGCAAACAAGAAATGTAGAGTTGGAAAAAGCAAATGCTGAAGTAAAACGCCTTCTATTTAAAGAAGAATATTATGCAAAGAAAAATCCAACTCTTTCTGAATGTCTTGATGCAGCATGGAAGTATGGTCAAAAATATCCAAAGATCACTCCTGCTCTTATTATGAATGTTCAGTATGTTGAAACTCGTCACAATCCATTTGCTATTTCGCCTGCTGGGGCTGTAGGTATAATGCAAGTGATGTACCCAGTATGGCATGAAGAATTGAAAATTGATATTTCAAGAATGCAGGAAATTGATTATGGAACTTATCTTGGTGTTGAGGTGTTGCATATATATGAACAGGAAGAAAATGGAAATATGATAGAAGCCTTGAGAAAATACAATGCAGGTGCAAGAAAACATTTAGCAGGTACTTATGCATTAGACACTCTTGGCGGAGAGTCAACTCAGTTGAAACTTGTTAAGATGTCAAATCAAAATGCACAAATAAAACCGCTTTAATTACTAAATTTTTGTTTGTTTTATTATATAATTTAAAGGAGGTTAATCATGCAAGTAACTATTTGCAAGTCATATCAGATGGAATATGCGCATCATATTGAAAATCAAAAAATTACCAAATACAATCCCGAAGCTCGGTGTAGAAGCTTTCATGGGCATTCTGGTATTGTAAAAGTTTATATTCGTAGAAAATATACTTTAGTTGATGATTTGAATATGGTTATTGATTTTACTGAACTAAAACCAATCAAAGATTTTATTGATTGTTTTGATCACGCTATGATCATTAGTTTAGAAGATACTGAAATTGATAAGTTTGTAGATCCCGAATTGGTAGAAATTCAGATGAAAGATAATGATTACATGATATATGGAAATCCTAGATTGGTTGTGTTAAAACAAAAAAATATTTCTTCTGAAGTGATTGCAATGTTTATGTTTAATTTCATAAAAAATACAATTCTTCCGCTTATAAATCAAAATCTCAAAATCGTTAGATTAGAATTTTCTGAAACTAATAACAATACAGTAATCGTGGAGGAATAAAATGAATGAAGTATTAGCAGTTACAGAGGTTTTTAAGAGTTTTCAAGGTGAGGGGCTTAATATTGGTAAACCAGCAGTTTTTGTAAGATTTTACGGTTGCAATAATAATTGTACTTTCTGCGATTCCAAATATTCAACAAAAATGGAAGAAGCCGCATACAGAAATGTAGATATTAAAAAAATGACTTATGATGAGCTCACCAAAGAGATTTTAGAATTTGGTGTTGATCATGTTGTTTTTACAGGTGGAGAACCTCTTTTACAAAAAGATTTTCTTGAAGAATTTGAACATAATTATTTGTATAAGATGAAAATTGAAATTGAAACAAATGGAACTATAGTTTTGCCCGATTTTAAAAACACTTTATTTAATGTATCTCCCAAGTTACTGAATTCAGGAAATATTCAAACAGAAGAATACATCAATAATTTAGTTGCTAATGTTGCGACTAGTTTAATGAAGGGTTTGGATATATGTTTGAAATTTGTTGTTGATTGCACATATTTTAATCTTGGTCATGATATTCATGAAATTGAAGATTTTGTGAATAAGGTTAAAATATTTAGAGAAAAAAATTATGATAGATGGTTTAATTCATTATATCCAATTTATCTCATGCCAATGGGAACAGATGAACAAACTATTAAAAATGGAATTCATATTTTATCAATGAATTCTAGGGCAATCCAATTTCCTTTTACTATTAGTCCGCGTCTTCATGTTTTAGTTTATGGAAGTAAAATGGGGGTTTAAATGTCAACAAACGATTCTTCTGGTAAGATTTGTAATACTAGAAAAATGCCAAAAGGTAACCCACCTTCCTCTAGATTCAGTAATATTGATCTACAACAATTGCAAGAAGAAGTTCAAAAATGGAGTACAAGAAATTTTCCTAATGCAAAACCTTATCAGCCACTGTTAGGTGCAACAGAAGAAATTGGAGAACTCTGTCATTCACATTTAAAACTTGAACAAGGAATTAGAACAGATCAAAACCATAGAGAAAAAGCAGAAGATGCAATTGCTGATATTGTAATTTACTTAGCAGATTATTGTTGGAGAAATGGTTATAATTTACAAGATGCAATTGATAAAACTTGGTTAAAAGTAAAACAAAGAGATTGGACAAAAAATAAAGTAAATGGAGAAGTAAAATGAAAAAAATAACTGTTGCAGGTACTTTTGTATGTTTTGCGATTTTAATGTTTATAGTACTTCTTGTCATAACAACCATTACAACAAAAGATGCTATTGCTGCTAATCCAGAACAACTCACAATAATTTACAGAATGAGTGATTCACTTAGAAACTATACTATTGTTAAAGATGTGAAGACAAATAATAAATTTTTAGTTGTAGGCAGTCCGAATGGTATTGCAATTGCAAAAATGGATTAAACATGAACCCAGTCGAAAAAATAGAAATGAAAAAATTGACAACTGATGAATTTAAAGTAGAAGTTCTAGACCGAAGAATTGAATTAATCAGAAAAGTTTTAGCAGGTAAGCATAAAGAGTATGCTGTCGATGATGATTTTCTTTTGAATTTTCGAACTGGTGCAAAACTGGATGATTCAACACCAGAAAATGTTTTGTGGGGATATATGCTTAAACAATATGTTTCAGTTCGTAAGATGGTGAAAAATCCAGATAAAATATATCCTAGAGAATTGATTGATGAAAAGATTGGTGATACAATTAATTATTTGATCTTGTTAGAAGCAATTTTATATGCAAAAAACAAAAAAGACTAATTTGATAAAATTTATACACGATGCAAAAAATTACAGATGTTCTGTTTGTAAGGAAATTTGTGATATTTCAAGCGAACGTTAGAAATGGAATGGAACAAATTGGGAACATCACCACTACCCAATTGGACATGTATTAGCTGAAAAAATAGCAAAGAAAAATACTAAATAATTGTTAAATTTATATTATAATTAAGAAAACAAGGAGTTCAAATGCCAGAAGAAATAGTAGACAGTTCTTATGTTGAATGTAATATATGTCACAAAAAATTTCACATTATTACTAATACACATTTGTGGAATGAACATCAAATAAGCATTGATGAATATTTAAATCAATTTCCTAATGCTGAACTTACAAGTAAATTGTCAATTGAAAAAAGAGTTAAATTTTCAAAGGGGGTTACTTACGAACAACGATTTGGTGAAGAAAAAGCTAAAGAATTAAAAGAATCTAGAAAAAATAGTACAGTAAATCAAATGAAAGATAGTAATCAAAGAGATATTCGTAGACAAAGTAGAAAAAACCATGTTGTTACTGATCAAGAAAGAGAAAACAATAAAAATGCAAAATTTAAACAACACAGTAGTGATATTGAAATGAAAACTTACAAAGAAAGAGCACTTGAGTATTATGGAAAAGAGTGTCAACGTTGTGGTTCAATTAAAAACTTAACGGTACATCATATTGATTTTAAAAATTATGATACCAGGTTGGGAGGAAATCACAAAATAGAAAATCTTATGGTACTTTGTAAGAGTTGTCATAGCAAAATACACAACGAAAATAAAAGAGGTAAATGGTCTGGTATTTCTAAAATAGAAAAAGCAGCTATATTGATTTTAGAAGGATTAAAAGATGAATTTGGGTTAAATGTAAATGATGAAAATTTCAAAGATACACCTAAAAGAGTTGCTAGGGCTTACTATGAAATTTTTGAAGGGATAAATTCAAAAGAAGAAATTGATAGTATACTATCAACAGGGTTCCCATCACATTATGAAGGTATTATTACATCTAATATTCATTGTTTTTCTATGTGTCCACATCATTTATTACCTGTTGAATATTGGATAAAATTGGGATATATTCCAGGTGAAAAATATTTAGGTATTTCAAAATTAACAAGAGTTGCAAAATTATTAGCTAAACAACCAATATTACAAGAGTCTTTTACTCAAGATTTAGTAAATATATTTCAAAAAATTAAAGCAAAGGGTGCTATTGCTATAGTAGAAGGGAGGCATATGTGTATGGCTATGCGAGGAGTAAATGATCCAGATGCCAAAGTTACAACTAGTTCTGTTTATGGTGTTTTTGAAACAGATGATTCAGCAAAACAGGAATTTTTTAAATTAGTTGAATTTTCAAATTTAAAAAGATAAAGTGAGGTAAATATGAAAAGTACAGCTTTAGTTTTACTATCTGGTGGTTTAGATTCAACAACAGCTTTATATTGGAGTATTAAAAAATATAGCTATGTTGCTGCTGTTAGTTTCAACTATGGTTCTAAACACAATAGTGCTGAAATAAAAGGGGCTAAATATGTAACCAAACAAACATGTACTAATCATAATATTTTTGATGTTAGGAAAATTTTCGCAAACTTTAATTCATCTTTGCTTAGCAATAGTGGCGAACAAATTCCTGAAGGAATGTATTCAGATGAATCTATGAAATCAACAGTTGTGCCTTTTAGAAATGGTATTTTACTTGCAATAGCTGCTGGATATGCTGAATCAAGAGGAATTGGGGATATTATTTTAGGAAGCCACTTGGGAGATGTATCTATTTATCCTGATTGCCGTAAAGAATTTAATGTAGCAATGAGTAAGGCTATCAAATTAGGTACATATAAAAAAATCAAGTTTATTGCACCATTTGAACAGATGAGAAAAGAAGATATTGTCAAATATGGTTTAAAAATTGATGTTCCTTATGCAACAACATATTCTTGTTACAATGGAAAAACAAGGCCATGTTTAAAATGCGGAACTTGTACTGAACGTACCGAAGCATTTTATTTGAATAATGTAAAGGATCCTTTACTAACCGATGCAGAGTGGAATATAGCTGTTGAATATTGGAGAAAATTTAATAATGCAAAAGTTTCTAAATCAGCATCAAAATAAAATAAGTTTTGATCAATTAAAAAATACTTATCCAGTATTTCATGTTCATGGAATGGCATTTCCCGTTTTATTTGGATATTACAATTTTAGAAAGCTACTTTGTACAAACAAGGTTGTAATCCTAGATGGTCTGATATGTATACTTGATTCAAAGAAAAATCGATTGATTTACTACGATCCAAATAAGCAATTTGACTTTTCTCTAGTCAAAAGTAAATCAGAATTACTTTCTATTCAAGATTTAGGCAATATTCCTGGATTTAAAAAATCAAAAGTAGAAGAGTTTATTTACAACATTGACGGTATTTTTAATCCAAGTAACTATGAAAATGCAAAAGATAGAGCACGAAAATTAAATTACCCAGTTAATCTTATGAAAAAAAATTATTTTCGATCAGAGGAATTAACATCAGATAATACACAAATTGCAAAAGATATTCATACTCGTTGGGTTGAAACTAAATTGGCAGATGAAAATACTTTTAGAATGACATTTGGTGGTGCTAAGTATTGGAATTTGATTGAAGAATATATTTTGTTTTACAATAATTTTTTCCCTGCACATATCAAACTTGGTATAGTAAATGAACAACCCTTCAGTGTTGAATGTGATTACATCTGGGGCGATTGTGCTTTTGCTATGAGTAGTTTCAACTTATTTTGGGAATTTCCAAGTAATTATTCTGAAGGTTCGCGATTGATGTTTTTTGATGAATTGAGAAAAAGAGGAATAAAGTATTTCAACTATGGTTTTGTTTTGAATAAGCAATTAAAAAATTACAAAAAGCATTGGCCACACGAAACAATATATTTGTATCGCTACATAAATTACTGAGGTGAGATATGGATTATCAATCAACATTTAAATTGATTCACTATATCATAAATCTACAACCAAGTATTAATAAAGATATTTTACTTAGTCGAATGTTTTTGAGAAAACAAAATTGCCTTGATAAGTGTGGTGCTTGTTGTGTTCCTGTTTCTCTTGATTATTATCCAGGTGAAAGATGGAGTAAATTTCAAAAACAATTTCCTGAATTGGTAAGTTTATTTGATGTACTAGATGTAAATAATACTCCATTCCCAAAAAAAATCATTTCTTTAAATCAACAAAAAATTTCAAAAAATCTTAAGAAATGTATTTTCCTCAATCACGATGGCAGGTGTGAAATTCATGGTGTTCACCCTTTCTTATGTGATTTTGAACCTATTAAGGTTCGTATTTACAAAGATAAAGTTTTGCTAACGCGAATGTTACTTTCTAGACCACATCATTTGAAAAAAATAGATGGAACAAAAGGAATCTTATGTTCTTGGTCTGAACATAAGGATTTGAACCGTGATAAGGATTTACTAAGAGAATTTTCTGATATTGCTGAATATTTTGGATATGATACTGTTATTATTAAACATGCTATTGATGTATTAGACTTTCTACAAAGAAGTACAGAACATCAATTTGCTTTACTAAATACTTATGAAAGATCGTATATAATGATGTATCAAGGAGTTAAAAATGTCTAGATCACAAGAAGAGTTAGGAAGTGTTTCTAAGTTAGGAGATCAAAAGGTAAAATATTCGTATGATCACCCTTCTGCGAGTATGCTTGAAACATTTAAAAACAAACATGAAGGAAGTATATATTTAGTTGAATTCAAATGTCCAGAATTTACTAGTTTGTGTCTAACTGGTGATACTCTAATAGACATTTGCTGCAATGAAAAAGAATATCCAAAAGGGGTACCAATTCAAAAACTTGTTGGCACTAATGGTTATGTTTTTTCTTTCGATATAAAAATTGGAAAACCAGTTGTAAAAAAATACTATAATGTTCGAAAAACTCAAAATCAAACTCAAATTATTACAGTAAGAATGTTATCAAGACATGTCAATAAAGGAAAAAATCAATTTACTGAAACCTCTATACAATTAACACCAAATCATTTAGTGCTTGTTAAAATTGGATTTTGTGATTTTAAATGGGTTAAAGCTTGTGAACTAATGCCAGGGATGAGAATTATTAGTGATCAACGTTCTAATGACAATATTCGCAATACTGCTCGACATAAATTAATTGCCAATGCATTATTTCCTAATATGAATGGTACTGTACACCATAAAGATGGAAATCATTACAACAATAATACTTCTAATATTGAGGTAATGTCATTGACAAAACATAATTCTCATCATCAATCATTGAGATATGGTTATGATAAATCAATCAAAGATGAAGTATTGATTAATCAGTATGTATCTGGTTTTAGTGTAGATCAGTTATGTGAAATTTATAACTGTGATGGTTCTACTATTAGAACTAGACTTGAAAGAAATAATATTCAATTGAGAAGTCAATCCGAAAGTATGATTATGAAAAGAACAGATAAATTTTATCAAAAAAGACAAGAATGTAAAGAATTATACGAACAGGGTTTTACTTGTTATGAATTATCTAAATATTTCAATGTAGATACAACTACTATTTCAAGTTGGATCAAAGAAAGTGGTGGCAAAGTTCGAACATCTTTAGAATCTAAACAATTAAGGAAAAATATTCAATTACAATCTCTAAATCACAAAGTAATAGAAGTACAAAAAACTGGTTATGCAGATGTATATAATATGGAAGTAGAAGATACAGAGTGTTATTTTGCAAATGGTATTGTAGTTCATAATTGTCCCCGCACGGGCCAACCAGATTTTGCAACAATGTACATTCGATATATTCCCAGAATAGATATGGTTGAATCTAAGTCTTTGAAACTATATTTATTTTCTTTTCGCAATCATGGAGATTTCCATGAAGATTGTACAAATATCATTTGTAAAGATTTGACACAGGTTATGGATCCTTTTTGGATTCGTGTTGTAGGTGATTTTGTACCTCGTGGTGGAATTAGCATTGTAACTGTAGCTGAACACAAAAGGTTGTATTTTGACGTTCCAGAGCATTTTAAAGCAATGCCAGCTAATTTGCACACGAGGCACATGTGAACCAAATATCTTATATTCCTGCAATTTCTCTAGGTCCTCTTGGTGGTGAAAGTAAAAAGTATAACATCAAGGGTAAAAGTCTAAAATTTTATCAAACTCATCCTGATAATGTTTTCAATTACCCATACCTTCTTATTTCAGCTGGACACAACTATAAGAAGGATTCGAAAACAGAATATGGATATGATTTTGTAGATGAGAAAAAAATAGTTTTAGGTGATTCTGGTGGATATCAAATAGCCACAGGTGCTATTAAATACACACCAGATATAGTTGAACAAATCTTCAATTGGCTAGAGAATAATTCTAACTATGCTGTCAATCTAGATTTACCGCCTTTCATTGATAGTCAGATGAATTTAGAAGAAAAATTCAACGATCATCTTCAAAAAACTGTTAATAATATGACATTCTTTGAAAAAAATCAAAAAGGAAAAACACAATTTCTCAATGTTCTTCAAGGACGAAATTTTGATCATTTTGAAGAATGGTATGGCAAAGTTCACAATTTTGATTTTCCTGGTGGCTGGGGAATTGGTTCAGCTACATCTCGTAGTGCTTTTACAACAATCTTTGCTTTCTTTTATCTGTATTCAAAAGGCGAGGTAGAACGATATTCAAAAAAAGATGGGAGAAAATTATTTCATTTTCTTGGTGTTTCATCTATGGAGATTATTCCAATTCTTGCTTACATTCAGAGAAAATTAAATCAACGTCAATTGGATGTAAAATTAACATATGACTCATCCTCACCTTTTATGAGTGCATCTTATGGAAGATATACTATTAAGAAGAATTTTGTTCACCTCTCATCATCAACTGTTATTCAACCAGATTGGAATTTGGATACCAATTTACCTTGTATCTGTCCTGTATGCAAACTTTTGAAATGGAGGGATATTTTCGATCTGAAGAACAAAGAGAAAGATTCATTCAATTCTCTTTTTTATGCTATTTTGGGCCTTCACAATATGTATCAGCTCATTGGAAATGAATATGAGATAAAAAATATTATCAACTTAGGTAGTACTGAAGTAATGGATAGTTATTTTCCAAGTGATACAATGTTAGCATTCCAGGTTATTGATAAGGTATTTGATTCGAATGAACCTTTATCTGTATTATATAATCACAAAGAATATTTTAGAAAGTTTAATGTAAAGACTGAAGAACCAACCTTAGGAAGTTTGTTTGATTAACTAAATAATTTTAACTTCTATTTTACAATGGAGGTAAAATGGCAAAAGAATTTTATACTAACATCATCAATCTATCAAATGATCTTGTAATTCTTGGTTATAGAAACGGGAAAAAATTCAAAGATAAAATTCCCTTCCCTGCTGAAATTTTTACTGAGTCAAATGAATACACAGGTCATATTTCACAGAATGGTATCAATTTAAATAAGCATATTAAAACCATTCGAGAATATTATGATTTTGTAAAGACTTATCGGGATGAAATGCCTTTGTATGGTGATATTTCACCAATTTATCAGTTTATTCAAACGAAATGGGGTAAAGAAGATCAATACTATGATATCTCACAAGTAAAAACAGTTATTATTGATATTGAGGTTTTGAATGAAGAAGGTTTTCCAAATGTTAATAAGGCAAATTATCCAATCAGTGCAATTACAATAAAGGATTTGAAAACAGGAAATTTCTATGTACTTTCACTAAAGGATTTTGATAAAGAAAAGGCTACTTTCAATATTGATAAAGAAAAGATTAATTTCAAAAAAATGAATTCTGAAGGTGAATTGCTTCAAGCGTTTATTTTCTTATTTAAAACTCTATCACCGGATCTCATTACTGGCTGGAATGTGGATCTTTTTGATATTCCGTATCTAACAAATCGGATTTATAAATTACTGGGTGAACGGGCATTAACTGAATTATCCCCAGTTGGCAAGGTCAATCAAACCAGTATAAGGATGATAAATCAAGAAATAAATTTCTACGATTTTTATATTCCAATTCTCGATTACATTAACTTGTATAAGAAATTTGTATATGAAAAACAAGAATCATATTCGTTAGACAATATCTGTTTTGTTGAATTGAACAAACAAAAAATAAAATACGATGAATATGATTTAAAAGAACTTTGGGAAAAGGATCCTCAAAGGTATATTGAATATAACATTTGGGATGTTGAATTAATTTCACTTCTAAATAACAAATTACAATTACTTGAGTTGGCTATGACTATTGCATATGAATCTCGAGTCATATACAGAGACATATTTTCTCCTGTAAAACTTTGGGATGTTATTATTTACAATGCACTAAAGATTAAAAATATTGAAATACCACCAACAAAAAAACATACTGAGAAACAAGAATATCCAGGTGCTTTTGTAAATTTAGTAAAACCCGGATTGTATAAATGGGTTGTAGCTTATGATGCAAATTCTCTATATCCAAACAATATTATTGGTTGCAATTTATCTAAAGAAACAATCGTCAATAAAGCTGGGTTATCGCCATCAGATGCAATTCGATTTGGTGATTTTATTGCACCTGATGTGTTGCGTGAATATACAGCTTTGAACCCTCTTTTTTCTTCTGTAGATTTGTTATTGGATGATACAAGCGAAGTATATAAACAATTACAAGAATTTCTTAAAAAGTACAATTACTGCTATACGCCAAATGGAAGATTTTGGAAAAGAGATAAGCAAGGTACTGTTGGCGAAATTATGGAGAAAAAATATAATGAAAGAATTGAAATCAAGAAGCAATTAAAAGAGGCTATAAAAGCTGGTAGAAAAGAATCTGAAGTAAAAAGTCTTGATTTGAAACAGCAAGCTCTAAAAATCTTGTTAAATTCAGGATATGGTGCATTTGCCAATGAATATTTTAGATATTATGACATTCGAATTGCATCTGCTATTACACTCACCGGACAATTGGTTATTAGATATGTTTCTGATTGGTTAAAAACAAAACTAGGAAAATACATTGATATTATTTACAACGATACTGACAGCTGCGGTTTTAATACTATTGTAAAAACAAATCAAGGTAATTTTAAAATTAGTGATTTGTATAATCAGCTTTTTGGAATAATTGAAATTAGAGGGATAGATAATTATATAAAACATGTTATAGGAAATACAACTTGTTTGTCTTATAATATCGATAATAGAAAAGTTGAAGAAAAAAAAATAAAATATATTATGAAACATAAAGTTAATAAACGAATGTATTTAGTAAAATACAACGGAAAAGAAGTTGAAATAACAGAAGACCATTCAATTATCGTAAATCGAAATGATATTATAATATCAGTTAAACCAAAGGAAATTTTACTAAGTGATAAATTAATATATATTTGAGTAGGTATCTTTATATATAAAATTATGGAAACTAAAAGAAAATGTCAAATATGTGGTCAAGATATTGAAGATTTTTTTACTATATTTAGAAATAAAAAAGATTATAAAACAAGCTGGTTTTATAATATACCTTTTATTTACAAAGAAAAATATTACTACAGAGTTAAATGTGTAAAATGTTTTTTAAAAAAATATAATAGGCTACCATTATCACCTAATATAATTAATAAAGATTATATTGAATTACTTAATTTACCTGAAATATTGTATAATGAAATAAAACAAGCAAGAGTAATTACATTAGAAAATTTTGTTAAAAAATATGGTAATGAAGAAGGAAAAATAAAATGGGAAAGTTATAGAAAGAAACAGGCAGAAACAAATACATTCGAATATAAAAATAAAAAATATGGAATGTCGAAAGAAGATTTTGTTTACTACAATAAAAAAAGATCGAGTACGCTAGAAAATTTTGTTAAGAGATATGGTGAAAAAGAAGGAAAAATTAAATGGGATCAGTATAGAAAAAATCAAGCATATACGAAATCTAAACAGTATTTTATAGATCAGCATGGGAAAATAGAAGGACTAAAAATATGTAATGAGATAAATATATTAAAGGGTGTTACATTAGATAATTATATAAATAGATTAGGAGAAGAGGAAGGCATAAAACAATTTTTTAAAAGAATACAAAAAACTAGTAGCGGTGTATCAAAAATACAAAAAGAATTTTCTTCTATTCTTTTTGAAAAAATAAAAGACATTGTTAATGTTGAAAAAGTATATTTTGTACCGAAAACAACAGAATTTGGATCTTGTGATTTAATAAATAAAAAATATTATAAGTATGATTTTGTAATAAGTGATTTAAAAATTTGTATAGAATTTAATGGTGATTATTATCATGCAAACCCAAGATTTTATAGTAAAAATGACATCATTAGTTTTTTTAAAAAAAGTTATAATGTAGATGATATTTGGAAATATGATGAAAATAAAAAATTATGTCTTGTAAACAGAGGATTTAAATATTTATATGTTTGGGAATATGATTGGAAAAATAATAAATTAGAAATACTAAATTTTTTAGTTGATTATATTAAAATTCAAAAGGAGAAATTAAATGAATCAATCCACCCTTGAAGTTATTGATTTAGGAATACAAGAACAAGATGTTTATGATATTGAAGTAGAAGATAATCATAATTTCTTTGGTAATGATATTTTATTGCATAATTCAGTTTACATTTGTTGTGATAAATTAATTAAGCAAAGTCCAAAAGAATTAACAACACAGCAAGCAATTAAAGCTATTAACAAATTTAGTGAAACTGTTGTAGAGAAAGAGATAGAAAAAAGTCTTCAAGCTTTATCACTCAAGTTGAATGTTTTCAAGAATACTTACGAAATGAAACGAGAAATCATCGGAGATGTTGGTCTCTGGTGTTCAATGAAAAAATATGTTGTTCGAAAATGGATGGATGAAAATAAAGTTTACGATGAGCCAAAACTCAAAATCACAGGAATCGAAATAGTTCGAACATCAACTCCAAAAATTGTTCGAGAAAAATTGCGTGAAGTAGTTGGTATTGTTTTGGATAATAATAATGAAAAATTAATGCAAGTAGTTAAAGATTATCAAAAAGAATTTGTAAATTTTAAGCCAGAAGACATGGCATTTCCGAGATCTATTTCAGATATCGAAAAATATTTTGATAGTAAAACAATTTTTACAAAAGGAACACCAATTCATGTTCGCGGTGCTTTATTATATAATTTCCATCTCGATAGGTTAAATTTAACAAATAAATACAAAAAAATCTATTCGGGTGATCGAATTAAATTCTTATATTTGAAAGTGCCAAATTTAAATAACAATGAAAATATTATAGCATTTTTAGACAAATTACCAAAAGAATTCAATTTTGATCAATACATTGATTACGATGTGCAATATGAAAAGAGTTTCTTGTCAGCCGTCAATATTTTAACGAAAGCTTGCAATTATGATATAATTGTAGCTTTAAATGATAAAACTATGAAAATTGATTCATTGTTTTACTAAATTTTTCATATAAATACATTATAATTAGATAAAAAGGAGTTAAAAATGAAATATTATTTTTTAAAAAATACTTTTGGGGAAATTTGTAATTGTGATTATTTTGGATCTATTTGTGTATATGAAAGTGTAGATTTAGATGAAGAAAACATATCATCACGTATAGTGAATTTTAAACCAGTTTTTGTGTTTATATTGTATAGAGATTTAAAAGCAAAAAATAGAGATTTCAAGATAGAAAAAGTAAATAGTAAAAGATTATTAATGGCATATCAAAATAAAGAAAATGTTGTGTTTAAATCTACAATCAATTATAGTATAAACAGCAATTTATATTTTGATTATGAGACTTTGTTTAATGCAGATAATATAAATAACGTATTTAAATCAAAAAAAGATGCCATTGCCCATGCTATTAGGGTATTAGAAAATCTAACTGTAAAATGGGGTATAAATATATCTCAAAGAATAGAGCATATGAAAAAGGAAAAGAAAACTCTTACAAGTTATTTAAAAGCACTTGCTAAATTAACACAAGAATTAGAAAACAATAAATAGGAGATTTTATGAAACTGTTTAACAAATTAATTAAACTCAACCCTCTAGCTTCGATTGCCTCAAATGGCATTTTGTCAGATATCGATTATTATATTGACACAGGTTCATATGCTTTAAATATGCTTTTATCAGGTTCAATTTACAAAGGATTTCCTGGTAATAGAATTGTTGGATTTGCAGGCCCAACATCTGCTGGTAAAACATATTTGACAATTTCTATTTTGAAAAATTATCAAAAAATGGCAGATAACAATTATGTAATTTGCTATGATACAGAAGGTCGATTAACAAAAGATAAGTTACAAGATGCTGGTATTGTTATTGATCGATACCTTCATGCACCTATTAGAAATTTAGAACAATTCAAAACAGAAATCATTCAAGGATTATCGATTGTAAAGGTTGAAGTTGGTTTCGGTGATCAAACAAACAAGAAAGATGTAGAGGAAATGGATCCTGCAAAATTGCTTGAAGATGAAAAGCAACTTGAAAAGAAGCAGGAAGAAGCTCCACGAGATAATTATTTCTTTGTTTTAGATTCGTTATCACAAGCTGGTTCTGATAAAGAAGAAACAGATGCAATAAAAGGTGATGTAAAAGCTGATATGGGAGCTAGAGCGAGAACAATCAAATCCATTTTCAGAAATATAACAATGGATCTTAACATTTTGAAATACCCAATGATTGTTACATCTCATGTTTATAATCCAATGGATCAATATCAACCAAATGTTATTGCAGGCGGAACTGGCTTACAATATGCAGCAGCAATAATCATTGAATGCTTGCCAACAAAGGATAGCGTCACTGATGGAAAAGGAAATCGTCATACTATTGGAACGAAAATTAGATGCGTTTTAAGGAAATCTGAATTAACAAAGCAGTGGAAATCTGTTCCAATCAAAGTGAATTTTGCAAATGGATTAGATAGATATTCTGGTTTATTTGACGTTTGTTTAGAAAACAATATCATCGTTAAAGATAAGACAAAATACACTTTCCCTGATGGTAATAAGTATTTTATGAAAGATATTTTAGAAACACCTGAACAAGTTTTTACCAAAGCTTCTTTAGATATTATTGATGTTGAATTAGGTAAAATTTTTACCTATGGTAAAAATACAGAAATAAATACTGAAGAGGAAGATAAAAACAAAATTGTTGAACAAATAAATCAAGAAATGAAAGTCAAAGTTGGTAGTCCAGAAGATGAAATTGTAAATATTCCAAATGTTCATGAATTGCTAGGGAAAAGCGGAGAAGTGTCTGAATCAGAAGAATAGGAGATTCATCTTGACAAAAGAAGAATTGGATGCTATTGAACTTGAAAATGAGGATGATGATCGCGAAGATGATATTCGGATTAGTAAGGTAAAAGATAAGCTACGATCAATTGACAATAAAGGGATTATTAAGTTGCCATCGGGAATAATTGTAATAAAAAACATAACTTACAATGAAACAACCCAGCAAATAGAGTTCGAATTTGAACTTGGTGCTGGATTAGAAGAAAATGTTAAAAAGGACTTAGAAAGAGAGTTTTTAAATTTTATAAAAAAAATCGTAAAAAATAAGAGTTAATACACTGTATGGATGTTTCTAACGAAATTTCAACAGAGTTTCTTATTGTAAATTTTTTGTTAAAGAATTTTGATTATACAAAAAAAATAGTACCATATTTAGACCCCACTTATTTTCAACTGACTGAATATGAAAAAATTGTTAAGGTTACAAAGATTTTTTTCTTGAAGTATGAAAAACTTCCGCCAATTGCTGCACTTGTTATTTATTTTAAAGAAAGGGATAAAAATATTTCTGAAGATGGGTTACGAGATGTTTTAAATGCTCTAAAAGTTTTTAGCGAATATAATGAAACAGGGTTTTCAGAAGAATACCTTTTAGAAATTACTGAAGAATATTTTCGTAAAAGAGCTTTATACAATGCTATTGTTGCATCAGAAGACATATATCAAAGTAAACCAAATGATGTGAATATAATTCCTGACTTACTTCAAACTGCATTGAGAGTTTGTTTCAATACTTCAATTGGTCATGATTATATGGAAGATGCAGAAGAAGCATTAGAATTTTATCAAACTCAACAGATAAGATACCCAACACATTTAGAAAATCTTAATAAAGCTCTTGGTGGTGGTTTTGCTAGAGGAAAGCTGAATGTTATTTTAGGACAACCTGGAGGGGGAAAATCTAGATTTTTGGTAGATATATGTTCGCATTATATGAGACAAGGATTGAATTGTCTTTTTATTACACTTGAATTAAGTAAAATGGATATTAGACAAAGGTTTGATGCAAACCTAATGGATATAAACATCAACGAATTGCCTAAAATAGAACGAGAAAAATTCATTTCAAAAATCAAATATCTGAAAAGTAAAACACATGGGCAGTTGATAATTGAGCATTATTCAGCAGGTTCAATTAATTGTAATCATGTAAGAAATCTACTTGAAGAATTGAAGATGAAAAAGAATTTTATACCAGATGTGATTGCTATTGACTATATTGCATTGCTTGAACCAATTAATCCAACACATGGTAAATTGTATGAAACTGGATTTGAAGTTTCAAAAAACCTCAAAAAACTATTTGATGAAAACAATGTAATTGGTTTTGCACCAAATCAGTTGAATAGATCAGGTTGGGGTTCATCTGATGTTATGATGAGCAATATAGCTGATTCAGCTGCTATTATGCATAATGCAGATTTTTGTGCATCAATTACAGGTGCAGAAGAACTTTTAAATGAAAACAAATTCTTATTCATTATTTTGAAAAATAGATTATACAAATTGGATAAAAATAGGAAAATTGTTATTGGGTTTGATGACGACCACATGAAGCATTTTGATGTAAATCAAAGTGATACTTTGAATGGTGAAGAATTGCCTGTGATTGGTAAGTTAAACAAGAATGTATTTTCCGATTTCAAATTTGATAAATTAAAATAATGTATTATACATATATGTATGAAAGAAATATTGCAGACGCCAGAGTTTCTGGAGATAAAAGACAAGTATAAAATTATTTTTTCTTCGGTAGAAATAGTTCAAAAAAAATTCGATATTCATATGTTAGTTGATTATACTGGGAAAACAATTGCTATTTATAATCTTAGAAAACTTAAAAAAGGGTATGAAAAAATAGGATCTGCTTCTTACTATTGTAAATTTGTTTCTGATGAACAATATTATGCAAACTTTGGTGATCTTGAAAAAGTCAAAAATTCCTTAGTCGAACTTATAATTAGCAGATTGGAGTTAAAAAATGGGCTTAATAAAGAAAATTGAAAAAATATTTGGTGTAACATCACTTGATAATAATTTACTCAAGTTATATCAAAATCACAATGGAAATTCCATAAATGAATTTGTTTGTGATTGTGATGTCATATATGATTTGAAAAAACTTTTGAAACAAGTGATAAATGGAAAGGAAAATTTTAATTTTTGTCTGATTTTTAACAAATATATCCTTTTGAGAAATGTTTTTGATATTACAGGAATTACATATATTGCTGTAAATTATTTTTCGGAAGATGAAAAATTGTTTGAGTATTTTTGTTCTATCGTGTATTATGAGGATGATATTCAGATTTCTAACAGAATGAATTCAAATTTTCTCCAACTTTTAGAGAAAAACGATCAGAGAATTTTTAAATGATCATATGAAGAAAACAGTATATTCTTTAATTTGTAAAGTTTGTAATAATTCATTTACTGCAAATAGTGGTAATCAAAAGAGTTGTAATAAATGCATAACAACCAAAATAAATTTTATAAATAATAGAAAGGGGGTAAAATGAAAGTAAGACAAATATTTGAGGAAATTGTACAACAAGGCAAATCCCGCCAAAGTCAATTACAAGAATTACAGAAGAAATATGATGCCTGTACAGATCCAGAACAGAAGAAAAAGATTAAGCAACAAATGATTGATTTTGGAAAGGAATTTAAAAAAATTGAGCCAATAGATCGTGCCCAGTATTTATCTAAACTAAAAGCACAAAAAATGCATAATTTAGCAAAGTATTTTAAATGAATATTTGGTCGGCATATTTGTCGTACAAACTTATTGAACTTTTATCAAAACCCTTCAAAGAATGGAATGCTTTTAAACTTGGATTGATAGATGAGAATGGCAATACAGTAAAACAACCAATTCTTACAGATGAAAAACAAGCTTTTGGATTATTTGAAAAAATTATTAGAAATTTAAAACAGGTAGTTACAAAAACAATTGGTCCTTCGAAAGCAGCTGCAATTCTTTCTATTATTTATCTCATAAAAGAACATAACGAAGATGTTGCAAAGGTTGTTTTAAATTACTGTTTAAAAGAAAATGTTGAATTACAAGAATATTTGAGATTTTCGAACAGATTACAAGAAAGTTTTGAAAATGTTTGGACTGGAAAAGATAATTCAGTAATTCAAAAGGGTGACTATATTTTGAATGGTAAAAAAATTCAATTCAAAGAAGATCTTATGCCTGTTGATAAATTTGTTGGAATTTTTATATATAAATGTGGTGATACAATATTTACAAAAGAGGAACTGCAGTGAAAGTAAAACAATTATTTGAAGATCAAATGGGGAATATTGTAGCAGTGAATTGTAAAAAATGCGGTCATAGATATATTGTAAAAAATACTAAAAAGGGCCAAGTTTCTAAATGCCCCAAATGCGGCCATACTATTACTTTTAGACATGATCATTTAAAATAGGATTAAGATGCCTAACGCACTTGTAAAATCTTTTTCTGAGAAAACAGGACTTCCTGTTCAAGAAATAGAATCTAAATGGGATAATGAAAAAACAAAAATTTAACTCTCAAATAGAATGTATTACTAATAAAATTACAGGTGAAAATTTTGTAGTTTCTTTTATCAATAATAAAATTCATCATATAACAAATACAACAAGAAATCAAACTCCAAATAATGCAACACAAGAAGAACGAGAAATGATAATGGATCTATATCGACAATGGAATAGAGAGAATAACTAGAATGCTTATTTACTGTATAAGAAACAAAATTAACGGAAAGTGTTATATTGGACAATCTTCTCATTATAATTCCAACAAAGAATTCCAAGAATCAAATTACTGGGGTTCTGGAATTTATATTCAGAGATCAATTCAAAAATATGGTTTAGAAAATTTTGAAAAATGGGTTATGGTAAAAGATATTTCTAATAAAAAAGAATTAAATAGATATGAAATTTTGTGGATTAAAAAATTAAATACTAAGGTTCCTGTTGGATATAATTTGACAGATGGTGGAGCAGGGATTAAAGGAAATAAATGGGGTGAAAAGCAAAAAGAAAATAAACGAATAGAAAGAAAAAAATATTTTAAAATACATTCAGCCTGGAATAAAGGTGTTCCTGCAACTAAAAAAGCAAAAATAAAAAACGGAAATGGTCACAGAGGGAGAAAAAATTCAGAAAAAATAAAAAGTAAAATGAAAGTAATACGTCATAGTATAATGTATAAAAGAATTTGTAAAAAATGTGGAATAGAATTTAAAAGTAATGGCAATAGAAGATATTTTTGCGATATATGTAAAAATACAAAAGAGAAAATTCAATTTAAAACAATTTGTAAAATTTGTGGCAAAGAATTTATTAAAACATCTAATAGTAGTAAATATTGTATATCATGTAAGAATGAGGATAAATTATGCCAAATAATGTAATTAAATCTTTTTCTGAAAAAACAGGATTGTCAACAAAAGAAATTGAAGAAATATGGTCAAAAGCAAAAGCATATGTTACTAATGAATTGAATATAAAAGAATCTGAAGGCGATAAATATTGGAAAGCTGTTACAGGAACATTGAAACATTGGCTAAAGGGAAAGCTTAAGAAAGAAGAATTCGAACAGTTTTTTAAATTACTAGAAGATACAGCAACAGGTGATGTTGTTAAATATGATCAACCTCTTGGCGTAGTTACAAGACGACCTGATGGATCTACACATGAAGGACATCCATTTTTCAATATTGATGATAAACACACAATTTCAAAAATATTAGATGGCAAAAAGAAAAGTGAACGTTGGGAACATTTGCTACAAGATAAAGGCATTCATCATTGGGCAAATAAGAATTTTTTAAAATCTTTCTACATAAAGACGCCTGAAGGTCTTTTTATTAAAGTGAGATAGAATGGAAAGATTAGTAATTGAACAAGAGGAGGAACCTCCTTCCAATGTTAAGCGCATTACTGTATTTCTGCATCGGTTTTATTCAAGATTTTTTGGTTGCGAGGTACACCAAATGTACCTGCCAGGGCATGGCTTTACAGGCTGCAAATACGGGTACGCTGATATCGATCTTGAGCGTATTTGTTTGGGGCGAAATTCTCATAAATAGGAATATTCCTATCGGAATTGGTTACTTTTGTGGTTTATGGCTTGGAACTTATATAGCAACTAAATTAAATTCTTGATTTTTACTAAATTAAAGTAATATTTATCATATAATCTATTTGAAAGAGGTATAAATGGATCCTATTAAACAACTCATAGATGTTTTTGAGCCTTTTGAACAAAAAATAAAACAAGTAACAGAAGCATTAAAAATTGCAAAAAATGATTCAAATTCTAATCCTAAAGATGTTCAAAGATTAGAACGTATTTGTTACACTTATATTTTGATGTTATTAAGAGTATTTGTAGATAGTCCAATACAAATTAAAATAAACAAGAAGGATAATGAGCATCTCAAATATTCTATTTATTGGATAGATCGAAGGAAATATTTCAAAGAATCGAAGAAAGAGTTGTTAGATTTCTTTAATCGCTTTATCAGAGTTGTTCACAGAAATAATGATTTAACACTGATTGATTTAAAATTGACAGGAAATAGACGAGTAGAATTACTTATCGAATCAAAGGAGAAATAAAATGAAAGTGAAAGAATTAATTGAAGAATTAAAAAAATTTAACGCCGATGCTGAATTGCGTATTACATCATGCCAGAATAACGATAATAAATGTCCTGTTGTAGAAGGCGGTGAATGTAATTCTTTCAATTGCCATTATTCATCTTATGATATTATGTTTGTTGAAAAATGTGAGAAATGTGCAGATGCACCATATGATAAATTCGATTTTCCTGAAATAGCTATAGATAAAACTGATGATTGGTATTACGATGAAAAGGGTGAATTGATTATAGATAACTAATGCTAAGTAATATAAAATTGTTGGTTGATTTTTCAAATATTATTTACAGTATTTTTTTTATGGATTTACGTGAAGAAGGTTTGGCAGGTAATGAAAATTTTGTTAGACATCTTTGTCTTAACAAAATTTTATCGATAAAGAAGAAGTTAGAGATTAAACATCAAAATGTATTTCTTTTACTGGATCATAAAATAAATTGGCGTAGAGAAATCTTTCCTTATTACAAAGCAGATAGAGCTAAGTCAAGGGAAAAATTAGATCTTGATTTTAAAAGATTATTTAACTTAATTGACAATTTTTATTCAGAATTAAAAGCATATTTTCCTTTCTATATTTTGAGAAATGAATATGTTGAAGCAGATGATTGGGTTGCAGTTCTTGCAAAACATTTTTCTGAGACTGGCGATTCCTCAATTGTTGTTTCTACTGATAAAGACTTTTATCAGTTACAAAAATATCCAAATGTTTTATATCAATACGACCACATAAATTTCAAGAATGTAAAAATTGATAATGCTGAAAATGTTTTGAAAGCAAAAGTACTATGTGGTGATCCAGGAGATGGTATACCAAATATTTTGTCAGATAGTGATACATTCGTTGTTAAGAAAAAAAGACAAAAACCATTCGGAGAAAAAAAAGCTTGGCAACATGTTATTGATAATGATATTGATAAATTCATCACAGAAAATAAATTAGAATTAAACTTCAAACGCAACAATCGTTTGATCAATTTCGATTGTATTCCAAAACAAATTTCTGAAGTTATTTTGAAAAGATATGTTTCATATGAACTTCCAAAAGAAGGAACACAATTGCAAGCATATCTGCATTCAAAAGATTTGAATGCTATTTTAGCGAGAAGTAGAGAGATATTTGAATAAAGGAGGTTTGCTATGAATCAGAAGAATGAGTTTTTTTGTCATTTAATGACTGGAGAGCACCATCAACGAGGCATAACGATAGCTGCATACGTTGATAGAGTAGCTAACGAACCAACTCTTTTAAAACTTGGTATTGCCACAAAAAACCCAGATGATATTAACTATCGAAAGAAACTTGGTAGATTAATTGCTATGTGGAGAGCTCACACCCATCCTTACAAAAGTGTTGTTGTAAATGAAGATAATATTGTTGACACATTTAAATCAGAAATTGTTTTTATAGATAGTTTATTCCCAATGGAAAAAATGGATACGAAATCCACTTATTTCAGGATGAAGCATCTTGGGATGTTGGAAGGTAAAGTTTCTGATGGTCTTTTTGTAATATAGAAATTTATGTCACTTGCTACTGATATTCGTTATGCCAAATTACTAAATCTTGAGCAGTTTAAAGAAGCTCAAAAAAATCATTTTAATTTCAGATGTCCTTTTTGCGGCGATTCTCAAAAATCAAAAACAAAAAAACGGGGATGGTTAATACCAACACCTGATCATCAAGGTTTATTTTTCAATTGTTTCAACTGCCATGAATCTGTTGGTGGTATGTTTTTCTTTATACAGAGATTGAATAAATCTTTGTTAAGAGAATACAACAAGGAAAATTTTGAAGAAAAAAATGGTTTTAAGCAAATTCAAACAGTTGAACAAGTAACTAAAATAATTCCTAAAAATGATACGGTAAAAAATATTCAAACCATTGACTCACTACCTGCAGGACACATAGCAAGAACCTATGTAGAACGCAGGAGAATCGATAGTAAATATTGGCATGACACTTACTATACGGACAACTACAAAAAATGGATTGTTGAAAATTATTTGCCTGAAAAATATCAAAATACGGAATACATAGATGAAAGGATTGTATTCCCCTTGTATACTCAACAAGGTGAATTGATTGGATTGCAAGGTCGAAGTTTAGATCCAAATAACGAAGTTAGGTATTTAACTGTGAAGATCAAGGATACTAATCATGTTTTGTGTTATAACTTTAACAGAATAAACATAGTTGATAATATTTATTTTGTAGAAGGTATTTTTGATTGTTTAGTTATTAATAATTCTGTCGCTATGCTTAAATCAAATTTTAATTTAGATTTTATTAAACAACGGTTTAATTCATCTAAAGTAATTTTTATATTCGATAATGAGCCACGTAATATACAAACTGTAAAAAATTATGATCAAATTTCTTCAATTGAAGATTTTGGTTTATTTATTTGGCCCAAAAAATTTACTAGTAGTATAAAAGATCTCAATGAATTAGCTGTAAAAAATAATTGGAATCAAGACCAAGTGACAGAGTTTGTTAACAGATATGTAGTTTTTGGTAGATTAAAAAAGAAAATACAACTATCAAATTGGAAAATATAAAATGTTATTTTATATATATATTAATCAAGGAATTATAAAATAATGTTATTTGGTGTAATTTACAAAACACAAATCTCAATATTAGAATCATCTTTTTATAATAAAATATACATTGGCAAAAGAATTTGTAAATCAACTAATGAATTTTATGAATCAAAATATGTTGGTTCAAGTATTGTAATTACACGTTTAGTAAAAAAATATAGTAAAGAGAATATAAGAACAGAAATTATTTATATGATGTTTGATAATGATATACAAACTAAAAAAGAAAAACATCAACAATTAAGTGAATGGGAAAAACATTTTATCAAATTATATGATTCACAAAATCCTGAAATTGGTATAAATTTGACATCTGGTGGGGATGGTTTTCATGGAAAACAATCTAGTAAATGGATAATAAAACGAGTAATATCTAGAAAAAAATACTATGAACTTCACCCTGATGAAATAAATAAAGGGTCAAAAAATGGGAATTATGGAAAAGGATATCTTCATATTGGACAAAGAAATGGCATGTTTGGTAAAGGTTATCTTGTATCAGGAGAAAAAAATGGAAGGTATAGTGTAGATTGTTCTGGTGAAAATAATCAAATGTTTGGTAAACATCATACAAAAGAATCTATACAAAAAAATAGTGAATCAAATAAAAGATGGTATTCTACTCATATACACCCCATGAAAGGAAAAACCTTATCAGAATTACATAAACAACATATGAGACACCCAAAATCAGAAGAAAGCAGAAAAAATATGAGATGGTCAGAAGAGAATAGAAAAAAGAGAGAAATTAAAAAAAATCCAGTTAACCAACTGGAAAATAAACTAATTTAAGGAGAGTGTCTATGGGAGAAAAGCTACTAGTATTCACATCAAAAGACTGTGTTCCTTGTCATGCTTTAATAAAATTATTAAAAAAAGAAAATATTAATTTTACAGAAATTGACGTTAATAGTAAACAAAATAACCACGAAGTAATTAAATGTAAAGTTAGATCAACCCCTACTTTAGTTAAAAAAGATCATAATGATAAAATTATCAACAGTATAGCCGGTTTTCAAAGTGTTCGTGAAATACGAACAGCTTTAGGAATATAAAAATTTATTTTTTACTTGTTTTTTTCTAAAAGCTATATTATAATATTGTTGTAAGAAAATTTAGGAGGTTGATTATGGACCACGATTTATTGATGAAGCTCATTGAGGGTGGCACCCCTACTGATGCAGAGTTAGCAAATGAGCTGTACGAAATTTGCGACAATGTTCATGCATCATGTGATAGTCAATGCCCAATGTATCAGTTTACAAAAGATTCTCCTGATTGCCCATTTCATAAGAAGGGCAAAGAAATGCTGGCATTTCTGCGAAATATTCCTGATTGCCACACTTGTCCCGCTTACAAAAATATTTGCAAGGCAGGTCAAGATATGTCATGTGTAAGGTTTCATGAGCTTTTGAATTTTGCTTACACAAAGAATAAATGAACAAATCCATAACTGAATTCATCAACAACGAATACAAAGACTATTCAAAGTACGTAGTCTATCAACGAGCAATCCCCAATATCATTGATGGATTCAAACCAGTTCATCGAAAGATATTTCACGTTGCAATGAAGCATTGTAAAAATGCTTCTATGAAAACGGCTTCTTTAACTGGTTTCGTTTTAGCTGAGGGGAATTATCATCACGGCGACGCTTCGATTGAAGGTGCAATAAACACACTGACTCAAAATTTTGTTGGCGCAAACAATATTCCGATGTTCAATGGTGAAGGCAGTTTTGGTAGTAGAATGATTCAAGTTGCAGCAGCTGGACGATATACCAAAGTAAGACTTAATAATGATTTTTTGAAATATTTTACTGATTTTGAAATTACTGACAAGAATGTTGACCCCGAAAATCCAGAACCTAAATGCTATTTGCCAACAATCCCTTGGGTATTAGTAAATGGGGCTGAAGGCATTGCGGTTGGTTTTGCAACTTACATTTTACCAAGAGATCCAGAAAAGATCAAAAATTACATTAGAAGTAGACTTGAAGAAAAAAATTCACATTATCACTTTGAACCCTATTTCAAAGATTTTAAGGGAAAAATAACTAAAGATCCAAATAGCAATTCTTGGATTATGGAAGGTTGTTTTGAACAAATCAAAAATGGATTGATTAAAATAACTGAACTGCCTATTGGTTTTGATCGTGAGAAATATGTTGCGTATTTAGAAAAGCTTCTCGAAAGAAAAGATATAAAAGATTATGATGAAGATTGTAAGAAGAATTTTGGTTTTACTGTTAAGGTTGGAAAAGACCTTACCAGCGAAGAAATTATTAGTTTGCTTCGTTTAAGAACAACCTTCACTGAAAATATAGTCGTTATCGATAATGAAAACAAACTTCGCCAATTTGAAGATCCTGTCAAGTTGGTTGATTATTTTATCAATTATCGTCTTGCAAAATACAATGAAAGAATCCGAAGAAATACCCAAATAGTCAGTAATGATATTGATTTGATCAAAGAAAAAAAGAAATTTGTTTCAATGATTATAAGCAACAAAATTGATTTGACGAAATTAACAAAACAAGAATTGATCAAATTGTTAAAAGCAAATAGTTTTGTGTTTGTTGAAAAATTGATAGATATGAAAATTTATCAATTTACTTCAGATGAAATTGAAAAATTACTTGAGCAAGAAAAAGAATTGTACAAGCAATTAGAAGCGTTGCATGCTACATCTGGAATAGCAGAATGGATTAAGGAATTAAAATGAGCGAAATTAAGAAAGACTATACTACAAATTTTTATTTAACTGAAAATGATACATGTATGCCCGAGTGTCCATTTGGAAAAGGTGTAAGAGTTGGTAGTAGTGATTGTGAAAGAGAATGTAAAAGTTTTATAAAAATAGTTTGGGGGAAAAGGGATAATTTTTCAGTTCCAGTAGGTGGAATTGTAACTTGTTATGGAGGAGAAAAATGGTTATAGACAAAATTAACGAAGTTTTGTACCATGTGTTGTTTGTTTCTTTGTTGTTGTGTTTTTTAAAAATGTTTTTTATTGGACCATGTCATCTTCGCGGATACTTTTTCGATAAAGAATATCGCGAAAGATTTACTGAATGGATGCATAATCAGCCGAAATTTAAGTCGAAAAAGAAATCAAGTAAAATTAGACAATTTATTTGTCAAAAAATCGCCGATTGGTATTTTTTTAATGCTAAAGAAAGAAGTGGATACATTCACAAATATGTATTGTGGATTGATTTAAAATTTAAACGAATAACTGTTAAACAAATGTTCAAGTATTATAAAAAACGTAAGAATTTAAACTACTTTTTTTTCTCACAAAAACAAGAATCAATTACCGAACAACAACGATTTATAGATGATGATGACGATGTTTATAAACCAATGTTTGTAAAAATCAATGGTAAATGGAAACAGTTTTCTGAAATTAATCGTGAAAAATGTCCATGTGGAACTTTCATTGATTATGAATATATTGGTTGTTTAACTGATAAAGAATATAATTCAGGCGAGAATATCAAATACGGAAATAACTAGATGAATAAAGTTATCATAAATCTTCCTGATAATATTCATTTCACATACGGGATTAGTTTTTTATTTCCGAATCCTGATTTGAAAATCCTTAGAAATCTTTGGATGGAAACAAAATATGAATTAACTAGATTAGTTAATTTAAAAATGGGAATACTTCACTACGATTATTTTTCAGTTTTTAGACAAGGATATGATGAAAAAAATGGTTGGCTTTATTGCGAATTTTTAAATACACATTCAGAATATACATCAAAAATTCAACAAGATATTATTTTTGAAGCTGCCGAAAATCTTGCAAAAAAATATAATGCGGAATTACAAGTAGGAGATTAAGATGAAAAATAATTTGCTCCCGTCTATGTTAATGGCAATGGCTTTGTCTGAAAAAACAAAACGAAAAGATCGTGTAAAATTGAGTACAATAGAAATTTCGAATAATTACAAAAACTATTCTCACAGAGATTCAAAAATTAAAAAACATAATAAAAAAATGAATAAAATTCAAAGAAAATCTAGAAAGATAAATAGGAGAAAAAAGTGAAATTTGAAATTTTATCTTTCAATAAGTTACAGGAATTCGAAAATAAGTGTCAAGAAAAACATATCATCATACGATATATTTCACCTGGCATTGAATATCCAAATATTACAATTTCACAACAGTGTATGGGTGTAGCTGTTGTAAATTGTCACGATATTGAAAGACCTATGACCCCTTTCAATGCACAAGTCATTGAAGATTACCCTGACTTTTATAAAAAACCATATGTTTATTTTAACAAACATATGGCAGAATATATTTTGGATTTTGTTTATTTTAACAAAAATCAGAATAATGTTGATTTAATTGTTTGTCAATGTCACGCTGGAATTTCTAGAAGTTCCGCAACTGCTGCTGCTTTATCAAAAATCTTTAATAAAGATGATATGTGGGTTTTTAATAACAATCGAGGTTGGGTTCCAAATAATCTAATTTATAGAACAATTTTAGAACAAAATGATTTGGAGATGTGTATAAATGAGTAAAACAGAAGAAGAAAGAAAAAATATTGTAAAAATTTTACAAAAAAAATACAGAGGATTAAGAGAAGAAGATTTACCATTGATGAATGAAAATTATGCATGTGTTATTTGTGCAAAAAAGGATTGTCCAAATATTGGTAAATATCATACATGTTGTCCTGAACATGAAGTTTGTACAGAAGAAGAATTTGCTAAAAGATATGATTTTGAAGGAATAAAAAATGAAAATTAAAAAAGAAATTCTTGATATTGCCAAAAAGTTGAAAGTTAAAAATAGTAAACTCACAAGTAAAGAAAGAGAAACATTATGTGATCTTTACCAAAAAGAATGTTGGTCGGGCATAAGAAATTGTGGGATGTATAGATTTACTATTGCAAAAGGATATGAAGAAACTTTTTATTTAATAAATCATGGCGAGCCAATAACTCAATTAGTAAAAAAAGATATTTTTAATTTCATAAAGGATATCAAAAAGTTGCCAAATGACTAAAGAAGACATTATTGTAAAAGTTCAAAAAATTCTCAATCTTGCTAGTAATAATTCTTCAAAGGAAGAATCTGAAGCTGCCATGACAAAGGCACAAAAACTTCTTTTGAAATACGATTTGTCAATGAATGATATTGAATTGGCAAAAGAAGAAATTTCTAGCGAAGATATTGGCGAAGTAAATAAAAACAAACTTCTAATAGCAAGTGTATTAGCAACTTTTTTTCGTGTTACTCTTGTTTATACAGTAGATCGACGTTATGCAATACCAAGAAAAAGTGGCGTTTGCATTGGCAATAAACTCGATATTGCAATATTCAAAAATGTTTTCGATTTTTGTTGGAAATACTATCAAAAATGTTTGAGTGAATTTTCTCATGCACTTAAATTACACATAATGATGTTAAAAATGACTGGTGATAATTTGGTTTATAAAAATGGAAATTGGGTTGAAAATGAAAATTACAATGTTACGGATAGTGAAATCGAAGATAACTATTCAGCAGGTTTTGTTTCTGGACTTCATAAGAAATTTTCGGAAAATACAAATCGATTTGCTTTACAAATAAGAATTTCACAACAACATGAAGATAAACTAAAAGAATTGGGAATACAGCAACAAGATATTAAATATAATGACTTTGTAAGAAAAGAAAATATATTTATTTCACATCAAGGTTTTGTGGATGGTCAACATTTCAAAAAAGATAACCAGCAACTAAAAGATGAAAATAAGCCGCTGTAGTTTAGTTTGGTTAGAACGAGCGATCTATAATCGCCTAACAAAGGTTCAAATCCTTTCAGTGGCAGAACATGATTAAAATTGAAGAATATATTAATTGTAGTAGGGGAGAAAGAAGAAAACACCTTGATTTAAGTGATAAGTGTATTGAAAGAGGTGGAAATTCTACAAATCACAAAGGGGTATTGGCACAGTATTTAGATTCTAATATTCCTGGTGGCAGAATACTTTTATGTCATGCCTGTAATAATGGTAAATGTTCGAATCCTAAACATTTGTATTGGGGGACTGATAAAGATAATCATATTGATTTAGTGGAATCTGGAAATTTTAAATCTATATTTCAAAGAAGAATTGAAAAATATGGTTATGATAATGCTTGTAAACAAAACAGTCATTTAAATAATAAAGGAGGGTGTGGGAATAAAGGAAAAAGGAAATCTGAAAATACAAAAAGAAAGATATCTGAAACATTATTAAATAAAAATAAAAATGTTGAATTTAATATAGATTCTAGTTTAAGAGAGATTTTTTCATGAAATGCCCAGGTAGCCGAATTGGTTTAGGCAACAGACTTAAAATCTGTGGATCTTACGATCATGAGGGTTCGAATCCCTCTCTGGGCATAAAACCTCATAGGGGTTCGATTCCCCTCCCCGGCATAATAAATTTTATTTTACCTCTTGATTTTGGATTAAGTTTATAATATAATTCTAATAGGAGGCCGTTGAATGTGCATAAGGCGAAAAAAACTTGGCGAGGGTTTGACGGTTTCTCAGAGACAAGAAATTGCTGTTGATATGATTGAAGAGATAATGAAAGATGGATATCATATATCAACAGCAATTCAGATATTGGAAAATTATTACTGTGGAAATGTCAATATCAGACATTTACTGAAAGGCACAAAATTTGATATTACAAGTAGTGACTATATCGCTGCAATTGTGAAAAGGGGTGATGTGTGGTCTGAAATTAAACCCGCTAATTTTATTTTTCTAGCAAGTAATTCATTAGCACTTCTTTTGAGAGATATTATCACATTAACAGGATTTTCAATTTATGATGCTACATGCATCATTTTAGAACATTTACAAATTCCCTTAACAGAAAGAAATTTTGAAATCTTTGGAAAATTGATAAAACCCACTTTGAAACGTGATTGGGTGTGGGAAATAAAATCAGTAAAGAAAGAAGAATTATGGAAAAGTGCTTTTGGCAAATATAAGAAACAAATTGAATATTATGGCCGAAAAGGTTGCTCTGTTGAAAAGATACTTACTAAAGATACAATTTCTATTTTAGGATTGCAACTGGACAATCGATGAAAAAAAAAATTTTTTTTCAAAAAATACTTGTTTTTTCCACAGATCTATATTATAATATTATTGTAAGGGATTTCGAAAAATCCTTTAACACAGGAGGTTTTTCATATGGCACTTTTTAGGAAGAAGGCCGATTACGAGGCTGAAAGGAAGCGGAAGGAAGCGGAAGCTGCTGAGGCTGCAAAGCCTGTTGAGCAGGTTATTCCGGCTCCTGTCAACACCGTCGAGGAAAAGAAGGAGGGTCTCATGACCAACACCAGCACCAATCCCGCGGTGCAGGAAGCTCTGGCGGCTGCTGTGAGCGGAATGAAGGTTCGTCTGGCGAAGAAGGAACTTTACTTCTTCCTGGATGAGCTGACCAAGAAGGCCAAGGCGGAAGCGAAAGCTACTGCTGAGGCTGAAACTCAGGCTGCCGAACAGCGCAAGCTGACGAAGATCGCCGCGAAGGCTGAAGCCGATCGCCTGGCCAAGGAGAAAGCCGACAAGAAGGCTGCTCGCAAGGCTGAGATCGAAGCTGAGGCTGCTGCTGCTGCTGAACGCAAGCAGAAGCGCGCCGAGAAGAGGGCTGAAGAGGAGCGCCTGGCGGCTGAGAAGAAGGCCGCAAAGGAAGCCAAGAAAGCCACTCTGGCTGCGAAGTAGTTTTCCTGCATGACAATGAAGAGCCTGGCATCAATCAGAAATGAAAGATGCCAGGCTTTTTCATTTTTCATAAACAAATATGAAACCAGCAAATATTAAAATTCTTGATGATATTGCACACGTTCTTGCTCGCCCCGAAATGTACGTTGGTTCTGTTCAGAAGGAAAAACAGAAAAGATGGATTTTTGAAAACAACAAAATTGTTGAGAAAGAAGTAGAAATTATTCCAGCATTACTAAAACTTTTTGATGAAGTAGTTTCAAACTCAGTTGATGAAGCAATCAAAACAAATTTCCAATATGGCAACAAAATTTGGATTGACATTTCTTCGGATAACGAAATCCGAATTCGCGATAATGGGAGAGGTCTTCCAATTGAATGGAATGAAGAATATCAGCAGTATTTGTCAGCTCTTGCCTTTATAAAACTTCGTGCAGGTTCAAATTTTTCAGATTCATCTGAAGGCACAATTGGTAAATTTGGAGTTGGCGTTTCTCTTACAAATATTTTTTCAACTTTATTCAAAGTTGAGACAAATAATTCCTCTGGTAAGAGAATGATAATGACCTGTCAAAATCACATCGATGATGTAGTTGTTAAGGTTAAACAAGAATCTGCTTATCCGCCTGGAACAGATATTTCTTACAAAATTGATTTCAAATATTTCGGAATTGAAGGTTATGATGAAATCCACAAGGGATTGATTCAAAAGCGAGTTTTTGATCTTGCTATGAATTTTCCTGAAATCAAATTCAAGTTTAATGGTGAAACTGTTCGAACCTCAGTTTTTAAAGATTATGTGAAGTTTGTCGGTGATAAATTTGTTATTCATGAAAATGGATACAAACTGGCAATTCTACCTATTGAGGATTTTTCTCAAATTTCATTCATCAATGGTATTGAAACAATTCGTGGTGGAAGCCATGTTGAATTTATTTTGTGGTATATTACAAATAATCTCCGAGAACTTATCAAGAAGAAATACAAAATCGAAGTTAAGCCAAGCGATATCAAAAGTAAATTGCTTTTGATTCTCAGTATCAAGAATTTTCCAAATGCAAAATATGACAGCCAGACTAAAGAACGTTTGGTTAATGCACAAGGTGAATTAACAGAAATACTGAATAATATTCCTGATGATTTTTATAAAAAAATTCTTGCTATTGATGAAATAATTAAACCTATTGTTGATACATATCTTATTAAAGAACAATTGAAAGAAATGCAAGAAGTACAATACAAGAGTAAAAAACTTCGAAAAACATCTGTAGCAAAATTGGTGGATGCAACAAGTGATCAAAGAGAAAAATGTGCTCTCTTTTTAACTGAAGGGGATTCAGCTTCTAGTACATTCATAACAATTCGTGATAAACATTATCATGCTTGCATGCCATTAAGGGGGAAAGTTATAAATGTACAAAATTCAACAGATAAAAAAGTTATTGATAATAAAGAATATGCTGATATTTTAACAGTAACTGGGTTACACCTTCATAAAAATGCTGAAGAACTTCGGTATGGTAAAATTGTTATTCTAACTGATATGGATGAAGATGGATCCTCAATTACAGCACTATTGATCAATTTCTTTTACAAATACTGGCCTGAGCTATTTGACAAAGGAATCATATGCAAATATCTATCGCCTCTTGTTATTGCAACAAAAAAGGGTCATGATTCAAGACGATTCTATTCGCTAACTGATTTTAACAATTTTGATGCAACGGGTTGGAACATCGAATATTTCAAAGGCTTAGGTTCATTGAGTGAAGATGAATATTCAAAAATGGTAAATGAACCAACAGAATATACTTTTACAAAAGATGAAGCTTCTGTTATTAGTCTTGATATAGCATTTGGTCCAGATTCTGAAAAGAGAAAAAAGTGGCTTGGTGAATGAAATGTCAGTAGAATATTTAACCTGTAAATTACCGTTTGATGATAATAGTACAATTTGTAAACAATGTCAATCTCATAATTTTTGTTTAGGTGTTGTAAATCAAGAAAAAAAAATATGGTGTGGAAATTGTGAATATGGTAAAAGGACAGAAGAAGGTTCCAAAGATACAATTAGAGTAAAAATCAAATGCCAATATAATAATATTCCTGTTTGGGTTCATATCGATGAAGAAAATGAAAATGAAGAAGAACAAAGAACATTAGAATTTTATAAGGATAATGAAAAACAATACGATGATTATGGTTCAGATTGCTTATGCCATAAATTAAAGGAGAAGTAAAAATGCGTTGCACACAAATTATAGGTTTAACAGAAAAAGCTCAACAATATATAAACGAAAATGTTCAACAAGTACCATCTAATCCATGCCCCCATTGTGGAAAGCCAACACAAACTCGTATGGCACAAAATGTATATGCTTCAGCTGCTGACACTGGAATGTTCGATGATGGGCCTGAACTTCACGAATATATTCTCTGTAGTGGTAAAAAAGTAAAAGAAATTGTTCAAGCGGTTGAGTGGTTTTCTGGTCCTTGCATTTTTTTATGTCTAGAAGATGAAAGTAAAGTAAAATTGTTTGAATGGAGTGAGAAAGAAATTCAAAATGTATAAAAATTTATTTTTCTATTGTTTTTCCACAAATCTATATTATAATATTATTGTAGGAGATTAAATGAAAGTAATTTGTCATAGTAATCTTGATAATTTTCGTCCAACAGTCACTGAAATGTGTTGTAGGCCACAAATAGGTGATATGGTTGAATGTATTTTGAATTGTCAAAAAACAATGTTAAAAATTTGTGCTATAAGACATTGTCAAACAGAAAGAAGGTTTGATTCAGATCACTATGTTGAATCTTATCCATATCTCCAAATTGAATTAACCAAAGATGTCTACTACCCCAAATAACTTGTCAATCAATTATGTTGAATTAGAAGATTCTGTTTATCGATCAAATCTCTGTAATAATTTTGTTGTAGCAGGGAATTTTAAAATTCAACAATTTACAGATTCATGCTTGAAATTAATTCACTTTGATGAAAAAGATAAAAAGAAAATTTTAAAAGTAAACAGAATGTGGGGCCAAGATGCTAGAAATATCTTTAATTTAAAAAGGTTGTGTAATGAATTGCTAATACCTATCGAAAATTTAATCAATTCCAATTTGAAAATAATTTGTGGTATTGTTGATAATGAAATTGGTGTAATGATGGGATTGCCAAGATATAGTCAATTAAAATATGGAAAATCAGCAATTATAAAATCAAACAATAGTTTTAAAATGTTTGAATTGATATTACAAAGTAAAATAAAATTTTCTGAATGTATTTATTTTGCAAGTAGTAATTGTGTTTATATTGGATTACCAAGTGAAGTTTTAAAGGATATAGTGAAAGTAAAATGAAAACTGAACATTGGATTATGATTGGACTTCTTTTATCATCAATAATTTTTATAGCAAGAGCTATTTTTTTATTTTTTAAAGAAAATAAAAAAGTTGAAAGATATTGTTTTTCAGTGATAGATACTTCTTTATATCGTATTGGTGATAAATTAAAAATTAATTCCAGTATTGTGAAAATAATAAAAATTGATTTTAAAAATAATTTGGTTTATGTTAAAAAATAGAGGGGTAACATGACAGTAGAAAAAATGGTTGAATTATTTAATGCTACAGGAGAAAATATAAGTGATAATTTTGCAGAAATTGAACACCCAATTAAAACAAAATTTAAGCGAAGGGATTTATGTGCATTTGTAAAATTGAGTGAAATAGTAAATGGTGATTGGGCAATTATTTCTGACGCTGAACAAGATAAAATTTATTTAAATTTTGACTTAGAAATGTTAGCAGAAGTAATTACTGAAGAAGATATTGAATTTCTTTCTGCATGTGGTGTTTTTATCGATGAAGATTTACTAGCTATGTTTGTATAAGGAGGATATCTATGACAATCACAAAGCCACAGATTAGAAAAATTATTTATGGTTTACAAAAAGCAATTGAATATTACAAATCAACCTTGTATTCAGGGTGTACCATAGATCGCGATAGTTCTAAATTTTGTCGAAAGCAAATGAAAGATTGGAATAAGATAATTAAGAAAATGGAAATCAAATTAACGGAACCCAAGAAAAAAGTTTCGGTAAAAAGGCGAAAGAATGAAACTCATTGACGACTATATCAAAAAATCCCCACTTTACAGTCCATTTAAATCCATCGTCTTATATAGAGGTGTAATACACCCAAAAATAATGTTCATTGGTGAGGCACCTGGAAAAACTGAAAATGAACAAGGATACCCTTTTATGGGTCGAAGTGGGCAGCTTCTTAATTTATGGATGAAAGAATTTGGTTTAACATTTCTCTCAGGTATAACAAATACAGTGCCTTTAATCCCGCTGAATCCAGCAGGTGCAATTCGTAGACCCACGCTATTGGAAATTGAGTATTTCAGACCATTTGTTGCTTACATGCTTGACAAATATAAACCAATTCTTCTTATTCTCCTTGGTGATACTGCTTGTCAATCTTTGCTAAAACAATATATTGGAAATATTAGGAATACCTTAATTGAAAAGGGTAAATATTTTGTTACCGCTCATTATCACCCTTCGTATTATTTACGTGGCAGAGGTGATGGTTTAGAGGATTTTGGAAAATTGTATGAAACCGTTATTCGTCAAATATTCCCCGATCTTAAGACAACTATTCAACAAGCAGAAAAAACAGAAGAACAAGATATAAAAGAATTACTGAAGACAAATGTCGATGCTAAAAGTTAATAATGATATACTTCAACTTTTAATGCAGAGGAATGTGCTGATAGAAATGCAACAAGATATTGAATTAAAGATTATAAATATGTACATAAAGCAACAAGATAAGGAGTTAGTTGATCAACATGAAAGAAGAGAAAAAAGTCAAGGTGAAATTAAAGGACACATTAAAGAGTAAAGTAAAAATAACAAAGATAAAAATTGTAAAATTTCTTAAGTTCATTTGGCATAGTGACAAGATTAGCATTAAAAATTTTGTTGTAAATATTCTATTTGTCAATACTTTGTTTTTTGTCAAAGCATTTAAATTTTTTATTTTCCTAAGTGTTTTATCTGCTGTTTTTGCAATAGTTGTTTTTATGTTCAATATAATAATTTCTCAAACAGTCTTAAAGTCATTACATTACATTTCTTATTCTATAGCTTTGCTAGTTATTATATGCACAATTATTTCTATGTGGGATGAGATTGTAAAATATATTAAAAAAGACAAAATCTAAATTATATATATTCACAGGAGTATTAAATGAGTGTTAAGGAAATATTTGAAAAGGTTTTAGAAGAAGATAATGAGGAAGATGAAGAAATTAAAGATTTAAGAGATGAATTAAAAACAATTAATTTAAACAAAGTAAGTAATGAGGGCAGAGACAAAATAGATTTAGAAAATGATAGAAAAAGGAAACAAGAAATTTTGAAACGTATTGCAGAATTAAAAAATAGAAAGCTAAAAGAATCTCTTAATGAAGATAAAAAGGCTGAAGCTATTAAAACTCTAAGTATGGACGATGTTGCAGTCAGATTAGCTAAGAAAATGACAAAAGAACAAGCTAAATCTTTCCTTGAATTAATTGGTATGTCGAAGAAAGATATTGAGAGGTTAAGCAATCCAAAACAAGATAATGATGAAACTATTCCCGAAAGTATTGAAAATTTATCTATTTTTCAACAACATCAAAAGAAAATCGCTATTCGCACATTAAAAATGAGTGATGCAGGTGCACTAGTAATAGGCGGCATGAATAAAGTAGAAGCTAGAGCATTTTTAAAAAAAATTGGTTATACTGATGAAAAAATAAAAAAGATTGAAGAAGATTAAGTATTTTACTAAATTAAAACAGAAAATACATTAAAATAAGTTATAAAAATTTTTAGGAGGTATATCGTGAATCTACGACCAATAACACTTCAAATCTTAGACAATTACAAAAACATCAATTCTAAGATCATTTTTAATAAGGGCAATGAAGGGTTTTTATCTTCAACAAATGATAGCGGTTCAGTCATTTCATTCTTCGAATTATCAGAAGAAGAGAAAAAGATCAAGGAACATGGTATTTACGATCTGAATTCTCTGTTGGGAGTAATGAAGGAATTAAAGGATAGTGATGGTTTTAATCTAGAATACGATGAAAAATTTCTAGTAATTAAAACGAAGACATCTCAAATCCGTTATCACTATTCGCCAATCGATCTATTAGGGAAGTGGCCATCCAAGAAAAATATTGAAGGCAAAACTATTTTTTCATTTGTTTTGAAAGATTCAGATGTCAACAAATTGAAGAAAATGTCATTACTGATGTCAATGGAAAACATTCAAATTGATATCAAGGAAAATGAAAAAAAGGAAAAGATTGCTATTGGAATTGTCAAAAATATTGGCAATGACACTACCAACTTTTTTAAGTTGATTCTTGGTATTTGTACTTCAGCAGATATCTCCAATCTATCCTCATTTACGTGGAAAATAAATGCATGGCAAATGATGAGTGGGGTTGATTACAAGGTATCGATGATCGAATATAAAGAAAATTATCGAATTTCAAAGTTTGAAGCAATTGATGCCGAAGGTAAATCGATTGGTCTTATTTACTACATTGCAACTACAGTAGAATAATGGAACACCTATCTTGTGTTACAATCTTTGGTGAGGGTGATCTGAAATCAGATCCATCTGCAGCACAACAACAGTATATTGAATATACAATTATTCCATCTATCTGTTTGCAATTAGAATCCTATCTAAAGAGATTGAATAATCAACATGTATTTCCAGTAACAAAGACTAAAAAGGAAAATGCTGAAGATTGGAGTTTTGATTTCATTGTTTTAACACCAAATGAATTAGATAATATCAAGAGTCAAGAACGATTTAAAGAGAGAATGAGGACTAAATAATGGAATTAAAGGATGTTCACAACAGTATTTGGGTAGAGCGATATCGACCTCAACATATTCACGATATCATACTACCTGAAAGAATAAAAAGTATATTTGTCAATCTCTTAGCAAAAAAAGAAATCCCAAATCTTCTTCTAACAGGTGGGGCGGGATGCGGAAAAACAACTATTGCTAAAGTATTTGCCGAAGAGATTGGAGCAAACACCTTGTTTATCAACGCCTCTTTTGAAAGAGGTATTGACACTTTGAGGAATAGAGTCGAGGATTTTGTATCAACATGTTCATTGAACTCAGATGTTCCTAAAGTTGTCATTTTCGATGAAATTGATCACATGTCAACGAACGCTGTAATGGCGTTGAGAGGTTTTATCGAAATATTTTCTTCAAATGCCAGATTTTTTCTCACATGTAACAATGCTAACAGACTAATAGATCCTATGCACAGTAGGATGCAAACAATTGTATTTAATTGGAGCAACGAAGAGAAAAAATTACTGATGAAGGAATTTGGCAGAAGACTTTTATTCATACTTGATAGAGAGCATATCAAGATCGATGGTGAAGCAGGAAAAAAGGCTTTAAGTGAATTTGTTAAGAAACTATTCCCTGATATGAGGAAAATTATTGGAGAAATTCAATTATTCTCTAATATCGATGGAATGATTAATGAAGGCCTTCTTTATATGCTGGATGAAAAACAATTTGAAGATCTGTATAAAGTAATGAAGGAAAAGAATTACACAAAATGTAGAGAATGGGTTACAAATCATATTTCTTCAAATTCAGACCCTTTTTATCAACAAATATTCAAAGATCTTGATAAGATCTTTGTTGATGAATCAATTCCAGAAGCTGTTACCATTCTAGATGAACATCAATGTAGAGAAGGTTTCTTAAAAGATTTAACAGTAATGAGTTGCTTGACTTTTCTCATGACTCAATGTAAATTTCGATAGGAGAAAAAATGGACGAAGTAAAAGTCAATTGTTACTTGTGCAAAAGGGAAATCAACATTGACGATGCAAATCCTGCTATTCTCAAAGCAACTGGAGAAAGAGTCCTACTTTGTGATGAACATACTACAGCAGTAGAAACATGTGGCGATTTATCAGGTCTTCGTCTTGTAAAAAGAAATAGAAATGAAAATATTTGAGAGAATAAAGAAATTTTTTCACCCTAGAGTAATTTTGTATTATTGCCCTAGAACATGGGGTAAAACAAATACAATACTAAAAAAAGCAAAGAAAAATGATATAATAGTAGTACATGAAGATCGATATGCTCAACAATTACTTAAACGAAAATCGAAATGTAAACAAATTTATTCGATTACTAAATTTTTGAATTATCATAAGGGAATAAGATTGATAAATGAAAATATTTATTTAGATGAATTTGAAATGTTTGATTTTAATCAAGATTGGGAATTCTATAATATTGTTCGTCCGTTGTTACATAGTAAATGGAAAGGCAAATTGATTGGTTATACTTCGTGTTATCATGCTTATTACAGTGTATTAAATGTAATCGCTGATAAAGTGAAATTTAAAAAAATTGGTATATTAACATGGCTGAAGAAACTACTACATTAACTATTTTTGATTATTACAGAAATATCATAAAAAAAGAGCCAATGTTCTCTAAAGAAGAAGTTGAGAACTCTTATGATATTCTTGGAATGAATCGACTATTTTCATATGATAAATCAAATGTTTTGTTAGCTAATGAGGTAAATAATTTTAGGTTAAGTAAATGGGCTCTTTATCAATTTTACTATTATGCAGTTAATAAAAAAGATTTTGTACCATTTTTGAATATGAAAAAGGAAAAGAATGATGAAAAAATACTGTTGATGAAAAAAGCTCAAATTATATTTCCAGAATATTCAAATGAAAAATTAGAGGAGGTTATTGTCATATTAAAACACATTTTAGCTGATGTTAAACTAGAAGATTTAACGTATAAAGGTGGTATTGAAAAGGGAGAGAAAAAATGAATTATGATGCATTGAGCCTTTCAATCTTATTTTTCTTTTTTGGTATGGGGTTAAGATTTATGAATATTAGATTTTCAAAAGATCCATATGGAACTAATATTCCGTATTCAAATGTTATACCATTTGTATTTTTTTCATTAAGTATGGTTGGTGGCATTGTTGCGATATTTAAATTGCTAATTTAAAAGGAGAATATAAAATGATTAAGATCGAGAAGATGGATAACGATGCTTTTCGTGTTTGCATGGAGACAATTTCAAGAATGGGTGTGTTGAAAAAGTCAGCTAAAGATCCTGACAAAAAACTATTTTATCAGTCTTGTTATGTGGTAAAAATCTATGGTGAATTTTACATTGCTTACTACAAAGAAATCCTAAATAAAGTAATGGAAGGGGTCGACTTTGCTCGAATGAATACTATTGCACTTTTACTTGAAAAATGGAAATTGGTAAAGATTTTTGATAAAAATGTAATAACTGAGTATGGTTCTCTTCCATCAGTGTTTGTAGTTCCATTTAAGAAGAAGGATCTGTATGAAAAGAGAAATAAACTTACAAGCCAACATCTGTCTGATTTTATTCAAGTAACAATCAAGAAAATGGAAATTGAAAAAGCGGAGCAAAAGGAAATAAAAAAAGAAAATTAATTTTTCTATTGTTTTTTCCACAAATCTATATTATAATATTATTGTAAGGAAATTTAGGAGGTTGACGAATGAATTTAACCGAAACTATTTTGAAACATGGCATTGAAAACATTCTCTTCATGGCTCCTGTTTCCCCGCTTCATCGTTTTATGGGGATTAGTTATACCACGAACGATGGAAAATTCATGATGCCTTGTGTCATTGATGAAAAGAGATACAAGGTTTTAGAACATTACAAAATCACACTCAAGCCAGTTCATTATCCATCATTTGCTACTGAGCATTACTATATCAGTGATTTAAAATTGGCAATTCAACAAGGAACTGTTCAAATGTTTATTAAGGCAAAATTGGAGGATTAAATGAAATTGAAAAAAATCGAAAATCTTGGACCTGGCAATCCATTTCTTCATGATTTGTATAACATGGGTCATCTCATTGGAAAGGATTTGTGGTTGATGTATAAGAATCACCCAACTGAAGAATGCCCATATATTATCATTGTCAATTCTGCTACTGGCGAACGGAACATGGTTATGATTGAGGAAGAAGAAAAACCTAACTTAGAAGAAATAATTGTGAATGATAGATACAATGGTCCTATGGGGATTTTTGAAAATATGGATGATACTACCAAGCAAGATTAAATAGTATGTTAATAATAAAAGTTCAAGTCAATGATCGTTTAATTGATGAAATTCATATTCACAATATTTCAACAGATAAAGGAGATCTTCAAACTTATCGTATAGAAAAACCAAAAGGTCATGAAGATATGATTATAAAACATAGATATTCAACTGGTTACAAACCATTGGTAATAACTGTTCTTGAATACTTGAATAAAAAAATTGTACTAAATAAAAAATGAAAATATACTATAATTTATTTTTAAGAGAGGTTTATAATGACTAAAAAAAGAAATATTGTTAAAAAATTTGATTGGCAACATTTTTTGAATTATGTTCAAACTTACGACCCTAAAAAACATGGTGCAAATGATGCTGAAATTATTTTTCAAGATATGCTTTATGGTTTAGGTATTAGTATCGATGAAAAAGAATATTCGTGGGCAACTGGATTTAGAAAATTCAAACAATATCTTGTTGAAAGGTTTACACATGAAACTTGAAAATATTATTACTGTTGATATTGAGACACCCAGCATTGAAGAATTAGTACAAATAATTCAAGAAGCTTCAAATGCTTATTATAACGGTGAAAGCATTATTTCCGATGAAGAGTTTGATTTTTACGTTGATACTCTTCGAAGATTAGACCCCGAAAATTCCATTCTCAAAACTGTTGGTGCTCCAGTTTCTTATGAAAGAAAATGGAAAAAAACCAAACATGAAATGATTATGGGGAGTTTGAATAAAATCCTCATTGATGATATCAATGAAATTTTTGAAAAATTTCCTAACGAACAATTGATTGTAACAGAAAAATACGATGGTCTTTCTATTGAATTGGTTTACTACAATGGCGAATTGGTAAAAGCCATTACTCGCGGTGATGGTAGAATTGGTGAAGATATTTTAGAAAATGTTTTGAAAATGCGAAATGTCAAACAATATCTTCCGATTCAATTTACAGGATCATTGAGAGCTGAAATTATTATGTTAAAAAAAGATTTTGAAGCTCTGAATGACACTTTAGAAAGTGATAAACAATTTTCTAATCCTCGAAATGCAGCTTCGGGAATCTCTAGAGGATATGATGGAATGTGGTGTGGATTGCTAACTCTAAAATATTATGATATTTTGAGTAGTGATGAAAGATTTCCTTTTCTAATAGATAAAATCTGTAAACTCAGATATCTAGGTTTGATGGATCCTACAGGTGTTTATACAGTTTTTATTAAAGAAGATTTATCTCGTTTTTATGAAGATTATTTAGAATTTCGTGAAAAACTTAATTACAATATCGATGGGCTTGTTATCATGGTTGATAAAGTAAGTGAACAAGAAAGAATTGGTTCAGTAAATGATAGACCAAAATATGCTTGGGCATTGAAATTCCCGGCAATGGAAAAATCTACAAAACTTGTCGATGTAGAATGGGAAGTTTCAAGAACAGGAAGAGTGAATCCTGTTGCAAAACTTTCTCCTATCGAAATTGATGGTTCTATTGTTGAATATGCAACACTTCACAATATCGATTATATTAAGCATCTGTCTTTTGATTATACACAATCAGAAGTTATTTGTTTAAGAAAAGGCGATGAAATAGCTGTTAAAAAGGCTGGTGATATTATCCCTGCTATTACTAAAATCGTAAAGTCTGACTTGAATGGTGAATTGATTCAAATCCCAACAGAATGTCCTTCCTGTAAACAAGAATTAAAAATGAATGGTGCTTATTTGTTTTGTTACAATCCCTGCTGCAAAACAAAAAATCTTAAGAAAGTAATTCACTATTGTGAAACTTTAGGTTTAGAAAATATTGGAGCTGGATTGTTAGAAAAGCTTTACAATAGTACACTGGTTATGTCAATTCTAGAATTGTATTGTCTAACAAAAGAACAACTGCTTACTCTCAATGGTGTTGGTGAATCAATAGCAAGTAATTTTATTATTGAGTTAAACAAGAGATCTCATATGCCCTTATCTACATTACTAGAGGCATTAGGTCTCGATGGCTTGGCTAAAAAGAACGCAGGCATTCTAGCTGATTATATATACAAGTGGATAGATTCAGTTTATAAAATAAAGAATGCTGATGATAATGCAATGCACTTGTCAAATGTAAAGGATTTTTTTAAAAATTTTAATGCAAGAAATCAATGGTGGGATTTATTCACAAATGAAACCCGGATTAGAATTGCAAATTCTATCAATTCTAATTTAGGTTTGATTTTGCAACTTCTTGACATCATTCAAATAACTAAACCGAATAATAACGGAAAATTGAACAACAAATCTTTTTGTATTACTGGCAGTCTAGTCAATGGTGTAAGAAATGATTATATCAAAAGGATTCAAGAAAATGGTGGAATTTACAAAACATCAGTTGGTAGGGGATTATCATATCTGGTAACCAATGACACTGAATCTGGTTCATCTAAGAATAAAAAAGCAAAAGAACTTGGAATTGAAATTATCAATGAAGATCAATTGCAAGAGATGTTGAAAGGAGAATAAAATGGTAGATATGGAACGCCAGCAATCGATAAAATGGGGAGTTGCAGAGTATGAAAAAGCGGCAATGTCTATTGTTGATTTGGTAAAACCCTTTGACGATAAAACAAATGCAGTTGATATAACAGAAGCTACGGAAATAATCAAGGGGGTATTCGCCGCCGGTCGCGCCGAGGGGGTGAGGGAGTGCGATAAAGCAATTATGAAATTACCCAAAAGGCGCATTCAGTCCGATACTGGCCGCATTGATTGGCTGATAAAATTAAATGACATACTCACCGCGCTCGAAGGTGTGGGGAAGGAGGGATGAAATGATTAAAATGATTAAAATGGATGGAATGTATTTTGATAAAATGGCAGACCGAATAGACCCAATGAGGAAAATGAATTGGGAATATTTGATACCAATTTTAAAGCGGATCGCCCGCGACCAGCGGGAGGCGGATGTGGAGAAAATAAAATCACTTGTAATATTTCTTGAGGGTGGAGATAACTACACAAAAGATCAATGCGTGTTTAATGAAACATTGGCGGTCTGTATTGCCGCCCTGCGAGAGGAGGACAGATGAAACTTTGGAAAACAATTCCTGAAAATTTTGAATCACGCGGCCACAAATGGAAAATGAAAAAATGGTTCCATATGGATGGTGAAATATCCACGTGCCGAAATGGATTCCACGCCTCGCCTACGATTCTGGACGCCATGAGTTTTGTTTCTCCTAGATGGATATGCCGTGTGAAAGTCAGGGGACAATCGGCAATCGAAAGAGACAAATCGGCATGGTCAGACATGATGATTATATCGCGCAAAAAATGGACGAAAACAATGTCCGTAAAATTGGCGATATATGCCGCCGAACTTGTTTTGCCCATTTTCGAAACGGAATATCCAGACGATAAAAGGCCGCGCAAAGCTATTGAAGCCGCCAAAGAGCATTTACGGAAACCGTCTGATGCCGCCAGTGCCACCGCCAGTGCCGCCAGTGCCGCCACCAGTGCCGCCGCCAGGGCCGACGCCAGTGCCGCCTGGGCCG